ATAATAGATTAATGAAAACAGAAAAAGAAAAGCAATTAGAAATAGACTTGTTAGTTGAAAAGATTCAACGTATTAGCAAAAAGAAAGTAGTATTTAAAGAAGATGTTTATTATGGAGATAGATATCCAAAAAAAACAGATTCAGAAGTTGAAAAAGAAATAAAAGAAGCAATTTTAGAAGTAGTTAATATTGATGATGAAACCGAAACTTTAAGTGTAAGCAAAGGAGGAGAACTTGTTTCTTTCCAATGTAAGTTTTATACTAATAATAAAGGAAAAAGAGTTAGAGGTGCAGTTCATAATGTAGCAGAATGGGATGACACAATAGAAAGTATTCAAAGAATTTATCCAGATTATGAAGTTATAAACAAAACATTAAATGGTTTTGCTTTATCTAATTATAACAGTAAATCGCCTCTTAAAGAAGTTTCTTCTTTACCTATTGAAGAATCAACCGACAACATTGATACAAAAAATTACATAGCTATCGCAAGATGGACAGAAGATGGAGAAGAAAAATGGGATGTAATTGGTGGAATTGGAGAAGAAAAACTTGATCAAAAAGAAGCTGAAGAATTAGCAAGAAAATCTTACTCAAGCTGGAATAAAAACGCTCCAGAAGGGGGAAAAACATCTGATGTACAATACAAAGCATTAGTTGTTACTCAAGCAAGATACGATCAATTACTTAGTGAAGAAAAGTAATCAATTGACATTTAATTTACAAAAACCTCTTTTAAGTTATTTTAGAAGAGGTTTTTGTTTTTTTAATTATATTTAATAAAAAACTTTAAACAAAAAATATAAAATAATGATATTAAAAGAAGTTAGAAAACCAGCAGAGTTCGAAGAAATTTATGATGATGTAATTACACCTGAAGAGATTCAAAGTGAATTTGATATTAATATTGAAGATTTAGAGCAAATTACATTAGAAGAATTATACTCCAAAACACCAAATCCAGACCCTCTTGACGAGTTTGATAACCCACCTTCAGGTCGATATTTTATTTTATTAGATAAAGAAAAAAATGTAGAATTTTTTATTGATACACAAGAGTATAATTATTGTAGATATGCTTATAAACTTGAAAGATCTTCAAATTCTGTAAATGAATCACAAACTGCTATTATAGATGCTCAACAATTACCTATTGAAGAAGAAACTTCTGTAGTTATGGAAAGTGATGATTTTAAATCTTGGATGATTAAAGAAAACAATTATTTCGAAAGAGAAGATGCAAAAAAAGGAGTAACTGTTTATCAATTAATGATATCTCCAGAAACTAATAAAGAATATCTTGATAGTGGAAAAGTAGTAGATGAAGATTGGGCTGCAGGTAATATAGATATTGTATGGCAAGACGAAGTTCACGAATTTGATGTTCCAATGAATTCTGTTTACTTAAAACCAGCTAAAGAAAACCAAATAGAAGAGGCAACAGAAGTAGAATTTAATAATGAAGAAAATATTAAAGTTTACAATTATGAGGTTTATATGAAAAACCCAGAAACTGGAGAAAATGGTTGGTCTATAAGCTTTTTTAATATTTTTGCAAAAGATAAAGAAGAATCAAGACAAATTTTAAGATCAATTCCTTATTTTGATGCTGTAATTCTTTATAATGGAGAATCAAAAGCTACAGATAAAGATATAAAAGCTTATGCCGAAGGATACGATTACAAAGAAGTTGAGTCTTCATCTGGAGAAAAGGATTCTCTTGAAGAAGGTTTCGAAGATTACGACGAAGATTACGATGATGAAGATAATGTTGAAGAAGTTAACGATACACGCGAGACTGAAAATTTTAAACTATATTTTAACCATGAAGACAATCTTTTTACAATAGACTTCCTTAATGAAAACTCAAACATATATAAAATTATTAAAAACTCAATGGGTAAACTTAATAATAATTATATATTTAACTTAGGAGTGGATTTAAACCAAGAAGATTTAGATATATTAATACCTATTTTGGAAAAACATAAACAAGATCCTGATGTTGAAGTTTTTTTAACAAGTCTAGTTGATTTGAAAAATCCTAAAAAAACTTTAGAAGAATCTGAATCTGCAAATGAAGAAACTTTTTCAGCATATGTATGTGAAAGATGTGGGTTTATTTTTGATGTAGAAGAAAATAATTTTGAATTAAAATGTCCAATGTGTAAAAACGCTAACGAAGATGCTTTTGAAGAAGTTGCAATAACGGTAAATAACAAAGATAATGGTTTTAAAATATCTTCGATAAAGGTTGGCAATGAAGAAAAAATTAAAGATCCAGATTATTTGGAAAGTGCAGAAGTTTTTATAGACGAAAATAAATAAAAATAAAATTTAAACCCTTTTATAGAAATTTAAAAGGGTTTTTATATTTAATAAAAAAAGAAATGAATAATTCTCAAAAACTTCAAATATTAATAGAAAAACTTGAAAGTATATCTAATAAGTTAATTATACTTTCAGAAGATGAAAATGTAATTAATAAAGTTAACAAAAAAGAAGATATATCTGAATTAAAAAGAAAATTGGATTTATTAATTACTATTGATAAAAATGAAATAATCTTTAAAGGAATTTTAGGTTCTCAAGAATTAAATATCTTCAAAACTTATTATAAAAAATACACTATTAATGTTGAAGGCGATGTTTATATAAAAAGTTTAAATTTAAAAAGAATTCCTATTAATTTTGGTTATGTAAAAGGGAATTTTGATTGTTCTGATAATCAATTATTAACTTTAAAAAACGGACCAATTGCAGTATCTGGTATTTATAATTGCAGTCATAATCGTTTAGAATCTTTAGAATATAGTCCTAAAAAACTTAATAGCAGTTTTTTATGTATGTATAATAGCTTGTTAACTTTAAAAGGATGTACTAATATAATTCCTGGAGTTTTAAATTGCTCTTTTAATGAATTATCATCTCTTGAAGGATGCGCAAGCAGTATAGGTAAAGATTTTTATTGTCATCATAATAAATTAAAAAGCTTATCTGGAGGACCACAGCAAGTAGGAATGTCTTACGAATGTCATAATAACAGTTTATTGTCTTTGACAGGAAGCCCTAGTGAAATTAATACAGATTTTAATTGTTCATACAACCAATTAACTTCTTTAAAAAACGGACCTCAAAAGGTAAGAATAGATTTCAATTGCTCGTATAACAAATTAACTTCTTTAATCGGTTGTCCACAAAACATAGGAGATTTTTTTGATTGCTCTAACAATCAATTAATAAATCTAAAAGGAGGTCCAACTTATGTTGGAAATTATTATTCTTGTGCGAAAAATAACATTAATTCTTTGGAAGGTATTTCGAAAAAAATAAATGGAGATTTTTGGTGTAATGATAATAGCAAAGTTTTTTCTAAAGAAGAAGTAAAACTAAAAAGTGCTATTTCTGGAAAAATTATTAGTTAAATTTTTTCAATATATAATTGTTTTCCTTTTTGTTTGATTTTATAATTTGTAATCACTCCTTTTTTGATATATTTTTTTATACATCCTTGAGCGGAAGAAATATTTGAGTAATGATGGTCGATTTCTTTAAAAAGATCAGATAATTTATATTCTGTTTTATCTTTCATAAAATCATTTATATTCGCGATTGTTTTTTTGTAAACTGTAAAGTATTCAGATTTAGCATTTCCAGCTTTTGACTTTTTCTGTTCTTCAAACAAAGGCGGTAGTTTAAACTTAGGGTTAATTTCAGATTCTGTTAACATTTCTACATTACCATTTTCTGAAACTTCAAAAATCCCTACACCTAGTTTTTGACAAACATAAACAGCAAATCTTCTTGATTTTACTGGTCTTCTTTTAGGTTTAGGAACTCCAATGTAAACTTTTTTTGCAAAAGCTTTCCATCTAAATGCTTGTTCTATTACTTTTAAACTTAAAGTTGTTTTCACTTCAATTACAAATGCATCTACTATAACATCTTTTTCTTTTTTTACAAAATAGCAATCACATCTAATTGCTCCACCTGTACCTGATTTGCTTACTTCTTTATAACAAGTAAGGTTTTTGTTTTCAAAATAAGTTACAATTTTTTTTGCAAGTACAGTTTCTTTCATATTTTTGTTTTTTTTAAATATAACTTTTTGCGATTTTTATATTTTTATTATATTTAAAATTGGTTATGAGTCCAACACAAATACAAAGGGAGTATATCTAATTTTTATTTTTAGATACTACTCCCTTTGTTATTTTTCTTTCAAAAACAGTGTAAATTCGAATTAAATTAATATTTAGACATATATAGCTAAAAATGAATAAACAAGAGAAAATACATATGTTAAAAGAGCGTCTAGAGCTTGTAAGTAGTAAAAAAGTTATTCTTAAAGAAGTAAACGAAGGGAAGTATAAATTTGGATGCGCAATGTTGTATTTTGACTTTCCTGAATTAAAAGATTTTCAAAAAAAAATATCAACAGATGATATTTATAATAAACCAGGATTCGGACTTGAAACTGAACCTCATTTAACTTTATTATATGGTTTTCATTATAAAGAAACAAATAGTGAAGAAGTATTTAAAGAAATTCTAAAAACTAAACTTCCACAATTGCTTTTACATAATGTTTCTTCTTTTAACAATAAAGATTTTGATGTACTTAAATTTGATTGCGAACAACAAGTAGGTAGAGGAATATATTCAAAGGAAAAAGATCCTTTGTTTAAAATTAATAAAGATTTAACATTAAACTTTTCTTATACGTCAGATTTTCCTGATTATCATCCACACTCTACTATAGCTTATCTTAATTCAGGTACAGCAAAAAAATATATTGAAATGTTTAAAGAAGAGTTTTTTACAGTTAATCCTTATAAAATTGTTTATTCGGAACCAATTGATAATGGAAATAAAACTAAAAAGTTTGAACATATTTTATCAAAAGAGGAAAAATTACCGAAAACTATAATAAAATAATTATGCTGACTTTAGAATATTTAGGAACTTTAGATGATAGAACTAGAACAGAAGTAGTTCTCAAAGAATATATTAAGTGTATTAGAGATCCTTTATATACAATTAAAAATTATTTTCCTATTTCAGACCCTGCTACTGGTCTTGAATCTTTATTTAATCCTTATCCTTATCAAGAAAGAGCAATAAAAAGTTTTGAAGAGTTTAGTTATAATTTAACTATGAAAACAAGACAAACAGGCTTAACAACTGTTTCTCAAGCTTATGTTGCATGGTATATGGCAACAAAAAAGAAAAAAGTCGTAAATGCATTAGCACAAGAGAAAAAAACATCTCGTAAGTTTTTAAAAGGAGTTAGAGAGTTTTTAGATGGAGCAAGAAAAAAAGCTCCATGGTTAATACCTGATTATATTGTTGGTAATGATGCTAAAGAATCTTTTGGGTTAGTTAACGGTAGTACTATCTTAGCAGAAGCTAATAAACCTGATGCTTGTCGTGGAGATACAATATCACTTCTATGTATAGATGAATCCATTTCATTTGATACTAACGTATTAATACGAAATAAATCAAGCAAAGCTTTAAGTAAAGTAGAAATAGGTAAAATATTTTATGATGAAAGTTATAAATAGTTGATAATCCTTAGTATTTAAAACAAAAAACAAATTGTAATGAAATTAGAAATATTTAAATGCGGAACTCCAGTAGTTATTATTGTAAGTAAACAAAAAGCAACAATTTCTATGGTTCAAATAAAATATGATCAAATTCTATATGAATGTTCCTTTTACAATCCAGAAATAAATTCTCACCAAACATTATTATTACATAGTGAAGAGTTTTCTATTAGACAAGGAGAAGGTAAAAATATAATTGGTTTTAAATATAAAATATAAAAAAAATGAATTTAGCGTTATTAACTTCTATAGGAAAGTTTGTTTTAAATCCCAAAGTTTACAAAACAATAGGGATAATAATAATTGTTTTAATGTTTTTGTATCTTTTTATTGATAGAAACAATCAAGAAGCTAATGCTATTAGACAAACAGCAAATGTCGCTGCTTTAAATAAACAATCAAAAGAATACAAAGATAAGTTAGATCAAATAGTAATTGAAAACGGCGTTTTAATTCTTTCAAAAAAAGAAATTAAAGAATCTAGCTCAAAAGAGATAGAATTTATGAAAAAACAATTAGAGGTAAAAGATATTAAAATTAGAAATTTAATATCAATGAATACTGGTTCTATAAAAACCCATAGTCAAGGAAGTGTTGTTTTACGTGATACTATTACTCAACATGATACTGTTGTAAGTAAAATTGATACTTTAATGTTTGGTGTATGGACTAATCCTTGGGATAGTATTAATTTTAAATTAAAGATTCCTGAGTTCAAGCTTGATTTTGATTTATATACTAATGATACTATTTTTTGCGCAGTTTATAGATATAAAGAAAAACCTTGGAAAATTAAAAATATTCTCCCTTGGAATTTTAGAGAATGGGTTTATGGAGGAAGTGGTAATTTAACAAGACCTAATTCTAAAGTAAATTTAAAGTTTATTAATAAAAAAGACTAAGTGGATTATAACGAACTTCAAAAATATATAGAAGAAAATAATGTTGACTTACCTGAAGATGGTGATGAAATAGATTTTAATGTTATCGATATAGATAATGTTAATGCTCAAGATTCAAAAGAAATAAAAAAAATATCTGAATGGGAAGTTTTAACACCAACCGGATGGAGTGACTTTTCTTCAATAAAAAAAATAACAAAACCCTATTGTTACGAAATTAAACTTTCTAATGGAAAAGAATTGACAGGCTCTCCTTATCATAAAATTAAAATGTTGGATGATTCTTTTCAATATTTAAAGTTTGTAAAAAAAGGAGATTTATTAGTTTCTGGAAGTAAAATAATTTCTAAAAAGAAAATAGTAAAAGAAATTGAATTATTTGACTTGTTAGATGTAGAGAAAGGTAGCGAATATTTTACAAACGAAATAGTGTCAAGCAACTGCGCGGCTATCTCATGGATGACTGATATTTGGGCATCGGCAGGTCTTACTTTAACTAGATCTCAAGGGAGTTGTATCATAATTTCTTGTGTTACAGATGATACTTATGTCTTTACAGATAATGGTATTCAACAAATAAAAGATTTTATTCCAGAAGATATTGATTGTTCAAAGAAACAAACATGCGAAATAGAGCAATATAATGTTAGAGGAAAAGATATTAAACGCCAAGGTAGTCTTTTTCATGTTAATGGTTATTGTGATACAAGAAAAATTACAACAAGTTTTAACTCTGTTGAAAGTAGTAACGAACATAAATATTGGTCATATAAAAATGGAGAATATCAATGGACTAAAGCTAAAGAATTAGAAGTAGGAGATTGGTTATGTCACCAATATGGAACAGATTGTTGGGGGAATAATGATGATATTTCCGATTTTGTTAATAAGTTAGGAAATGGTAGAAAAGAAGTTAATATTCCAAACTTTTTAACACCTGATTGGTGTTATTTTCTAGGTTTATATATAACAAAAGGGTCGTCGAGTCATAAGAGTATAACTATATCTTGTGGAGATGGAATTACTGAAATATTTGATAAATTAGGGTTAAGTTACTATAAAAACCCTAGTAATATAGGTGTATCTTATGAAATTTGCAGAAAAATTTTAATAGAGTTTTTAGAATATTTAGGATTTGATCTTAGTTATACAGCTTCAAAAAAACAAATACCTAAAAGACTAATGTCTATTAGTAAAGAAAACATGAAAGCTTTACTACAAGGTATATTCGATGGAGATGGTTATTCTACTATAAAAAAGAATAGAGTAGGTATAAATTTAAAATCACCTTTGCTTATTGAGCAAATTAGAATTATATTATCTAATTTCGGAATTTTATCTTTGCTATCAATAATTCCGGTAGAAAAAATGAATTCTTATTATAGCAAAAAAGGAATAGTTCATAGATTTGATTCTCATAATTTAGAAATAGATGGTTTTTTTGCAACAAAGTTTCATGATGAAATAGGATTCAGGTTAGAAAGGAAGGCTAATACTAGAAAATCAAACAAAGAAGTATTTGCTAGACCAATTCCTAGCGGGATGAAAATTGTAAGAGAATTATGCAAAATAGGAAAAACTTCTGTAGATACAATTAGAACAAAACACAAAATTTATATTCATTACAATAGTAATCCTGGAAGAGCAAATATAGAAAAATTAATTAATCATATTTCATCGACCAATGAAGATTTTTTAAACAATGAAAGAGTAAAAGAAATACAAGATAAAGTTTTAATTGAAAATTCGGTATGGACTCAAATCAAATCTATAGAAGAAAAACAGAACTATACTTATGATTTTTCTTTACCTGAAACAAATGATGTAAACTGGTGTCATTCAGTGGTTTACAATTCAATAATCTCCCATAACACACCAAAAGGTAGCCAAGGATGGTACTTTGACCAGTATACAAACGCTGAAGAAAACGGCTGGAATATAATTGATGCACACTGGACTGAGCATCCGATTTATAACTTAGGTTTATATAGATGGAAAATAGATAAAAATCATCCGGATGGAGGCACTTTAGAATTCATGAACGGAGATTCTTGGCCTGATATGACTAATAAAAAAAATGTTCAACGTTATAAATGTAAATGCAAAGAGGAATATAATTTTATTAAAGATGGAAAAATAAGAAGTCCATGGTATGATATAGAAGCAAAAAAACTAGGCCCAAGACTAACTCGTTGTGAATTAGATTGCAGTTTTGCAGGTTCTGGTGGTGAAGTCTTAGATCCAGAAGTTATTAGAGAGCACGAGTTAATTGCGAAAGATATCCCTCAAATAAATGAAGTTAAAAGTGGCCCTTACAAAAATTACAAACAATACAAACCATATGTTGAAGGGTGTAAATATATTCTTGTTTCTGACGTTGCAACAGGAGATGGGTCGGATTATTCCACCTTTGTAATCATTAATTTAACTACTTTTGAAATTGTAGCTACTTATAAAGATCAATTTGAAACAACAAAATTTGCAGAAATAATATTCGAAAAAGCAAAAGAATATGGCAAAGCTTTAGTAATTATAGAACATCAGTTTGGTTTATCTGTTTTGTTAGTGTTAAGAGATTTTTATAAATATACTAACATATTTTACTCTACTCTTAAAAAAGATGATCCTACAACTAAAGATAAAAAAAGAAAAATTGGATTTTGGCAATCAGAAAAAACTAGAGCATTAGGTGGAGATAAACTTGAAGAAGTTTTAAGAACTAAAGAATTAATTATTCCTTGTACAATGATTATTAATGAAATGTACACATGGGTTTGGAGTAAAAGAGGAAGAAGAGACCATGCTGAAGGAAAACATGATGACCTACTTATGAGTTTAACAATGGCGTGTTTTTATATATTCTTCATAGAAAGAAAACAAGCTGACTATAGAGATGGTATGTTAAAAACAATTGAAAGAAATTTTGTTAACTTAGGAAGCACTTATTCAGATGATAGTTATTTTGATCAATTATTAGAATAAAATATTTAGACTTTAAAAAGATAGAAACCAAACTTAATCAATATTTAAAATAAAATATATAAATGGAAATAACATCGCAAAATTATATTAACCCACAATTTGAAGAACAAAGTTATGTAATTCTTAATATGGTTTTAGCAGCAGCAAAGAGATCAGAGCCAAAGTTAAATACAACAAATAGTTTATCTGAGAAAGATGAAAAGGTTATGGTTGATTTTGGCGCTAAAGTTTTAAAAGGAAATACAACCGCAGAGTTATATGCAAATAAATTTATTTCTATAGTAGAAAAAATAATAGGTGGAAAGATTTCTGAAAAAGACTATTTAAAAACTAAAATACAAAATTACATCAAAAGAGATTTTTTAGAAGATAAAAACAATATATTAGAACTTTCATTGTTGAAAGAAAAACTTGAGAGAATGAGTAAAAAAAAGGTTATAATAGGAGAAGATACAGGTAGTTTGGGGTTTAAAGAAAAAATCAAAACATTGTTTAAAGAAAATTATTGTTAGTAAAAAAAATAACTTATTTTAATAATAAAAGTATGAATAAAATTATTTTAGTGTGTTATGTTAACACAGCAGGATTAACAACTCAAGAAGCATATGAGGTTATTAAAAAAGTAAGAAAAGAACTTAATCTTTTTCATGTTGAAGATATAATTCATTATGTTATTCCAAACACTATAGGAGATAGTAGAATTGAATGTATAAACCCAACTATAGTTTCAGAAGTTGATTATAGTTTAGTGAAAAAAAGGCTTGATAAAATTACAAAAGATTTTGAAGAGAGTTTAGAGAGAATAAAAAAGGAAGTTAATTAACTTCCTTTTTTTTTGTTTAATATTTTAAATGTTCTATTTGTTTTTGAAAGAAAATATTTTCATTTGCTAATACTTTAAAAGCTCTTTCATAATTTTCACATAATTTTAAAAAATCATTTGCTTCTTTATTTGTCAAATAAAACCATTCTCCTCTTTTGTGTGATCCGAAATATCTTTTATGTAAATTGGTTTCTATTTTAGTGGAAAATTCAGATTTAAATTTATTTACAATAACTAAAGTTTCACTATTACCTGTTTGTAAAGTTTTTATTCTTTTTTCAGGTTTAACACCAACCCCAATTTTGTATTCTTCAGTTCCTTCTTTATTAATTAAATAAACATATCTCATATTTTATAAAATAAGATATTAAAGTTAATTTTCGTTAAAATATTTAATTATATTTTTAAAATCATTAAAATCTTCAATCAAATGCCCACTAAGTTTTATATCACCATTAGGATATATTAATGCTAGTTTTGAAAGGTTTTTTACGACGATTTCGCAAGCTAAAATGTCACTACTTAGTTTTTTTATATTAGAAATTTTTAGTTTTATTTGAGCAGCCCAAGTTTTTATATTTTCTTTTGATAATTCTTGATCTACTAAAACTTCTTCTTCGTTTTCATTACTTTCAGGAATTTCTACGTTGAAATCACCATCTTCAGATTCAGTTATATTAATATCTGCAGTTTCTGAAACATCTCCTAATTTTTTTGTGTCAATTTTATCCAAAACTTCTGCGGAAACATTAATATTTTCTACAAGAACATCTTCTAAATCGAAAATAACTTCTTGATCGTCTCTTACAGTTTTTCCAACCACAGTATTATCTCCTGTAATTTTTTCTGGAATTATTTTATAAAAATTAACTATATTTCCTTTACTAACAGAAATTCTAATAGGCTTTTTTTCTTCAATAGCTGTAAATATCTTTTTTCTATCCATTTTAGTGTATTTTTCTTTTAAATATTAAATTTTTAAAAAAAAATTACTTATATTAAAGTTAAAGTTAAACAAATAAATAAAATGGGATTAGATAAAAAATACGACGCAGGGTTAGTAGTTGATAAAAACTACATTGCAACTCTTCCAGATTTACAAAATTCAGGAAACATTCACATTCAAGGGCAAAATGTGAAAATTCAAAGAGTAGGGATTCATAATTTTAACTTACCTTTAAACTTTCAAACGAAAGAAGGTAATACAATTAATTTGAAAACATCTATTTGTGGATCAGTATCTCTTGAGGCTGACAAAAAAGGAATTAACATGAGTAGAATTGTTAGAACTTTTTATGAATATGAAAACCAAGTTTTCAATTTATCATTATTAGAAGATATTTTGAAAAAATACAAAGAAGAACTTGATACTTTTGAAGCTTCGATTTCTTTAAATTTTTCTTATCCTATTAAGCAAAAATCTTTAAGATCAAGTCTTGACGGTTGGCAATATTACAATGTAACACTTGAAGGAAAGCTAAACCAAAAAGGAGATTTTGATAAGTTTATTCATTTTGATTTTATTTACTCAAGTGCATGTCCATGTTCTTATGAGTTAGGAAGACATGCTACTAAAGAAAGAAACAAAGCAGTAGTTCCTCATTCTCAAAGAAGTACAGCAAGAGTTTCTGTAAAGTTTGATGGGTTTGTTTGGATTGAAGATTTACAACAAATTTGTTTAGAAGCTTTAAAAACAGAAACACAAGTTATGGTTAAAAGAGAAGACGAACAAGCTTTTGCTGAACTAAACGGATCTTATTTAAAATTTGTAGAAGATGCTGCAAGACTTCTTTATCAAGAATTAGTTAAAGAAGAAAAGATTACAGATTTTAAAGTTATTTGTTCACACGCTGAATCTCTTCATAACCACAATGCAATCAGCGTAATTGTTAAAGGTGTTGAAAACGGTTTTAAAGATGATGTTGATTACAATGTTTTTAATTCACTAATTAATTAATTCAAACCTAAAAAGCCACTAACCAATGTTTAAAGCACTCGAGCCTTATTTTAAAGAAAACAATGTTTCTTTAAAGCATCAAAAAAGTATTGTTTTTTATTTAGAGCAATATAACCGCGACAATACTAAACAAACTTTTAAAGATTACTGCGAAGTACTTATAAAAAATAGAGTTTTTTCAAAAATAAAAAAAGACCAAATAGATAATTGTGCAAACGAAACATTTACAGGTTTAATTATATTAATTTTCCCAGATTGGGATATCAAACAATTAGAGTTTGAAGTCAAAGTTGATGATATCAATAAAACAGTGAAAATAGTTGAAAAAAACGAATTAGCAAATAGACTTTTTAATACAATAATTAATTTTTAAAAAATGGAATTACAAGAATTAAATGTTAGTTTAATAAACACTAAAGACGAAATATGTCAAAAATTTGGTTTTACTTGCACTCAAGTTCCGATTGCAAATTGGCCTTCAGACGACACTAAGTTTTTATTAGCTGACGAAGTATTTGAAATAGCAAAGCAATTAATAGAAAGATTCAGACCAGATTTGAGATCTTACACTATTGGTTATGTGTTTAAACAAAAAGCTTCAAAAAAAGGAGATGGTTATACTTTAGGTCAAGCAAAAGTTGAAAGTGACTTGCAAAAAACTTTACATGGTTATGATGCAACTATAATTATAGGTTTTGATACATGGTTAGAGTTAGAGATAGATCAAAAGTTTAGACTAATTCATCATGAGTTACAACATTACGAAGTAGATCCTGAAAAAGATAAACTTGTTATAGTTGACCATGTTACAAAAGAATTTCCAGCTACTATTGAAATATTTGGACCAGGAGATGATTCAGATGTGGCTTTTATTAGAGCTTATCAAAAGTTTCAAAAAGATAATGGAAGATTCTAATGTCGGATTCAGTAATAGTACAAAATAATATTGATTTGAGAAAGAAACAACATATTTCTTTCTCAGAATATTATTTATATAGACAATGCCCATTTAGATGGTATCTTCAATATTATTTAGGAATAAAAGAGCCTGCAAACGAGTTTTTAGTATTCGGCAGTGCAATTCATGAATCAATTGAAGAAATTCTTAAAGATTCGTCGAAAAAAGACAAAATAGGTGACATTTTAAGAGAAAAAATTAAAGAAAATAGTAATTCTACAATGGCAAATTCTTTTTTTGGAAAGAATATGGCAAAAGATGGAGTTGATATTCTTAAAAAGTTAAATTTTTATGAAAGATTTAGAGGAATAGATATTGCAGGTATAGAGGATGATCTTTATTTACCTTTAGTAGAAGTTAACGGAATTCAAATTTATTTCAAAGGATTTATAGATTTCTTAGGACAGTATCAAAAAGAAGATAGATATATTGTTTTAGATTGGAAAAGCGCAATTAAAGAATGGAATCTTGAGAAAAAAATTGGAACAATACCTTTTTCTGAAATAAATAAAAAAATAAAGAACAATGAAGAGTTAACTAGAGAAGAATACGAAAGTTTAAGTGCTAAATACTTCTTTGGACAAACTGCTTTGTATCAACATTTTACTTCTGAAAAATACGAAATTGATGTAAATAAAATTGATGTTGAATATTGTACTTTAATTAGACAACCAGCTGATGTTAAAGAATATAGAATTAATGTTACTGATGAATTTAGAGAATGGGCATTAGAAGATATTAAAAAGGTTGCAAAAGAAATTTATACTTTTAAAGAAGGTCAATTCCTAAATAAAGTTAAAATTGAAAGAAAACTAAAAAAATATTGCGGATTTTGTTTTTACAAAAAAGACATCTGTAATGATTGCGAAAAACAATCTTTAAGTAAAGAAGAAGTTAAAATAATAGAAGAAAATTTACAAAAAAATGGATAGAAGAAAAGTAGGAATAGTTATAGATTTCACATTAAGATTTCCTGAGTTTGTTTCATGTTATAATTTAATGAAACAAGAAGTTATTAACGGAGAATTATCAGGAAACACAGATGATGATGAAATTAATATAGATGCCACATATTTTAAAAATTTAAGCAAAAAATGTAGAGAAGCTTATGATTTTTATTTAAACACACCAACTCCAGAGTATAATGACTCTTTTGATTACAGTTTTAGAAACTATTTCTTTTGTCAAAAGGATTTAGAAAAGTTTTTAGAAAACTGGTCTTTTAATTTATATGCATCTATTGATACTTTAAGAAAGAATAATGTAGAGTTTATTAACATATGTCAAAGTAAATTATGTGATGTAGTTTTAATCGATAAAACAGTTAATACTAGAAAAATTCCTATAACATTAAGTTTTTTAAGCAAATCAAGAGTTTTCTTTAAAGAGTTAGTATGGATAAAATCAGGAAACGAATTAAGAAATTTAAGAAAAGATTTATTTGATTTATTCGATCCAACAGAGCAATTTGAAAATAAAAAAATTGATTACACAGCAAAAGAAAATAAATTATTAAATTGGTTACAAGAATTAGAAGTAAAATTAAATAAAGAATAAAAAAAATGAAAATAAAAAAAGATAAAAAATCAGAATTTGTTAAAGAGTTAGAAAGCTCAAAAAAAAGACAATATGATAAAAGTTTACCTTTAGAAGTAAGGCAAGAAAAAAGATATGACAAATTAGATGTTATATTTGAAGAAATTGCTAATAAAGAGAATAAATATTTGTTATATTGCCCAGATATTCCTTTTGCTTGTTCTTTAGTAAAAATAATTTACGAATACGCAAAAATAATGAAAGATGCAGGATTTAACGTTGTTGTTCTTCATGAAGTTGACGGGTTTGTTCCTAAATGGTTAGATTTCGAATGGGTAAAAGACATCCCAAAAGGATATTTAAGTTCAAAAAAAGAAAGAACTCAACCTGAATGGAAATTTGCTCCATCTGACACAATTATTATACCTGAAGGGTTCTTTTCTATAATGAAAAGTTTTTACCAGTTTAATCCTTTACATAAAGTTGTTTTAGCTTTAGGATATAACGGTTTAGCTTCTATGGAGCCAGGAGTTAACTGGGGTGTTTTAGGCTTTAAAGATGTAATTTGTATTTCTGAAGACATAAAAGACAAATACCAACAAGTTTTCCCAGCATTAAATTATTACGTAACAAGTTATGTAGTTAACGAAGAATTACTTACTCCAGTAAATTCAAACGAAGTTGCTCCTACAATAGGTTTAATGATTAGAGATAGAGAGTTAGCTTCTAAAATTGTAAATATTTTTACAAACAAATACCCTCATTTTAATTATTTCCAATTTAAAGTGTTAAAAAAACAAACAGTTAAACAATACTGTGAAGAATTAAGAAAATGTGCAGTTATTGTGTTTGCTGATGATAAAAGTGCTATTCCTGCTCCTCTTGTAGAAGCTGTTTGTGCAAAAGTTCCTGTTATAACACATCAAAATAATTTCTTGAAAACTTTCGTAGGAATTGAAAGTTTTAACGTAATAGATATCAGTGATGAATTTGCTTTCGCAGATTATTTAGCAGAATTTTGCAACTTATGGAGTAGCAACTCTACAGCGTTGTTTCAAACAACAGGTTCTTCTGCTGATTTAATCATAGATAACTTCAGAGAAAGTAATGTTAAAGAAAGTTTAATTAAAGTTGTTAATTTACTTCAAGAAGAAAAAATTAAAACATTTACAGCTATTGACGAAATGGTTCAAAAAGGAGAATTAGATAATTACGAAAAAAAATAAAAAATGGCAAAGAAAAATGAAAAAAAATCTGTATTTTCAGATACAGAAGAAATTATAAAAGCACATGTTGAGTCTGAAAATACTAAAGTTGTTGATTTTACATCTCCAGAAGATTTAATTTCTGAAGAATTAGAAGAACTTCCAAGTACTCCTTCTTTATCTGTAAAGCAAATAACAGATAATTTATCTTTTGATCTACCAACTTCAGAAGAATTAGCTGAAATTATGAAAAAACTTGAAGAAGAAGATAAAGATTTTATAAACGAAGATGGTGATGAAGACGAAGAAGATGATGATAAAAATGTTTCGTTAACAGAGCAAGTTGTAACAACAAATTATTATTCAAACAACAATCAAAGCGCTTTTAATGCAAAATCAGAAAACGCAAGAACAGCAAAAGAAGAGTTAGAAGAATATAAAAAAGGAATACAGGATTTAATAAATTCACATGGTTATTCTTTTTTTAAAGCAAAAGAAATATACGAAAACTCTTTGAAACAAACAAGTTCAAACCAAGAAACAGGAAATAAAATAGTACAAATAATTAGAGTAAATAATTAAAATGAAAATATTAGGAATTATAGTTGAAAAAGAAGGCATAGGTGAAAAAATATATGACCTTGAAAATGTTTTTGAAGATTTTGTAAGAGTTGTAGTAGATGAAAAAAACGATGAAGCTACAGTTTTAAATAAAGCAATTAAAGAAGCTAAAGATGATTATACCCATATCGTTATATTGCCTCAAGATTTTTCTTTAAACGAAAATTATCTTTCGTTAATTAAAGAATATTGTAAAGATGAAAAAACAGTTTATTTACCTTTAGTAGAATTACAAGATTTAGAAGGTAATTTTAAAGGCGTTATTAACAGTTCTTTTTGGTGGGCTAACTTTTGTATCGAACAAGGAAAGTTAGACGATTCTACAGCTTTAAAACAAGTAGATACTACCTTATATAGTGGGTTAATACCTTTATCAGTTGCAAAAAAATATAAATTTAAAAAAGATTTAAGAATTTATTACCATTTTGAGTTTTTAAATAAAATTACAAGTAGTAAAGTTGCAGTAGTTGGAGTTCCTAAAATATTATCTACTATTTCTTATGATTATACTTTAGAAGGTATTAGTAAAGAAGAAAAAATAGAGTTATTTGAAGCAGCAAGAAAAGAATATTCTAAGTCAAATATTTAATTTATAGTTTAATGAGTAAAATTCAAGATAAATATTTTGGAAAAAGAGAAGAGCAGGCTATAAAAACTTATTTAAGTTCTGATTCTAAAAGAGAAAAAGATAAACTATTTGAAGAAATAATTAATCCTGCTTTAATAAAATTAATTGACGGTGTGCAACAAATGCCTATGTTTCAAAAAATAATAGGTATTACTAGGGAAGAGTTAGCAGAAAAAACCTATCATCATATAATAAATAATATAGAAAAATTTGATGAATCAAAAGTAGGCAAAGATGGTAAACCTGTTAAAGCTTATTCATATTTCGGAACAGCTGCTAAAAATTTTATCTTATATGAAAAAATACAAAACGATAAAATGATAGCAAAAAGAGGTGGAGTTTTAAATTCTGATGATTTTTGTAATGTGATTGAAGATAAAAGTAGAGGAGAAGCTATATTTAAAGAATCAAGAGAAGAAACTATAAGAAAGTTGAAACATTTTGGTTTAAGCAATAATAGCTCTAAAAACGACTTGCTAGTTTGTAGTCATTTAGTTTATATGTTGAAAAACTGGGAGCAATTAGAGTTTAGTAATAAAAACGAATTTGTAAGACTTTTATTAAATTACACAGGATTAAAAAGTAATACAGTTACTTCTTCTTTAAAAAAAATTAAATTATATTTAAAAGAAAAAGATAATGGATGAAATTTCGAAAATTGAGTTAAACGAAGCAGGGTTAAAAACATTAACTCAAAATATTTTAAAAGGATTAGTTGAAGACTTAGAAGAAGCTCAAATTAATATAGAAAACTATAAAACAAAAATGGAGCAATCAACAGGATTTGATGTTTATGGTAGTCTTTTTAACGATTCATTAAAAATTAAAGGTTCTGTTAGAGATAAATTAATAAAAGTAGCATCTATGATTAAAGATAAAGCTTCAACATCTAACGCTTCTAATATACAACAGTTTGACAATAAATTTATTTCTTCATTAGCTGATCAAGTTTTAGCAGAACATGATAAACAAAAAAACAATAATAATGGATAAATTATTAATTTATAAAAAATATGAAAATCTAGAAACTATTGAGATTGAAAACAAACTATCTTTTCTTAATAATAAAATTGAAATTCTCAAGAAAGATGTTTTGAGAAAAACAAAAGAAATGGAAGAATGTTGTATTGAGTCAATAGAAATTATAGAATTACTCAATGAAAGACAGAATAAGGGCGTCTAACCCAGGACAATCGATAGCAAGTGCAATATTAGATAGCAGTGTAGAAAATAACTACACTGCTTTGTCTGTTTTTCACTTTGGCCAAGTAATAAGTGTATCAGATGATAAAAATTCTAATAGAATTAAAGTTAGAATCCCTTTACTTGATAATAGTTTATATTACAACGAAAAAGGACAATTAGAAGACAACTCAGGTGATGATAAACTTTCTTGGTGTATACCAGCTTTCGGAAGATTTATAGAAACTCCTGAAATAAATAGTGTTGTTTTAGTAGCTCTACTTGACCCAACTTCTCCATTTAGCGGTAGAGTTTGGTTTTCTGCAATTAAATCAATGTCAAGTTCTGATTTGTTTAGCGAACTAAAAGGTGAAATTGAAGGAGAAGATGCATGGGCTTTAGTAGAACAAGCTTTAGAAATAAAAAGAGAACAATTTCCAAATGAAAAAGGAAATAAAATAAATAAAAAAAAATCTGCAGTTAATTTCAAACTTGGAATTAGAGGAAAGTCTAATAACAAGCTGTTGTTTGACGAAAAAGAAACTACTTTGATTCAAGACGAAGGTAAAGATTCTGAATCTAAATTAGTTTTATCTAAATTAGTTTTATTAAAAGGGAAAAATATAGATATTTTATCTTCTAGTTCTACAAAAGAACATAGACCTGTTTTTGCAGACCCTTTATTTGATTATTTGACAAACATTCACAATATATTAATGCAAATTGCGACTTTATTACTTTCTCCTGGGTCAATAAGTGTTCCATCTCCAGGAGCACCAATAGCTCCAAGCACTTCAGCTCCTAATATTTTATCTAAAGTAATTTCAGAACAACTTACTTTGGAAAAACTTAAAATAAATGGAAAAAGCAAATATATAAAAATTAACTAAAATGGCAAAAAAACAATACGGTTCTATTTTATTCCCATTTGAAGAAACCACTGATGGGACACAAAGTATATTAAAAAGAACAGAGAATATAAATGATACGTTAATTTCCGCATTAAAGGCGTTTTTTTTAACTAGAAGAGGGCAAAGAAGAGGAAACATCATTGGAAGCGTTTTAGGCGATTATAAGCATACTTTAATAAAAAAAGAAGCATTATACGCAGTAGAAGATGAAGTTAAACAAGAGCTTAACACTTACTTTAGAGGTGTATCTTTTATAGTTGTAGAAATTTCTCAAAAAACTGATAATGAAACTAATGTACCAACTTTAACGGTTAGTATTCAATTTGCACTTCCAGGAAAAGAATTACAAACTTTAGTAGTTTTAATTTAACAGTTTTAGCTACAATACAATATTTAAGATAAAACCTATTTTAATGAAAAAAGAAAAAACAAACCTCAAAGAAGAAATGACAACAGCTAGTATTGCAACTACAGACGGCGGACTTCCATCTGCTCAAAAAGTGTATGATTTTTATCTTGATAATGTAAAAAAAAGAAAAGACGGTAATTTTACAATCAAAAATGATGATAAATTTTTTTCTGATAAAGATATTAACAAACTTTACGAAAGTTTTCAAAAGCATGTTTTTTCTAAAGTGAAAAAAACAAATGGATAAAAATAAAATAACAATAGAAAAACTTAAAAAAGTTTTTGAAAATAACATGTTTTCTTTATGCAACAAAGATGATAAAGATTTTAATTTAAATATTATTGGTGTTAGAAGTAATGATTTAACACCAAATGTATTTAATGATTTAATTTGCATCGCTTGGGTTTATAAAGGAATATGGAATTTAAAAATATATGAAGCTACTACAGATCCTGGGTTGTATTGGTTGCAAAACCCTATGAATGTTAAAGGTGCTGCAATAATGGTTCCTGGACAATACCATGGTTGTTATGTAGTAGGGTTACATAAAGATTACAAAGCTTTAAGACAAGTTAAACCAATGAAATATTATAGAGATTATAATAGAGACAACAAACTTGATTTTAATCAAGTTACTATTGTTGAAGAAATTGGACTTACAAATATCCATAGAGCAAACGAAGTAAAAACTAGCACAATTGTTGATAAATGGTCTGCAGGTTGTCAAGTTATTGCAAACCCTATAGAATTTGATGAATTTATGACTTTATGTCAAAAAGCTAAAGAAACTTGGGGAAATAGCTTTTCTTATACATTAATAACAGAAAAAGATTTAGATAATGCTTAAAGAAGAAAAAAATAATTTAATAATTAATTCTTTAATTAAATTATTAGAAGAAAAAACAAATAAAAAAATATTTCTTGAAGAAATTAGTTGGAAAATCCCTACTGATTTTCTTACCTGGATTGTAGATTCTTACTCTATTCAATCTAGAAACGGTTTTCACTTTGGAGAATTTGGGGTAAATATAATAGAAAAAGATAAAAAAGAAATTCTTAGCAAACTAAAATCTTTGATATCTTCAAACCCTAAAATGTTAAGAGAATTTGAAGATCTTAAAGGATATGTTGAAGTTTTTGTTAGAAACGCTAAAATTGCAAAAGATGGAGAAACTTATATTGATTATGATGGAAAACGTTATAGTAATAAAAACACAGATATTGTAATAAAAGCTTTTTTAAAAGATAGATACATTAGTTCAATTAAACACACAAGTGATAGATCAAAAGAAGAATGGAAAAAAGAGGCTGAAGAAACTTTAAAGGTTGTAAAATATTTGTTTGATACTAAAAATATGAGAAAAGAAACACATATTTTGTTTATTAAATTAGCTCAAGAGTATATAAAAAATAAAACTTTTGAATCAAAAGATTATATAGATGCGTTTGCAAACCTTTATAATAGTAAACCAAGTTTACCTAACTATAAAGATGCGTTTGCAAACCTTTATAATAGTAAACCAAGTTTACCTAACTATAAAGATGCTTTAAAAGCTGCATTAAAATTTAATCCAAGAGCTAACGAACAAGTAAGATTTTTAAAAGGAATAACTTTTAAAACAGATATGGAATCTTCTAATCCTTATTATAATTTAGATCTTTCTCAAGTAGAAGAAAGTAAAAGAGTTCCTTTGCTTAAAGCTATAAATGATGCAAGAAATATATTAAGAGTAGATGTAACTTTTAAAAATAAACCAGCTCAATCTGTTAATACTTTAGTAAATCAAATAAGTAAAAAATATGGAGAAGATAAAGATCCTGCTTTTGATGAATACAATAAAGGATTATTCTCTATTATTACAGATGCTGTAAAAAAATACGTAGTATTAAAACCTCTTAAAAACATTTAAAAATGTCACAACCAACAGTAAATTATCTTAGTAGAGATTTCCTTAATATAAAAAACGATTTAATAAATTGGGCTAAAACGTATCATTCTGATAAATTAGTTTTTTTTAATGATGCAAACACTGATATTATGTATCTTGAAATGGTTGCATATGTTGGAGACATGTTATCTTATTATACAGATAAAACATTTAACGAAAATTTCAGAACAACTGCTCAAGCTTTAGAATCTTTAGTAAGAATTTCTAATAATTTAGGTTTTTACAACACTGGAGCTATGAGTTCTATCGTAGAGGTAGAAGTAAGTGTTAAAATTCCTTTCACTTCATCTACTATAGGCGCAATCTCACCAGATTATAAATTTTGTCCTATTTTAAGTACAGGAACTAAATTAAAATCTGATTCAGGTGTAAGTTTTGAAATTACAGAGGCTGTTAACTTTACATTAAGTCAAAATCGAACTGAAACTCCAAATTATGATGGAAACGGAGCTGTTATAGATTACACAATAACAAAAAAAGTAACAGCAAAAGCAGGAGAAACAAGAATTCAAAGTTTTTATGTTAGCGAAGCTTTATATAAACCATTTTTGTCGTTTGTTTTAAATGATTTAGATATTACAGAAATTGTAGGGTTAGTAGTAGTACAAGGAAAACAAACAGTTGCTCCTACAGATTATAGTTTTGTTAATTATAATGTTGCTTATTATCAAGTAAGAGAATTAACTCAATCTAAAGCTTTTTTTGAAACAAATATAGATAATACATCTAGCACTGCTTTAATTAAACAAGGAGCTTATCAACCAATCCCTAGAAGATTTATAGTTAGAAGGGATGCTAAAAACACTACAACTATTACCTTTGGAAATCAATATAACGAAGATGTTACAGAAAAACTTTATTCTCCAGTAACAGCAGATGAATATTTTAATAATGTTCATGATGATGTTGATTTAGGAACATTACCTCCTGTAAATAGCACGATTTTTGTAAAATATAGAATAAAAGGAGGGTCTTCTACAAATGTTGTAAGTGGAACAATTAACTCAATTACAGCAAAACAATGGGAAGCGGTAGATTTATCTTTACCGATGCCTCTTATAAATAAAATTAGAAGTTCTTTAAAAGTAACAAACCCTTTGGATGCATCAGGAGGTAGAGATACTCCTACATTAGAAGAATTAAGAGAAATATCTGGAAAAACTTTTGCAGCTCAAGATAGAGGAGTTACTTCTGAAGATATTAAAACTATGGTTAAATTAATGCCTCCTAAATTTGGCAATCCTTTTAGAGTTTCTTATGATGTTATAGGTCCAAGAGTCGCAAATTCTAAAACAATAGAAATTGATATATTAGCATTAACAGATAAGTTAATTAACTCAACTATACAAAGCGAAAGAATATTGATTTCAAGCCAAATTAAAGATTATTTTAAAAATTACAATACTAATGCTGTAAAAAACAATATGTTAGTTGCTGATCCTAATTTATGGTTAGGAGAAAAAGGTTTATTATATATTATTGGACAAACAGAAGATGGCCAATTAAATACAATACAAAAAAATGCTTCAGGAGCTTGGGTATCCCCTAATCAAATTTTAAAAGAAAATATTAAAAACTTTTTAATAGATAAAAGAGTAATAGGAGATTGGATTGATATTTTAGATGGTAAAATTTATAATTTACAAGTAGAATTTACAATTTTTGCAGATTCAAACAATAAACAACAAACATTAATTGATTGTTTACAAAAACTTGTAGCTTATTTTGATGTAAATAATTGGCAAATGGGACAACCGATTTACATTTCAAATGTTTCAACAATATTACAAGAAATTAGTGGAGTAATTAGTGTAGCTGATTTAAAGTTTTATAATATAATAGGAACAGGAGTTGATTCTGTTGATCCTGTATCTGGTAGAAAATATCAACCGCTTGAAATAGGGTTATATCCTGAAATTAACCCAACATATCTTAATAGCTATGGGAGTAAATTTGAAGTTTTAGCAAATAATAATATAATTAAAGGTTATCCTAATAGTATTTTTGAAGTAAAATACCCAGAATCAGACATAATTGGAAAACTTTATAGTTAATAAAAAAAATAATTAAAAATCCGTGGATTGTATTAAATCTAGTTATATCTTTAGGGTATCAAATTAATTAAGAATAATTGACAAAAAAAATAAAATAATTATATTTAAAATAAAAACAAAATGAAAATTATTAACAACATATTAGAGGTTTTGGAACAGTTACAAGAACAGTTACTGATGACCTAGTGTATGTAGTTATAATAACAATATAACAAACAAAAAACCCTAGGTTAGTAAAATAGCTTAGGGTTTTTTTGTGATCTTTGAAATATAATAAATGGTTCAGTGTTGTAACTGGAAAGCCAAGACGGTTTTAAACGCCGTTGTCCTTTGAGGCGTGTGGGTTCGAGTCCCACCTGAACTACTTTTATAAATTTATGTCCGGTTCATATAGTTGGTTAGTATTCATGGTTTTCATCCATGCCACACGAGTTCGAATCTCGTACCGGGTACAAATAAATGTCAGGTTAGTGTAATTGGCTAACACGTCTGGTTTTCATCCAGGAGATTACGGGTTCGATCCCCCGTACTTGATACAGTTAAATGTCATAGTAGGCTAGCGGTCTAGGCAACAGACCTTCAATCTGTCTTCGAGAAATCGATTCGTGGGTTCGAATCCCATCTATGATACTAAAATAATTAAATAGTTATATTGACTTATGATGTAATGGATAAGCATACAAAATTTTGAATTTTGTTGTCAAGGTTCGAATCCTTGTGAGTCAACAAATAAAAACAAAATTAATTACAGATTACTAAAGTGTTAAACGTTTTTTTAAGAAAAAGGTTAACTTTACAACATTTAGTTATATTTAATAATATATTAAATGCAACTAAATGAAAACTTGTTTAAAATGCAACAAAGAACATAATGGATCTTTTGGGTCTGGAAACTATTGCTGCAAATCTTGTGCAAATAGTCATGTTAGAACTGATGAAAGCAAATTATTAACGTCAAAGTCAGTTAAGAACAGTGAAAAGGTTATTCAAGCGGTAAAAGAAAGAAGCATCAAAAGAGAAGCTTTGAAAAAAAATAAAAAAACTATAGAAGAAAAATACCCTGATCGATCAAAAGTTTTTACTCAAAATAAAAAAGAAATTTTATTAAAAACACTAGAGTGGATTAATAATAAAAAGTCTTTAACTTATATATGTAATAAGTTAGAATGTAGTAGAAATACTTTAAAAAAATTTTTCAAAATAAATAAAATTATTTATAATGGAAACCAAGGAAACAAAGGAGTGTATGTAACAAACCCTTTGGTGGATAACTTTAAAGGATCTATTGGTACAGTAAAACAAAGAATTAAAGATGAAAATTTATTAGATTATAGTAAATGTGGAGAGTGTGGAATAAAAGAATGGAATAAAAAAGAAATAGGTTTAGAACTACACCACAAAAACGGAAACAGAAAAGACAATAGATTAGAAAATTTAATTTACTTATGTCCTAATTGTCATTCACAAACCGATACTCATAGGGCTAAAAATAAAAAATATTTAAAAAAAATAACTTCAGAAGAACTTTTAGAAATATTAAAAAAAAGCAAAAGTATAAATGAAGCTTTAAAAGAAGCGAATATGAGTACATCTCAAACTAACTATGCAAGAGCTAAAAGACTTGTAAAAAAGTTTGAGCTATTTAAAGAAGATAACAACCCTTATAGTTTTAATTAAACCTATTAAATTAAAACAACCTTTTTCCCAATTAATTTCTCTAATTTTTCTATTAAGTATTTTTCAGCTTTTTTTTCAGCTACAGGTTCATCTATTATCCCTGCTTTATATAATTTAGTATAATACTTAGGGTTATCATTAATATGATCTGTAGCTATTTTTTTTCGTAACTCATAAGAATTACCATGTTCTCTTTCTACCTCTACTCCTACTATAAATTCTGGGTTAGCTAACTTATAAGTTTGATAAAATTCTTTTTTTGCAATTCTATAAACTTCTTTTGTATCAGGGTTTATACATAAAAAATCACCTTTTTTAGCAACCATATTCTCACCCCAAGGAGCTAAAAATTTAAAAGTTTGCTTTAAATTGAATTTTTCTAAAAAAGCTTTAGAAATTTTTACAGCAATACATTCTCCAGTAGGTTCATATACATTTATGTCTGAAGTTGGAATATATCTAGTTTTAAATGTTTTATCATTTATCAAATATTGTTCTTTTGCTTCTGTTTCTATATTTGTAATAAGATAATCACCATCTTTCGCAACGTTTTCTGTTTCTTTTCCATCCGAAGTCATGGTTACTACTTTTTGACCTTTTTTTGCAGGTACAGCTAATACTTTTGCAAACTTTTTAAATATTGTGCCTTCTTTTTCAATATACGAAGCAATATTTAACAATTCCATTCGTTCAAGTAAAATTTTCTTTTTATTGATACTTTCTGTCATAATCCAATTATTTTTATCTGATAAAGTTTCACTTATTTTAAATCCGAATTTGTTAATCATTATATCTTTCATTTTTGGGTTAACAACCTCAATTTTCATCAAGTAATCATCTCCATAAATAGTTTTCAACTCTTCATATTCTTCAATAGCTTTAGTTATAAGAATTTTACCTATACCTTCTCCATCGTAATCTTTTGAAACTGCAACATCCCAGGAAAAATCGTCAACATTATCAGATATAAATAAAACACCTACAATATCTTCATCATCCATGATATAATAAAGTAATTCTTTACCATAATGAATTTTCAAATTTCTTTCTTTAGTTATTTCTAATGCTTTTTTATATATTTTTTTTTCAGCATCTTTTGAAACATTGTATTTTATTAATTTATATGACATTGTATTTTTTTAATTACAAACTCCAAATTTTATTAATAGTAGTAATATTTTTAACTACTTTTTCTTTTTTTCTTCTTTCTTTATATTCAAGAGAAGTTGAATACCTGAAACATTCTGTACAGCAAAATTTTCTATCTAAACCTTTTGATGTAACAATAAATTCTTTTTTGCAAAAATGATTTTTGCAAACTTTTTTAATAGTTCTTGGGTTGTGTGTTTTATGATATTCAACCATAGATCTACCTTGAACTTCATTTAAACACTTTCTGCAGCAGTATTTTGCTTTATGTTTCCTCCAAGGTAATACAAAAAATTCTGAGCCACAATTATGACAAATAATTTTTATAGGTTCCTTTTTTTTGCACATTTTGATAAAAAATTCTTATATTTAATATAAAACTATGTTTAATTCACCAAGTTATAACTTTACAATACAAAACATCAGTGATAACAAATCTGATGTTTTAATTTTATGGACTTCAAGTAGTTTACTTGCAGGTGATGAAAGTTTTGTGAAAATTCATAACGAAGCAGGCTCTACTGTAAGAAAAGAAGTCTATAATATTAAATATGACTATAATACAAATAATTTTAAATTTGGAGATAATATTATTACGAATGCAGGTTTTTTAAAAACAGATAAGCTTGTTCACAGTGTTTTGCCAAATTATAAAATCATTTCTGATAAAAAACAAAGACTAGCTTTATTAAAAACAACATTGTATAATATAAACGAAACATTAAAATATTTTGAAAAAACTAATTACAAGGTACTCAATATTACTTTTCTTCCTATATCAACAAAAATTTACGGAGAGGTTGATAAAGAAACAATTAATGTGTTTTTATCTTGCATTATAGATTTTTTTAAAGATTTTCATTCTATTACTATAATATTTGATGATGAAAAAGATAGACAACAATATTTTAACGTATTTAAAAGAAAAAAAATTTATTTTTTACAAAAAATTATAATATATGCAAAGTATTTCGGAATTAGTATTAAAATATAAAGGACCTCACCCTTATTTAAAGATTTTAAGAAAAAAAATCGAAGACGGTTTCGAATTAGACGAAATGCAAATAAATATGGCAAGCAAAATGTTAGTATCGGTTGCTGCTATAAAAAAAGATAAAACCTTACTTCCTTTAGAGGAAATAAAAGATTTCAATGTAGATTGGAATAAATATTCAAAAAGACCGCCTTATAATCATCAAAAAATCGCAACTAATTGGCTTTTAAATAAAAATAAGGCAATTTTAGCAGATGATATGGGGCTTGGGAAGCGAATTGCAAATGATGTTCCTGTTTTAACTCCAGATGGTTGGGTGCTTCACGGATCTTTAAAAGTAGGTGATTATGTAATTGGATCAGATGGAAAAAAAACTAAAGTATTAGCAACTTATCCAAGTAATTCAGATAATTATTATACTATAACTTTTACTGATGGAACAAAAGTTGAATCTTGCGAAAATCATTTATGGGCGGTTACAACATTAAATCGAAAAAAAAACAATTCTGGATATATAAATTTAACCATAAAACAAATGTTAGATAGAAATCTAACATTAGAAAATGGAGAATGTAGCTATTATAAACTTAATGGAAATTGCAAATGGTATATTCCTATTGTAAAACCAGTAGAGTTTACTCCAAAACCTATTGAACTTGATCCTTATTTAGTTGGAATGATATCTGATATCAAACAATTTATTGCAAAAAAATATAAATATAATTCTATTGATGTTAGACTTAGCTTACTACAAGGAATATTAGATACTGAAAAAAGCACTTGTTTAGAAAATGGGTTAATTAAATATTACAGTAAATCAAAAGAATTTTTAAGTGATGTTAAAGAATTAGTACAATCTTTAGGTGGAACAGCTAAAGAAGAGCAATGTTTTTTGTTAATTAACTTACCTGAATGTATTGTTCCTTTTAATATACAAAGTAAAATTGAAGATTTTTCTAAAAAAATCAGACATCAACCTTCAAGAGGTATAAAAAAGATTGAGTTTTCAAGAGAAACAAAAGGGCAATGCATAAAAGTAGATGCAGAAGATTCTTTATATGTTATAGATAATTATGTTGTGACTCACAATACCCAGTCAATAGTAATGTCTATTCTTGAAAAGGATGAAAAAACCATTATCATTTGCCCAAAAACATTAAGGTTAAATTGGAAAATTGAACTTTCATGCTTTACTGATGAAAAGAAAATATCTATAATTGATAACAAATGGGTTGATAATAAAATTGTTATTATTAATTATGATAAAATTCATAAATATGTAAACGAGATTGTAAAAGCCAAATTCAAATTAGTTGTTTCAGACGAATCTCATTATGTTAAAAACGGTACAAAATCAAGAAGAGGTAAAGTTTTCAACAAAATAGCGAATAAATCAAAAGTTACTTGGTTAATTACAGGAACTCCTATGGCAAACAAACCTATGGATTTTTTTAATTTATTGAAAATTTGCAAACATGAATTAGGAAAAAATAAAGGTGATTTTGGAAGAAGATATTGTGATGGAAAACAAACCGATTTTGGTTGGGATTATAGTGGAGCTTCAAACTTAAAAGATTTACATTATAGAACGCAAGATGTAATGCTTAGAAGATTAACAAACGAAGTTATCGAACTTCCAGATAAGCAAAGAATTCCATATTATTTAGAGTTTACATCATCTCAATCAAAAGCTTATTTAAAAGCAGTAGAAGATAAGTTTCAAGATATTTATAATAATGTAAGCAACCCTGATTCAGAACATTATCAAAAGAATTTATTTTCAGGAGAAGGGTTTATTGAACTTTCTGCAAAAAGAATGTTTTGTGCTTTAGAAAAACTTAAAGATGGGTCTTTAATAGAAATATTAGACAACTTCATTAGTCAAGGACATAAAATTGTAATATTCACAAACTTTACTGCAGTTATAAACTTTATAAAAGAAACATATGGTAAAAAATGTGTTATTTTAGATGGTAGTGTTAAAGAAAAACAAAGACAACAAAATATTGAAAAATTTCAAACTGATTCTTCTATAGATATTTGTGCTTGCAACTATATAGTAGGAGCTGAAGGAACTACTTTAACTTCGGCAACAATTATGATTATGAATGATTTGCCTTTTTCTCCTCACTTGGTACTACAAGCAGAAAAGCGTATTCATAGAATTGGTCAAAAAAATAAAGTACAAATATATTTTCCAATATATAAAAACACAAAAGACGAAGAAATATTTGAAGCTATAAAGCAAAAAATGGAATATATAAATACAGCGATTGATAACATAGATGGTGTAGATTTCAAATCTGAAGGGGATTTGATTAAATCATTAATAAAATCTAAGAAATGAAATTAACTATAAATAATATAGGACAGTTTTTTGATCTTAAAAGATCTAACCCTAATAGTTTAAAACCAGGGATGCTTTATATGTTTGAATATAACGCTGATAATATCCATGATCAAAGACCTTTAATTTGGGTTTTAGAAGTAAAATCAGATAGAATTTGGGGTTTAAATTTACATTATGATTTAAAAATATTAGCAGATATTTTAAAATTTAAAGAAAGCGAAATTAAAGGATCTACTTTAAAAGAAAAACAAAAGATACAAGACGAAAAGTTAAGACAAGATAAATTAAAAGGGAAAGATCTTTCTGAAAAAAATCCAAATGTAGTAGATTCAAAAATAAAAAATGATGAAACAACCGCTAAACTACCTTCAGATATATTAGAAAACTTTAGCAATTACTCTATAGGAAACAATTCCAAGATTTTAAGAAATTACTTAAATAGAAATATTCGAAATTCTTATAAATTATCTTTTAAAACACCTAAATAACTTTCCTCTCAAGAAAGTTATTTTTTTTGTTCTTTTTTTAACTTTTTTTTATATTTAAAACAAAAAGTATATTAAATGGCTGGGACTGGCGAAATATTTGATAAAAGAGTTTATAATACATATCCTTATATAGTTTTACAAAAAGACATGTACAATGCTCATTTAGGAGAAAACTTAAATCTTTTTGCAAATGTTTATCAAAAGGATAATTTATTTGGAGACAAACTCCCTTTAAATTTAGCTGGTTTAATTATTAACTTTAGAGTATATGATGAAAGTAGTAATTTGGTTGCCAAAAGTAAAAGTATGATAACTAATTTCGAAACATCAGAAATAAATGCAATAATAGATCCTTTTTTTATTAAATCAAGTGGGATATATTATGGTTATTTTACTTTTTTAGATTTAGATTCAACTTCTTTTTCTTTACCAACTCCCAATAGTATAACAAGAATTAAAATGCAATTTAACTAATGGATTATATAGATAAATCAAAAAAAACTGCCTTAGCTAATGCAATTGTAGTCACACCTAATACTTCAGAAGGGTTAGTTGCAGATAATATTAAAACTGAATTGCAAGGAAAAACAGCAATTGTAAAAGACCCAAATACTTATCAAGTATTACATCATATTATTCTTAGAAACGTTAATGATTGGTATAGAGAAGGAAAAACGTTAGTTATTGAAGAAGTTAATAACACTATTCCTATTAAATTAACTTTTATAACAAAATTTCATGCAGAAAGCGCAGATAATAGATTTACTAAAATAATGAATGGAGGAATTTTACTATAATGGCACTAAATCCAAATAAATTTATAGCATCTTACAAAAATACTGACATTGCAATAGTTTTTTTAGATTCTAATGGAATAATTATAAAAAGTATTAACGTTTGTAGATATTTAAGCAATAATACAGAAGAAAACATTTTATGGGTATTACTTGAAGGAAATAAAACACTCACATTCGAGTTTGATACTGATGAAGATGCAATAATTGGTTCAAATTTTCTTCAAGAAGCAGTAAATACTCTTTCAAATAATTGTCAAATTGGTGGATCTGGAGGCGGAGGAAGCGAACCAATCCCAGAACCTGTTGTAAAAACATTAACTCAATATAAAACTTTAGCTAGTTCAGGAGAATTAATTCCTTTACAATGGTATGACGTTACAGATACTTTAAATTCTTTAGGACAAGGGTTAGGTCAAGTTTTTAGAATTTTAGCTTTAACTCCAGATGATTTATATCCACAAGGAATTGTTTTAGGTGTTGTAAAAAATAATGAAAAAATAATTTTTGATTTAAATAGTAATAAGGTTTCGTTTTCAATTAACGTACAAGAAACTACTATCAAAACTCTAAATTCAACAGTTGCTTCAGTAAATTCATCGAAAATATTTGCGATAGCATCTCAAGGTCATGTTGAAAACTGCCAAGATCTATTTTTAGATAATTCAAATGTTAATTTGTTAAATTCTTTACACATAAGAACTTTTAACTCTAATATTTCTTTGGAAAATTCAACAAATTGTGTTTTTGAAAATATTTCTGGAGATTTCAGCTCTTTAAATTTAAATAATATTTTTGTTAACAATTCAACATCTTTAGGAAAGCAAGGAAAAGAAACTTTAGCTTTATCTTCTAATAATGTTAGTTTAACAGCATATGAAAACAAAATTGTTCAAATTTTAGAAGGAACTTTAACTTCACATGTTATAATTACATTAGTTAATCCTATAGCTGCGGCAAATGCAAGTTTTATAGTTAATATAAGTCCAACATTAGTATTTTCAAATAAAACAATTAGTATTAAAGATAATTTATCTTCTGAAGTTTTATTAATTATTAAAGAAGGAGATAATGGAAAAACATTTGATTTTAAATACGAAGCAGGAAGTTTTTACACTTTAGGTTTATTAGACAATTCTATAATAAAAACAAGTTTAACAGTAGATGTTGATAATAAAACAATCTTCTCAAACGTTTTAAACTTTACACCATCTTCTTTAGAAAATTCTCAATTATACGTTAACGGTATAAAATACGTTTATGGAAATTCTGAAGATTACCATATAGATAATAAAGATTTAATATGGTCAAATAAAAAATTTAAATTAGAAACAACTGATAAAGTTGAAATATATTATTGGTAATGCAAGAAGGAAGCGTACAATCAAAACAAATTAGCAGAATATTAAGTGGATATATTAATATTCCAAATTTTTCTGTTACTGCAAATAGTAGTAGTGTAAATGTTTTTTCATCATTAACTACAATAATAGCAACAGCTGGGTATAAAAATAACCCTTTAGCTGTAAAACAATCTACTAATGAAACTGAAGACGGTATTATATTTAGTGGTAATAATATAGTTTTAATTAATAAAGTAGCAAGCAATAGAAAAGTTTTTTCTAACAATTTTGAAGTTTATGGGAAAATAAACTATATAGATTTAACTAATTTTACTGTAAATTTTTATTATTTAACACAATCAGGTATAGAAACTAGTTATACTTTTACTCAAACAACTAATGTTTCTTTAAAAATACCTTATAGATATTTTTTACATGACTTTCCTTCTGATTCTATTATTAATTTAAAATCTTTAATTAAAGGAGAAACAGAAGAATCAACAGCTTCTACTCCTGGGTCTTCAAAATCTGATACTTGGAATAATAGTGTAATCGATGTTGTTAATGATCCTTTATCTTTATTATTATCTAACGGAGATAAATATTTAGTAGGAACACAACCTATGGGTGATTTTTCTGATTACGAAAATCAAATAGCAACATGGAATGATCCAGTTTGGTCTTTCGAAGCTCCAACAGATGGTTATACTATAAAAAGTAAAAACTTAGATACAGCATTATATCAATATAACGGAGATTTTCCTTCAGGAGAATGGATTATTCAACCTTTTTTAACAAGTTCTTTAGGATTACCTTCTAGCGGTACTTGGAATGATGGCCTTTTTAATTTTGAATCATCTACTTCAGTTGACGCAATTAGTGAGTTAAACAAAATTATTTTAGCATTAGCTCCTCCAGCTGCACCTGTTTTAACTTCATGGAATGAATTATCAGGAACTCCAAAAGTTTCAGGAAAAATGAGTTTTAGTACATCTACTCCTTTAATTAACTATAGTCCAGCAGATGCAAACGGAATCCCTAATCCAATTGGACTAAATGGAATTTTTCAATTATCAGGAAGTAGATTAGGTATTACTTCTAATGGTGGAAACAAATTGTCAGGATTATTTAACTATGATGTTCCTGTAAGTAATACATTACCTACACCTTCTTATATAGCTTGTTCTTTTAGTAAAGCAGATAAAGGTAATTTAGTTTTATATATTAATGACATAGAGGTAGCAAATATTAATTTAGCGAACTCTTCATTAGCTGTAGATACTACTTTAGGTGGAACACAAACAGGTCTTTATGTATCAGCTTCGTCGTCTGCGCATTTTTCTTCAGGAGCTTCTTTTGATGGAATAAAACATAGAATAGGAAGTTGGGTTGTTATAAAAAATTCTTTAAGATCAGGGTATAATAAAATACAAGTTAAACATATAGTTTCTTTAGGTGAAATAAAAACTTTAAATGCTTTTGATATAGTAGTTGATCGAGATACTACAGCAACTACTTTCAATACACCTACTTTTGGCGCACTTACTTTTTCTCCTAGTTTGAATTATTTATCAGGGATAGCTTTTTACAGAACAGGAACAGCTCCATATAGTGTTATAATATCTAATGCTTACAAAAATACTTATAATTTAGATAATGACGCTATTTCTTTCAATTCTTCAAATGGTTGTAGTATAGCTTCTCAAGCAATTCCTGTAAACACTTCAGGAATTACGCAAACTATATCAATTAATACAACAGCAACTATTAATTCTTCTTTATTAGTAAAAGAACCTGTTTCTACATTTTGTACTGTTAAAAGAACAGTTCAAGCAACAACTGCGAGTTTAGCAGCTACTATAAATGATATTTTACTAGATAATTCTTCTGATTTAAATACTAATTATATAGAAAAATTCACAAGTGAAAGTAGAAGATTACCTTCTACATTAGATTTTGATAATTTTAATTCTTTCTTATCGTCTACTTGGAATAGTTATTATTCTTTAAAAGATGGAGGCGTTGGGTATAATAACGGATTACAAGTTGTAAAAAATCAATTAATTTATCCAGGAAAAAATATTAATATCCCTGGAGATTTTAGAACATCAAATATAACAAATGGACCAGTTTTCAACAACGGAGGCAGTTATGGAGGTCCAAGAAATTATTCAGGAGGAATGACAGCAATAGGAGATAGAACTTATTGTCGTTATTTTAGACAAGTTTCCCCTACAACATCTAATTTTATTTTAAAAATAAAAGGAAATTCTGTAGTATTCGTTCCTATGACAACTTTATTGTCAAGTGTTGCGAATAGTTGTCGTGTAGAATTAAAAGCTCCTAGTCAAACAGGATGGTTAGATTGCTATAATGATTTTGAAACAGAAATGTTTACAGATGGCAAAGGATGTAGAAGTGCTTCTTTAGGAATAGGAAGAGATTTAAATACAGATTGGGGTTTAACAATAGGAACAAAAAGTATAGCGAATACAGGTGGGTATTTAGTTTTAAGAATAACTGTAGGACAAAATTTTACAGGAAATATAAGTGAAATTGCAATGCAATTTGTTTAATAAATAATTAAGAGAGAACAAACAAATAAAACTATAAATAATGGGAGAAAATAGCTATGAAACAAAATTTTCTGTATTAATTGCCGAAGTTAGATCTTCTAATGATGTTTTACATGCACAATTAAAGCATTTACAAGAGCTTTTTACTGAAAAACTAGATAGAATTCATACAGAATACAAAACAACTAATGATCAAGTTGAAAAACATGAAAAGAAAATTGAAGCTTTGCAAGAAAAGCTTACTGAAATGATTTCTTTTAAAGAAAAACTTGAAGATCTTAATACTCGTTTCGATAATGAAAAAAAATCAACTGAAGAAAGATTTAAAAAAACAGATGATAGTATAGATGGGTTAGAAAAAGAAACTGAGTTAGTTAGAGTTGAACAAAAAAACCCTGGTTTTTCAAAATACAGTGAATTAGGCAAGTTAGCACAAAATGTATTAATTTTAGCAACCTTAGGTACTTTACTTTATCAAATAATGTCGAAATAAAAGAAAAAAAATAAGTTAAAAAGAAATGCCTTAAAAAAATAATTACATTCTTGTTTTTTTAAGGCATTTCTTGTATTTAAAATTATAAAATTGAAATATAATGTCTTTAGATCAAATTACTAAAACAAACATAGCTTACAAAGCTTTATTAGGAAAAGCCCATACTGAAAATATTAAAGGTTTGTCAAATGAAGCAGAAGGTAGTTTTTTGAATTTACCTTCAAGTAAAATATTCGTTGATGAAATAGACCCTGATCCTACTGTTGCAGTACTTGATGGAATAGCTTTATTAATAACAGCTGATTTAATAGAAGATAATACATCTAATGGTCACGCTTTTTTTGCTGTTTATACTCAAGATATTGTTTCTTTAGGAGTTTCTGCAGGAGATAGAGTTAAAAACGCAATTTCTCCTGCTTTTGGGTTTAAATATGAAGCAAAACCTTATGAACAAACTACAAATAATAAAATTTCTATAGATGACCCAAGAAGTTGGGTATATCAATATGAAGCTGGAGTGTTTTACCAACAAAATATTGTTGCAACAAAACCTGCGACAATTGAATTATATGTATATAAAGGAACTACCTTAATAGACATAGGAAGTAGAAAAGCAAATACGTCAGGAAATAATATAGAAAGTAAAATATTTAGTAAAAATTTATTAACAAATATTACTACAGATTTAGATATTTATGTTAGCTCTATTGGAGATGATTCTTCAGGAGATGGAACAGAAAGTCTCCCTTATTTGACTTTAGAAAAAGTTTTAACCTTATTAAGTTTTTCTACAATTTCAAACAATTCTACTATAACAATTCATTTAAGTAGTAATTCTTTTGAAATTACATCTTTTGTAGTAGATTTATTTTCAACAATAAATTTTAAAGACAATAGTTCAATAGTTTTTAAAGGAAGTGATTTAATTTTATCAAAAACACTTACTGGTGTTTTACCAGACTTTTTAATACCTTTTAAATACAACGTAACAGGATTAACTGAAACAAGCTTAGATTATTATAGAGGTTGTTTCGTGAAAAATAATGATAATAATTATTTTCCTGTAGCTAGTAGTGGTAATGGTTTTTTATATACACAAAAATCTTTAACTTTTACTACTGTTTACAATTTAACTTCTACAATTACAAGTAGTTTAATAGATCCTTTTGGTGTTTTATCAAAAGGAGTAAAAGAAGGTGCAATTAGTTTTAAAAACATATTGTTTGATTTTTCTAATAATATTGAAGTTTATTCAGAACTAGGATGTTCTTTTAAATTTGACACTTGTTTCTTCAATAAAAATATCACTTTCTTTAGTGATGTTAATCTAAATTCTCAATATACAGTTTTTAAATCATTAGAATTTAAAACAAACGGCTTAGTAAATGCTATAAACTCTTCTATAACTGATTTTAAAGCTGGTTTAACAGATTATAATGATAAAGTGTTAGAGAATATCATTTTATACAAAAACAACTCTAATTTCGACTATATAATAGATTCTAATTGTTTGATAAAAGGAGATAGTTTAGTTAAAAGTGGTGTTGGTTTGTTGCAAGTTTTTAAATTACAAGAAAAAATTGTAGGAGAAAACATTTGGACTGAATTAGATTCTGCGACTGAGTTAATTCAGTTTATAAATAATAAAAATGTTACTTTTGTTTTTGATGATATTCAAAATTATAAATTAACAAATGATCAAATAACATCTTTAGGGGATGTTTCTCTTAAAAAATTTATTTTATCAGGAAATATAAATAAAGAATACTTTAATTCACATCTTTGTGGTTTTAAATTAAAAACAGATATTGCTTTTATTAATTACCCTATAGTTTTTTGTAGAGAAAACAACAAGATTTACAAATATGTTGCAAGTAGTTCATATACACCCGACAACGAACATGTTTTAAACACATCTGATGGCGGAAGTTCAAGATATGTTTCTGTTGATTACAACCAAATAAAAATTGATAATAATGGAGATGTAGTAGATCATACTGGAACTCCAATAACTAATATAAAAACCGCTAATATTGATTCAAATTCATTAGCTATAGGACTTGTTGATAATGATAAATTAGCAACTCAAGGTTATGTTGAACAATTTGTAAATACAACTTTAGGCGCAATTGTTTCTTTACAAGGAGATTGGGATGCAAATACAGATAGTCCATCTATTGTAGAAGCAACAACTGCAGGATACGCTTGGAGGGTTTCTGTAAACGGAGCAACTAATCTTGGAGGAATTACAGATTGGAAAATAGGCGATTTAGCTGTTAAAACCGCTACAGGGTGGTTAAAAATAGATAATGAAGATATATCAGCACTTTGGGGAAACATTACAGGTGATGTTTTAAATCAAACAGATTTAATAGATTACATAAACAGTGTTCTCCCTTCTACTATGACTTTAACAGTTCATAATGAAACTGAATTAGCTAGCGCCATTGCTGCAGTTAATTCAGCGAGTTTATCAGGAACTATTTTGTTTAAAAACAACATTTCTTTATCTTCACCTAAAACATATAACTTAGAATCAATTACTTTAGATTTAAATAATTATTTTTTAATTCAAAATACAAATCTTTTAAGTATATCAGGTCAAAGTTTTGCTTTAAAAAATGGTCGTTTAGTATGGGATTCTCTTGTTTACAATGATGTAAAGCATAAAAATGATACAGGTGTAGAACTTTTAGGAGTAGGATCTCCTAATTCTGTTAGTTTATCAGCTGTGTTTGACAATATAACTTTTACAGATTACATAGGTGTTGATTTAATTGATAACGATATACCTTGTATGACAATTCCAAATACTTCTGGAAGTGCTGGATCTTTAACTTTAAGTAATTGTTATTTTTTAAGCAATACAGGTGCGCCTGGTGGTGCAGATACTTTAATTAATAGTCCTTTTGTGATAGGAGCTCCTGTTGTAAATGGATTTACTTTTAATGTATTTAACTATAAAGGTATGTTTGAAAAGTCTGGTGATTTTTCAAAATGTGTTAAGTTATTAGTAACAACAGCTAGTAATAAAATTTATATGGTTACTGATGGTTCTGTAAATATTACAAATACAATTGTAGGAAGTTCACCATCAGCAGGTCAAGCAGTAATAGATTACCCTGCTATCCCTTTAAACGGTATAATTTCTTTAAGTGTATCTGGAGTAGGAGCTTTAATAAATTATAGACCTACTTTAGTAGATTTAACAGGATCAGAGGTTTTAGTTCAAAAAAATGGAGTTTTATATAAAATCCCTGTAGATAGTACTTTAGCAGCTTATTTATCTAAATCACAAAACTTAAATGATGTAGAAAATAAACAAACCGCGTTAAATAACTTAACAGGTGTTTCAAATGCTACCAACGAATTTGTTTTAACTAAAGATACTGATACAGGTAATGTTATATGGAAAGCTGGTGGAGGCGGTGGATCTAATTTTAGTAGAACAATTTATGTAGATTCAAAAAACGGAAATGATGCTACTGCTACCGGTCAGTTAGATAAAATGTTTAAAACATTAGAAGGTGTAGTAAATGCTATAGGGACAACAATTAGTTTATATTCTACAATAACAGGTGATATACAAGCTGGAAATACAATTACAAATTGTTCATCTGTAGTAAATATATCAATTGGGCAAACAATAACACATGCAAATATACCGTTCGGAGCAGTTGTTGCAAACATTGTTGGATCTACTATTACTATGTCAGAAACAATGACAGCTAGTTCAGGTGCTACTATAAAAATTTGGACACCATACAGTGTAATATGTCAAGGTAATTTTAATCCTGATACTTCAAAAAATTATTGTATCGATGGAATTCGTTGGTGTTTTCAAACGAATAGTAATTTATTTGTAAATAATTTTAAGTTTTGTCACACTAATTTTACTGTAGAAACAAACACTTGGGGTTTTGAAGGTTTATTTGATGCTTATGTTACAGGAAACAATGGATGGTTGTATATGACTAATTTCACTTTAGATGTTGACGTATATCAGAAGCCAAACACAAATATTTATTTGCAATGCAGAAACTTAACTACGACTGGTAGTAATTATGCTATTGATTATTGGTTTTATCAAAACACTTTCCATGTAACGTTTTCTGTAAATAAGATAATTGCTAAAAATGGATATGTTTGTTACTCTCGTACTTATGCAAATACATCATTTCAAATCATTGACTGTACTTATGCTTTTGGTTATTTAGGCGGAGTGTACTGTAGTGGAGAATCAATTGTTATTAATATTGCTAAATTAGAATCATATGGGTATTCATTAAAACATCCAGATAATGATCAGGCTTTTACTTTCAACGGCAATGTCATAGGGGCAGTTTATTGTAACGCAAGAGCTACACTAACCCCACTGACAATAAATGGTTATGTTAGTCATAGTTCTACTAATTCTATTTATAATGGTGTTTGTATAATAAACGGTGCAGTTGTTTCGACAGTAGAGTGTTATGTTTATGGCGAACTAATTATCAATGGAAACTTTGGAGGATTGATGAGAGTACTTAACGGAGGACTTGTAGATCTTTACGGACAAATGCAAAATACTGGTATTGATAACGTTTTTAACATAGAATCAGGAGGTCAACTTGTAAACCATTCAAGCAATATAACTGCATCTATTAGTATGATTTGGAACGTTGCGGGCTTATTAGTCAATAAAGGTTTAATGTATTTTAACCCAAGTGCTTTAGCAATTACTGGAGGCACTATAGATAATTATGGAACTATGTATTTACATACTAATGCTAATGATACTGACTTTCTTTTAAATAACGGAACAATTATAAACAGAAATCATTTCGAATTTCTTCAATCATATGCAGGTAGAATATTTCGAATTGCAATTTCAGGTACAGGTAAGTTTTTTAGTTTATCGGGAATTATAAAATCAAATAGAGATAATGATAACGGATGTTTTTACAAAACAGGTGGTTTACTTCAATTAATAAATACTAAAGTTATTTTACCTGCTGGTTATCACTTAATAGCTACAGATAATTCAACCGTTGGGAAGACTATACAGTTATCTAATGTATTATGTAATGTTATAGACGGAGTATCTAAAGATAAAGATGGTAATGTAATGTATGATGAAATTGGCGGAACTTTAATTGAAAACATAAATTTAATATAAACAATAATCAATAAATATAATGAAAAAACCCAGAATAATAATAGACGAAAAATTAGAAAGCATATTAATATGTGTAGATAGTACATCTACTATACAATTTGATTATGCATCTTTAACAGTAGATGAAACCGCTAAATTAAATGCATTTTTAGATGTTTGTGAAACTAAAAAACCGATTATCCCATTGCCAACAGATCCAGGTCAACCAGTATTCTCAGTTCCAGAAACTTGTCCTTTAGATTCTACTTTAAACCCAAGAGTTTACTATGTAGCTTTTGAAAAAAACAGTAATTCTTTTAAAATGGATATTTTAGTTACTCATTTTAAAGCAAATGGAGATAGAGTAACAAAATATGATGCTATTGATACTATTTTAGCAGATATGAGTGAAGAAAGAAAAGTAGATGTTACACCTGCAGGATTTATAGCGGTAGAAGATGCATTAGGAGTAGTAAGACTAGAGCCTGATACATATATTTTATTACCTGAAGAAAAGCTTACTAAAATAACAGAATATTCGTTTGTTTTAGCTAATTCTATGATTGGGCAAGGAATGAGTATTCCTCAACTTATTGGAATGTCAGCTCAAGTATGGTATGCAGATGGAAGTTGGTTAAGAATCTACAATTAATATTTAATATGGAGATATCAAGAGAAGAAATTGAACTTATAATTTTTGAATTATATAGGTTTTAAATTTAACATAATATAAATATATAAAATGGCGGTTACTACAGTAATATTTAGAAAACATGATGCAGGGCAGATTATTTCTTCTGGAAATGGAACTCCTGATAATAATTATTTAGGATCTAACGGAGATAAATATACTGATGAAAGTACAGGTGTTGAATATTTATATGCAAATAGTAAATGGAATGCATTAGTAGGAGGAGGAGTTTCTAAAACAAAAATACAACTCCTTCCTTCAGATGCAAATTTAACAGGATCAATATATGAGCCTTTGTTTGTTGGAATTCAAGGTACTTATATTAACTGGGATGAATTAAGATTTGATGATACTACTTCGCAAAGTGCAAAATATACAATTCCTTTAGCATCAACTACTGGTTATGCTGGTGGACAAATAACTTGTAAAATTGAATGGAAAACAACCGCTATCACTGGGGGTGTTGTATGGAAAATATCTATGTTAAGTAGAACAACTGGTGATCAAATAGACACAGCTTATTATAGTGGTGCAACTCATAGTGGTACAACTACTGTTACTGGTTCAACAGAATTAATAAATACAACAACAATATCTTTCACACCAAATGCAGCTGAATTAACTGCTGCTAAAGATTGTTTTATTCAATTGACTAGATTAACAACAGATGCTGGCGATACAATGGTTGGTGATGCTAAAGTTATTACAATAAATATAAATGAGGATTAGTTATGACATACGATAAAATTATATCTGTTGAAGCACCTTACTACTCATTAACTACTAGTGGGGTGTATACACCATCTAATACACGAAGTGAATCTTTATCTACAGACGTACCAACTAACTTTACATTAGTTGTTAGTTGTGGTAATATGGTTAAACCAACAAATTACTATTCTTCAATAGCATATTTTGGAAATAGTAATGGGTGTGGCATTGCTGTTAATAATCAAAATAAAATATCTATTTGGAACAGTACTGTAGGAATTATACCTTCAAGTTACACGATAACTGGAAATGAATTTGAAATGATTCTAGTTTTAACTAAAAACGGTTCAAATTGGGTTCTGTATAAAGATAATGTAGTGATATTAAACTATACGGGTAATTTGTCGGGAGTTCCACAAAAGTTATTTACAATAAATACAGTAGGTACTTATATTGATGGTAATCAACCAAATACGAATAATAAGTATGCTTTTAATTCTATAACGGTTAATTATGTCAAGCTTTACGATTTGGATAAAGACGTAAAAAACTCATTAGTAGGGTTTTGGAATGGTGTAAATATATCTGTTTCAACAATTAATGATAGAAGTTATTACCAAAATAATGGTACTGTAAGTGGTTCTATTGCTACTACTCAAGGTAAAGTTGGTAATTCAATGGTATTTAATGGTTCAAGTGCTATAATTTTAAACAATCCAACATTATTAAGTAATAAGTTTTCAATCAATACTAGATTTAAAGCAAATGTGGTTGATATGATATCTCCAATATTTTGCCAAAGATTTGTCAACACGAGTTCTAACGACTATTCTTACATTTTTATTGGAATAGGTGGTTCTGGTGATTGGATATCAAATCTTAATAAAGGTAAGAAGTTAGTTGTTGGTATGTTTGCTGGTGCTACTGGCTGGTGTGTTAGTAGTTATGCTGATATTGCTGATGGCAAGTATCATAATTTACAAGTATCATTAGATGGTAGTGCTTTAACTACTTTAAAGGTAATACTTGATGGTAATTCGTTATCATATACTTTCGGTAATCTAACCAGTTATACTGTTAGTCCAACTAATGCAACTGCTGTATCTTCAATAGGTGCTATGTTTTTAAAAGGTCAAACTGAAGCAATTTATCCAGAATCTTATTTTAGTGGCGAAATTAATTATGTACAGTTGTTTAACTATGCTAGAACATTTAGAGAATTAAAGCAAGGTAATCAATTAAAACTATTGATAACTGGCAATAATGTAATTGGTAATACTGTATATTCTCCAATGGGCAATAATGGTACAATAAATGGCAGTACTGTATCTGTAGTTGCTGATTCGACTGGTAATGGGTTTTCATTCACTAACAGTGGATATATATCAGTACCAAGTTCAAATGATTATTCTTTTGTTTCACCAACTAAAGATTTACCATTTACCATTTCATTTGATATGACAACACCAAGTTGGTTATCAGATACTGTTGAATTAGGTTCAAATATGTACATAATGTGTAAAACTACATCTTCAGTATATGAGTGGATTATAGCAACAGCTAAAGTTAATGGTATTTATTTTATATACTTAGCCGTTGTTAACTCTAATGCAACAAGTATTATGTATCAAGGGTTTAGTTTACCAAGTACTAATATATACACACACAACATATTTACGTATGATGGTACAGCTAGTCCTACAAGTATGACATTTACATCTAATGGTGTTAATATGTCAAGACTTACCCATCTCAACGCTGGTAATTACAATGGAACAAGTAACAGAATGTCAGAAACTGGAGTACCTATATTAATTGGTTCACAACCTTCACCAAATAACATAAGTGATTACAGATGTAAAGGTGTATTAAATAATATTAAAATTTATAAAAATCAAATCGGAGAATAATGAATAAAATTTGGATGACACGCAATGGAATTGTAGAGCAATTCGATGCGGATAGATTAGAAAATCTATTAATTAAAGGATGGGTAGTTTGTGATGAACCAATACCACCAATACCTATTATACCAGACCCATATGATATATTTGATGCAAAACAAGTTTTAAAAGAATTACAAGTAATATTTGCATTAGATATAGGCGTTTTAGCAGGGCAAGCTTCAATGATTATATGGTTTACGGAAAATAAATATTTTTACGATTTAAATAGATATTTAATTCTTGCGGAATCTCAAAGTATAATAACGGCAGAATATCACGCATCAGTATGTAATGTTTTTGTTAACCAAAATATAGATTTAAGTAAAGAACCTTATAGAGCAAGAAAAAAAATAGAAACACCAATTATTAATATTCCAATAGATGGCAGCGGTATTATTATTTAAAAAAAAAGAAATGGGGAAAACCATTTCTACAGGAAACGGAGTTCCTGATAACAATCTTAGTGGAATTAATGGAGATAAATATACAGACTTAGATACAGGTATTGAGTATTCATATATAAATAACAAATGGAGTGAACCAGCAGGTTCTGTTTCAAGCATTCCTAATCCAATTGTTTTTACTTATTCTGGAAATTTAATTATAAAATCTATTGAAGATTTAGGAGAAAGTTTAACTATTGAAAAAAGATATAGGTATTATTCAGGAGGATCTGCACAAGATGGTTCTCTTGATATTGTAGAGATAAAAAACAGCAAAACTAACCAATGGGTTAGATCAACATATATTTACACAAATGGCAAACTAACTTCAATGAATAATGAAATTATAACATCTTGGACAATATGATAATAGATTTAAAAGGTCATATATATGACACAGAACTTGATTTTGATAATCAAACAGAAGATACTAAAAATTTCGTAAATGAAATTTTAATTACAGTTAACTCTACATTTACTTTTGATGATTCATATAGAATTATTGAATATAAATATAAAATTGATAACAAATACGAAGTTGTAAAAACACAAGTTTTTTCAGAACCAGCTCCTAGTTGTGCTATTGAAAGTGTAGAAATTATTGTAAGAGTTGCTAATTTATGGCATGAACCAAATTATAGTATTCAAATAATATTAACTTTAGAACAACAAGTTAACTTATTAAGAGCATACCCTGATTTTGCTTTATATACTAGTCAAAGTAATTTACCCACCTATGTAGAAGGAAATAAATTATATACGTATGACAATGTTTTACGTAAAGAATATAGAGATTTATTACAACACTTTGGTGGAATAATAACAGATAAATAATTTTATAACAAAATAATTAAAATATAATGGCAACATTTAACGTTAAAGAAGAATCTGACAAAATGTATGTTTACTGCTCTAAAAATGCAGTATCCGATATAGCTGCTAGTGTTTTTTTTGGAAAAGCAGCTGCTTGGGTAAGTGGAGGAACTTATTCTTCTGGAGATAGAGTGACATCAAGTTCAATTCAATATAGAAACTTTACAGGAGTTAACACTACGACAGCTCCAGCAAGTGATACAGCAAACTGGGTTTTTGATTTGGATAATTATCAATCTTATTTAACTACAAAAAATTATGTAGTTGGAAGTAAAACAAATTATAATAATGAACACTATATTTGTATAACTAATACATCTGGAACGTTTGATATTACTAAATGGACTAAACAGATTATAAGTAATAGAGATGTTCCTTATAAGTTACAAAATACTGCAATAAATTTAATAAATTCGGATGCTAGGTTTGTAAGTTATGAGTTATTAGACTATACTAATAATGTTGCATATCACAATATTTATTGTATATTAAGTAATGGAATATGGGCAGAAACTTTAACTAATCCAACTAAGTACATACGTTTTGTGGGTCAAAGTAATTTAAAAACACAGATGCTTAATCATATAACAGGTTTTTTCTATGATAATATGTACATATATAGCGCTGTAAATTTTAACATTTTCAAATGTAATTCATGTATGTTTTATTCTATTAGTTCTTCAAATAATACCTATTATTATTATACATTCAGTTTTTTTTATAAAAATGTTGTTCAGAATACTACACCTTCTTGTTGTTACGTATATCATTTCAATAATAACACATTAATCAACGGAGGGTTGTTTTATGAGCCTATAACATATTATGCAAATACGGTTATTCGTAATAATATTATAAAAGGCGTTTCTTTTATGGGATCTACATATATGATTCAGCGTATACCTTTAGGTAATTTTGATTACAACTGTTATTGTGGTATAGTTTATATTGATGGTGTTGCAAAATCGACTCTTGTATCTATACAATCTGCAACAGTAAACCAGAATATATACTCAGTATATAATACTAATATATCATTAAATCCAGATTATACATTACCAGTAGGGTCCCCTTTAATAAAAACTGGATCAAATGGAAACAATATAGGGGCAGAAGGAGTTGGGTATCCACAAACAAATTCAGGTATTTTTGATTCTCTAAACGGAGCTGTGTATAAAAACATTACTAAATACGGAACTACACTTACACGCCAGCAAATATCTAAACAAGCTCAAGGTGGAGGTAATAATTATATTACTTTAGAATCAGCTGCGTCATCTGTAAATTTTGAATATAATGGGTTTAGAATTTATATTTCATCTGGTACTGGTGTAGGACAAACAAGAACAATTTTAACATATAATGCATCTACAAAAGATGCAACTGTAGATTTAAATTGGACTATTAATCCTGATTCAACTTCTATTTATGAAATTTTAGATGGAGAAATAACTTCTTCTGTAGGAGATTTAGGTAGTGTTCAAACTGTAAAAAAATTACTTATACAGGCAACAAACTTCTATGATGCAACCGGTTATATTTTAACTCAAAGTGTATCTGAAACAGATTGTCGTTTAGATAATCCTGCTGCTTTAACATTTGATTTAAGAGTAAGTAACTCTAGTGACCTAAGTGCGGTTTCTTATAGAAGATTTGTACAAGATGAATTTTTAAAAATTGATAGTAACGATAAAGGATGTGGAGACTCAGCATATAGTTGTGCTAATTTAGTTTCAAGTGTTTTATCATTTAGATATTTCCAAATTAGATTAATGCTTAGAAAATAATATTATTACAATGGCAGATATTAATTCAGGTTTAATAGCTTATTACCCATTTAATGGGAATGCAAATGATGAAAGTGGAAATAATCATAATGCAATATTTAATAATGCATCGTTAACACCAGACAGACATGGTTTAGTTGATAGTGCTTATAACTTTGCAGGTAATCAAAATATAGCTGTATTTAACAAAGAAGTATTACCTCTTACTGATATAACTATAAGTATGTGGATATATAAAACACCTACAGCTAGTAATGAGAATAATAGACCATTTGGTAATGATAATTCGTTATCAGAATCAGATGGTCTTGCTATGTGGTTTAATACAAACACACCATCTTTAATTATGCGAAATAATGGTGTTAATAATGATACTAATTGGGGTCTTACAGTATCTAATAATACTTGGTATTTATATACTGTTACTATATCATCAACTACAGGATTACATTTATATCTAAATGGTGTAAATGTTGCAAATAATGCAAATGCGAAAGCATATTCAAGATCAAATAACACTTATTTTTATATAGGATCGGCAGGTAACCCCAATTACTATTTCACTGGTAAAATGGATGAAATACGTTTTTATAACAGAGTGTTATCTGATATAGATGTTTCGACATTATATTTTTCAACAAAGGATGGAAAAGAAAACCTAAATTCAGTATCAATAATACAAAACATAGATATATCTCAATCTTTTGATGAAAAAGTTGGATTAATTAGTCCGGTTTTAAACCTTGACGTAGCTCAATCTTTAGAAGAAAAAGTAGGTTTAGTAAGTCCAGTAGTTAATCTTGATATAGCTGCAACATTAGAAGAAAGAACATTAGCTTTTACTCTTATATTAGGGCAAGAAAACGAAAATCAAAGAAATGTAATTCATCATTGTGGAACATCTTCTCAAAATCAATCAAATTCAAACAAAATTTGGATAGATAAAGGTTTTGTGAAAATAATAGCTCAAAGTAATATAGAACACAGTCAAATTGTTGTTTAAAAAAAATAAAAGATTTATTTACTTTTTTGTTTGTTTTTTTTTATATTTAAAATAAAAATAATTACCATATTTTTTAGAAAATGACTTTTAAATATTACATATTACTTTTTGTAATTATAAGTTTTCTTATAATAATTATAGGTTTAGAAAAACAAACTAAAAGTGAATATAAAAGATATTTAAAAAAAGGAGGAGTTTTATCTTTCAAAGAATTCAAAAAAAAATACTATACTGAAGATTGAATGAAAATACTTATTGTAGACGACTCTAAAACATCCGTAAAACTCATAGAAGAGCTCATTAAACACGCTTTTAGAGATTTTGTATACCAAAGTGCATTTAATGGAAAAGAAGGTTTAGAATGCTATAATAAAACAAAAGATTTTGACTTAATTATTACAGATTATCAAATGCCTTGCATAAACGGTAATTGTTTAATCAAACAAATAAAACAAATAAACTCTAATATTTTAAGTATTTGTATATCTTCTGAAAGTTTTATAAAAGATGATGATATATTTGATTTTATTTTACAAAAGCCAATCCATAAAGAAGAATTTATCTCTATTTTACAAAAAATAAAAAACAACTATAATGTTTAATACTCATATTCATGTTTTCACAAAAGAAGATGTTCCTTCAAATTTTCTTCCTTTTAAATTAGTAAGAATTTTAGCAGACAAAGAAGGATACGAAATAATTGCAAGAGTTTTACATAATTTAAATCCTTGGACAAAAAATGATGTATTTGATAGATATTTAGAGTTTGTAAAAGAGGGAAGACTCGGTAGTCAAACTAACATTTTTGAAGATGTAGCAAAGTTTTATCCAATAGATACAAAGTTTTTTGTTTTACCTATGGATATGGAATATATGGGTGCAGGAACTACAGCAAGAGTATATAGAGATCAACTTAAAGAATTAATAGAATTATCTAAAGTTGATAAAAGAGTTGTTCCTTTTGTAATGGTTGACCCAAGAAGACCAGAAATAGAAGGTTTTGTTTTAAACAATAATTTTGCAGGTATAAAACTATATCCAAATTTAGGATACTTTCCTTATGATAAAGATTTAATGTGGATATATAATTATTGCAGTAAATTTAATAAACCAATTGTTGCGCATTGCACTCCTGATAATCCAGTACATTTTAAAGGATCAAAACAAGAATTAAAAGAATTATTGTTAAAATCTAAAGGTGTAGTAAATTTAAAAGGATCTAATCAAAAATTATGTGCTCAATTTATGGATCCTTATAATTATGTTTCTATTTTAAATAACTATAAAGATGTAAATATTTGTTTAGCTCATATGGGCGGAGAACAAGAAGTTTTAAAATATTTAAAAGGAGAAAAAAACACAATTACAGAAAAAATTTTAAATTTAATTGTAATGTATCCTAATCTTTATACAGATATTAGTTATACATTATCAAACAAAAAACTATATTCTTTCCTTGATAAATTATTAGATGATGATAGATATAAAAACCGTATTCTTTTTGGAAGCGATTTTTATATGAATAAAACCAAAGGAGATGAAACTCTATTTAGCAAAAATATTAAAGAAATGTTAGGAGATAAAAAATTTGAATTAATTAGTAACACAAATGTTAATAGTTTTTTGAAATCTTAAATTTGTGATTCTAAATATTTCTCTTTGTTAAATTTATCTAGCAAGTTATTTAAATTTCTTTTAGAATTTACACCTACTTCATCATGCACAGTAGGTTTTAAATAAGGAACAATAGCAGGTGTCGTTATCATATTTGCTTTTTCTCCTTTATAGTTATAGTTTACCCATTCTATTTGAGGAACTAAAGTATCTTTATTTATTTTTTCTAAAATTTTAGGAAACAATTTCAAAAAAGTAGGTAAATCTTGTTTTAAGTTAGAAATTATTTCGTTTATCAACTCTTTATATTCTTTTGAAGTAGCATTATTGTTTGGTTGCTTACAAAGACGAGATAATTGCAAATTTCTTATTTCTATTCTTGCTTTAAGTATTTTTCTTTCTAAAATTCTTTTTTTTTGTGTTTTATTTAAAGTAATTTCATTTTCTATTAAAATAACTTTAGTTTTTGAAAGACTTTGGAGTTGTTCTACTAAAAAGTCTAATTTGTTTTTAACTTTATTCATTTTTTTAAGCTAAATTTCGGTTTAAATAAGTTTTTTTGTTAAAATTGTCTAAAACACTTTGCATATGTGACTTAAAATCTTCGCTTATTGTGTCCGTACCTTTTCTTATTCCTAAATACCAAGCAATTGCATAAGGAATAATTACATCTTTATTATTTAATTGAGTTTTAAACACAAGAGGTTTAGATTTATTTAATTCTTCATTTATTTTAGGGAATAATTTTAAAAATGTAGGTAAATATTCATTTATATTGTTTTTTATTTCTTTTACAAAATCAATATAATTCGAATGTGTTTCATTATTTTTAATTTCTTTATAAATAGAGTTTAGTTTTAAACCATCAACTTCTTTTTTTGCGTTTAAAATATCTTGATTTAATTGTTTTTCAAGTTTTTCTTTTTTTGATAGCCCAAAGATTTCTACCAACAAAACTTCTTTTCCTGTAGTTCTTTCTAATTGTTCTATTAAAATTTTAAGAACAACTTCTTCTTTTTTTAAACTTTTTTGATCACTAAAGTATTTAGAATAATAAATATTATAAAGAGTAATTCCTTTACTTGTTAATTTAGATGTTATTCCATAAGAGTTTAATTGCCCTTGAACAACTTTTGCCATCATTGTATCACAAATAAGATTAACTTCTTTGTATTTTCCTACATTTACTAAATCAATAGATCCAGAGCATTTAAAAGAAACAGGTTTTACTCCACTTGGAGTTTTAAGATTTATTTCAAAAGGAGAGCGGTTTGAATATTCTCCTTTTACTACATAAGGAAGATCTTCTTTTTTTACAATATTTTTTTGAACATCTCCAGATAAGTTTTTAATTATAGCATCTATGTTAATTTCGGTTGTTTTAGGTTCATAGATTTGAACCTTTGCCGTGTGATATTTAATATATTCGTTAGAAACAGCAGATCCTCCTTTTGTTATTCCAATTTCTTCATGAGACTTCATATATTTCTCCATACTACCTGTATCATTAGATAGTAAAATTGTTTTAGCAATATCATTATAAACAGGACTCCAAAATATATTTCCTGTTTTTGAATTACCCACTTCACTATCTTTTGAAGAAACTGCAATCGCAGCAGGGTAAATGTTATTATTATATTTACAAGTAAATATCCCAAAGATAAAAGCACCATATTCAAATTTACTATGTTCAGCTTCAATAATTTTACTTGATATAGTGTCAACAATTTTACTTTTTATATCTTGTTCTATTTCTTTTTTGTATTTCAAATGTTCTGAATTTAAAAAATCAACAGATACAGAACAGTTATCTATTCTTGTTTTTTTTCTTTCCCAAAAATGTGTATCTTTTTCTTTAGTTCGAGCTTCTCTCGATGCATCGCGATATTTTAATTCTTTTAAAAGAAGTTTCATTATATTCTTTATTTGTGTTTTTAAATATGATATTTTTAATTATCTCACAAAAAGTAAGCTAATCATCAAGGTTGAAATAATAAGCTTAAATTAATAGGTTTAAATAAGTTTGAAATCTAAATTTGTTTGTTTAAAATGTTTTAACATTTTAATTAAAGCTGCGTAAACAAAAGGATCTTGTGCTTTAAGAAAGTTATCTGTCCAAAAACATTTAGCTTCTTTTTCTAGCTTACTTCCATCAGTAGTAGCTTTTCCTTTTTCTTTGTTTGTTAAATCAACAGTAAACAAATAATAAACAGTATCTGAACTTTTAATTCCAAACATTTCTCCTAATTCAACAATATCTTCTTTAGTTATAGAGTAACCAGCTTCTTCTTTAAGTTCTATAATGGCAGTTTCTAAAGGACTATTATTTTTTTCAACACTTCCTGTTAAAGAAGAAATAATTTTTTTATTTAAATCCCAACAAGGAGTTAATTCATCTCTTAAAAGAATTTCAAATTTACCTTTTTGATTTCTATATGGTAAAATTACAATTTTTTTTCCATCACAACTTTTCTCATGACTATAAACGTAACCATTTATTCCTTTTTTTTCATCAACAAGTTCTCTTAACTCTATCCATTTATTGGTTTTAAGGATGTTTATCATTTTTTTATTTTTATTGTTAAACTTTGATTAAAACTATTTTCTTTGCTAAAAAAAACTAATTCGCAAAAATTGTTTATTTTTTTGCAAATTTGGTAAAGTTCATTGAACTCGTTGCTACTAAAACAACTTGTTGTTAGTTCAACTTCAATAACTTCTTTTTCTAAAAAACAATAATTAAATAAAACTAAATTGTTTTTGTTTAACCATTCTAAAATAAAATCTAGATTTTTATCCATAATATTTAATGTTTTGTTTTAAATATCAAAAAAAACACATATTGCTGGAAAATAACTATAGATTTTTAAAAAAAGTTATAAAAAAAAACTTATTTTAAAATAAAAAAGATAAATGGAAATAAATTATTTTAATTACATTGGACAAGCAGCTGTTTTTGTAATAACAACTAAAGTTTTAGTTACTTTTTATAAAAACCAAGCAAGTAAAATAAAAGAGAAGAAAGCAAAAAAGCTTCAGGAAGTAGAAAAAGACAAAGAAATAGAAGATTGGGAAATAGGGGATTTAATTCAAGTATCTCCAGAAAAGTTCGGAAAAGAATTTGTCGAAATTAATTCAAACAGACCAGGTGTTTTGTTTGCAACATTATCAAAATGGAATAAAGAGAAATGCGAAGCTGTTTTTAATAATGGATTATCAGTTATTTTTTTAATTAACGAAATAGTAGCTAATCATTCTTTTCTTGCAAGAAAAGATAAAAACCAAATGACAAGTTTTATGGAAAAAACAAAAAACAAACCATTTGATCAATTATTACAAGAATATCAAAAAGAATCCAAAAATACTGACAAGTTTTCTACAATTAGTGGAGAAATTAAAAGTTTAAACCCAGAAGTGATTCAAAATTGCTCGTTTAATTTTGAAGAAATCGAAGTTTTAGGAGTTCCTCTTATTGAAATGCATAAAAATGAATTAGATCTAGTAATGGATTTAGCTATTTCTTTTGAAAACTACGAACTCGCAGGCGCTATAAAAAACTTTATTGAAGAAAGATTTCCTGAAGTAAAATAATTTTTTTTGTTAAATTTTATATTTAAAGTAAAAAAATGATACTTAAAGAATATAGTTTAAAAGAAAAATCCAAATTAGTTAAACTCATTAACTATTTACAACCTTTAGTTCCAGAAGATAGTATGGAAAAAGTTTTAGATTTTTACGAATATTTCGATGAAAGTTTTTATGAAATTGAAAATATAGCTGTTTATGATGAATTTATGGACAGTTTAAAACAACTAGCTGAGAAAAATACAATTAAATTACCAGAAGAATTATTATAAAATGTCAAAAATTATAGATTTAGATTCTCTTTCTTTAGAAGAAAAAGAATCTATTATTGTTTTATTACAAAAAGAAATTCAAGAAGAAAAAGAAAAAAAAGAAGCTGCTAAAAACGTAGCAGCTTACAAAGAACTAATGAGTTGTATAACTAAAAAAAGTTAATCAACTTTCAGTTTTTATACAAAAAATTAAATAACTAGTAGCAACAGGTGCTCCAATAGGAACAAGCTTGTCTACATAATAGTTTTGTTCAACTAAATCATCTACAAAAGATTTTAAACCATTAACAGTAATTGTAATTGGTTGGTAAATAAATGTTTCTTGTTTTGGTACTGCCATTTTTTATGTTTTAAAGTTAAATTATTCTAAATCTTTCCAATTCTTTCCGAACTTTAAAGAAGTTTTTGCAATTAATTGCTTTTCAGGTTCTTCTAATATTTTTATTATATCTTCAACAATTTCAGTATTATTTATTAGACTAACACTAAGGTTAAATAAAATTGAATCATGTTTTTGTAATAATATTCTATTTGTAGAAGGGTATTGTTGTAAATATTTTTTTAATTTATCTATTTTTGTTATTAAAAAGTCTGCAGCTGTAGATTGAATAAAGTTATTTAAATAAGCCCATTCTTTTTCTGGATATATATTCCTACCAAAATAATTAATTATTTTATTTGAATTCTTAAACTCTAATTCTAGTGCCATCTTCGTTTCTTCAAAAGGCTTTACAAACTCTTCTAATTGTTCTTGAAGTTTTTCTTCGTTTAAATTAAAATTTGGAAATTCTCCTTTTAAAGATTTTATTGAATTCGAAATAGATTGTCCGTATAAAATACTATAATTGATTCTTTTAGCAACATCTCTATAACTTTCATCATTAAACAACTCTTTAGCTAACTTTAAATGAGGATCTTCTGAAAAATCTAAACCACAAAGTTGTCTTAATAAAGAATATTCAAAATAATCATAATCAAATTCTAATAACATACATTTTTTTTCTGCGATTACTATATCTCTATTGTTTTTAGATAAGTTTTGGATATTAAAATTCTTTTTTGAAGAATATATTCTACCTGTAATTTTATCAGTGCCTTTATAAGCTTGTTTTAAATATTCTTCATTTTCTAAGTTATTTAATATACTAAAATAAATATTATCTTCTAAGTTTAAAATTTTTTCTTTATCAATTCTAACTTTTAAAGAAGATAAATAACTTTCAACTTCATAAGCTTTATTCCAAATGGCTAATGTTTCTTGAGATAAACCAAGATTGTTAAATTTATCAACCCATTCTAAACAAGCAACTCCTATATGTAAATCTATTTTATCATCAAATAAATGTAATTTTTTGAAATCTTTTAAAGAAATATAATAGTTTGTGGTTTTTAAATAAGATTGAAAATAAAAATAATTATCCCAAGAATAAAAAACACAATCTGGAAATAATTCTTTTAGTTGCTTAATTAATTTTTTTGTATTTAAAGTTTTAGCATAAAAAAAGTTATAAATTTTCTTATCTATATAATAAACTTTATCACCAGATGTTATAGTTAAAAAAAGATCAGTTTCAAAAACAAATACTGATTTTGATAAAGTTATGTTTTCAAATTCTAAATAATTTTTTACAATAGTAAATTTTTTTATTAAGTTTTTGTAACAATGATAAAGAAAATTGTTTAAAGATTCTTCATATTTATCAGATTCTGTTTCAGAAAATATATAATATACATTTTCTTTTATTTTTTTATTAGAAACATTTAATTCTGGATATAAACCAATAGCTCTATTCATACCTACAATTAATACAGGCTTATCTCTATTTTCTATAGAAGTAGAACTAATTGTTTCTAATAAAGGGTGTTCATCACCAACTATATATCCTAAATACATTTGCTTTTTTACTAGTAAAATAAGTAAAAAAAAGCAAAATAGGTAATTATTACTTAAGTATAAGCACTATTTAATCCAGGTATTAATTTACCGCTTTGAGATGTTACATTTACATTATCTTTTTGAGGAATATCATACGAAGGTTTTGTAAAACTCATTTCTTTTTGAATATTTAATACGGCTTGTGCTTGTCTAACAGTTTTTTTATACTGTCTGGCTTTAGAAGCATCATTTAAATCAGTATTTTGTTGTTTTAAACCATCAACATTAATTTTTAAATCTTCAACAGCTGTAAACATTAAAGCTTCATCTTCAGGATCAGGATCCATTCCAGAGTCGGTAGTTTGACTATCTGTTCTAATACAATCAGGAATATAATAAATATCTTCAATATCATAATCTTTTCTATGATAAAATCTACAATATTCAGAAGACGGTTCATCTTCATGTATAATATCAATATTTAGAGAAACTTGAACACCCATTGGCATTGCTCCTACCTTTGATGCATTTAAATCTACAGCCATGTTTTCGTAATCATCTACATTTAACCCTGTTATTCTTCCTGTAGCGTCTATAAAATCACCAATTCTTATTCTTATAATTGGTTGTTCTTTCATTTTTCCATCGTTTCTATACCAAGGATAACAACATTGAGCTAAAAATGTTAATTTACTCCATAACATTTCTGGAGTTCCTGTCATTTGTCCAGGAACAATTCCTGAATACATTCCTCTTGTAAAAGAAGGAAACCCTAAAGTTCCAGAACCCCATTCAGGTAAATACTTTCTTAACTCTTCCAATCTTTCTTTGTCAGTTAATTGATTTTCATATATATCTTTTGCTTCTGCTTTATTTTTTTTTGCAATTTTAGCTAACTCAGGATCTTTATTTATTTCTTTTTGTTCAGCCATATCTTTAGCAGCTTTTATTCCCGCTAAAAGAACTTCTGTTGAAAAATCAGAAGCCATATAAAAAGATATTGTTAATTGTCTTGATGTTGATTTATATATTCCAACCTTTTCACTTCTACCGTAAAACTCTTGAGTACTCCATTCAGGTGTGTAACTATCATTATAGCTTTGAATGTAAGCAGGAAAAACCATTCTATTTGGAATTTCAGATCTTAATTGTCCGTTTTTAATAGGGTTTTTTGTGTAAAAATCGCCATTAGTATGTCTACCATGTAGTTTTTCAATAAAAAATTTATATGAACCAGGTGTGTAATTTCTATATTGGTTCAACATTTCTTCTAATTTCTTAGTAGTAGGGACATCAGGTGTTCCATATGTATAAGGGTTTTGCCCTTCAGGTACAGAAAATCCTTTATTTATTGTTCCGCCTGAAAATTTATACGATGTTAAGTTTGCAATTTTTCTTCCATTCGCTGAATCTTGAGTAGAAATATTTTCTCCATGTTTTGGAAAAGTAGAAGCATTTGAAGTCAACCCAGAAGATTCGTAAGAAGTTCTAGGATCAGTACTAGTTGCTGAATCTTTAGAGTTTGAAGAATTATCTCCTATGTTTGTAGAAGTAGGATGATGTTGAGCAAAAAGTTTTTTTGCTTTTTGCGATTTTGCTTCGTTAATTTCTAAAGTTGTCTTTTTTTCGTTTTCTTTAGCTGATTTATCAGAAGAAGTTGTGCTGAATCCTTCACTTGTTGAAGATTTTTGTGATAAAATATCTCTTACATAGTTGATTTTTTTTTCATATGTTTTATCATTTGAATTAATTAAAGGATCTTTTGAGAAATCAATACCACTTTCTGAAGCATTTTGAGACTCTACCGCAGATGAAAAATATTTATTTGTTGCGTCTAAAAAATCTGTATTATTTGTAGCATTTTTTTCGCTTTTTGATTTGTCAAGAGATGCGCTTTGTGTTAATTCTTTCCCTGTATCTCCAGTAGCAGATACTAATCCAGGATTAGGGTTATTATTTACGAAACCTTTATCTAAAATTTCTTTTTGTTGTTTTATTATTTTTTCTGGATTGTTTTCTGTAACATTATTAGGGTTAACGATTTTTTTGTCTATTTTTTTTTCAACAGTTAAATCATCTAAAGAATATCTAGTTTTAATATTATTTTTTCTTGCAAAATCTTTAGCTTGTTTATCTAAGCCACCGTAATATTTTTGAATACTCAAATCAAATTGAATTCCTTTATATTCTACTCCAAGACCTCCTCCAAAACTTAAAGTACTTGGATCAAGATGAAATCCCCAATCAGCATATAATTTATTATCTTTTAGTTTGTCAATAATTGTATTAAAAGATATTTTTTGTGCAATAGCATGTTTTGCAACATCTTTATAATAATTAGCGGTTGACTTTAAACCATAGTTGTTGTCAATAATGTTTTTGTTTTGATTAGCTTTCCCTAAAAGAGTATTTTGCATTATATACAAATCTTTTTTTGTATCACTAAAAGTTTTTACATTTTTTGCATCTAATTGATTTTCATCGCTAATATTTTCAACATCTTTATAATATTTAGAAGTATCTTTATTTTCTTCAGTTATAATAACTTTTTCTTCTAATTGATTAGAGTTACTTAATTGACTTATTTCTTTATTGTAATAAAGCTCAGTTTCTTTATCAGCTTCGCTATTTTGTTGAACTTCACTTAATTGGTTTAAATTACTTAAATTTTCAACATCTTTATAATATTTAGAAGTATCTTTATTTTCTTCAACCACAATAACTTTTTCTTCAAGTTGGTTTAAGTTGCTTAAAGGGATAACTTCATCTTTATAATACTTAGAAGTGTCTTTATTCTCCTCAATTATAATAGCCTGTTCTTCTAATTGATTAGAATCACTTAAAGGTGTAACAACATCTTTATAATATACAGAAGTGTCTTTGTTTTCCTCGATTACAATAACTTGCTCTTCAAGTTGATTTGAGTTACTTAAAGGAGTAACAAGATCTTTGTAATACTTAGAAGTATCTTTATCTTCCTCAACTACAATAACTTTTTCTTCCAACTGGTTTGAATTGCTTAATTCAGATAATTGAGAATAATATTCTTTGGTTATTTTACCGTAATCAGTTTGAGGCGCAAAAGTTAATCCAAGCTCTTTTATTTTTTCATAATAAGCTATAATATTATCATCTGTTGTCTTATGAGTTTCTTGTTGTTGTTTTAAATATATTAAACCTAAGTTAGCAACATTTTTATAATAAGATGTTAATTCAAGTTCAGTAAATTTTTCTGAAGAAATAATTTTACCTTTTAGTGCTTCTTGTAAAAAAACAACTTCTTTTAAGCTGTTTTTAATACTTTCTTCTATATTTTTTAAATCTGCCATTTTTATATTACTTTTGTTGAACTGATATTTTACCTCCACCGAATAAAGGATCACTACTTGAATTAACTATTACTGTGTTATTGTTGTTATTTGTATTATTATTTGCTACTGAAGCGCTTGTACCTCTTGCGTTTTGATCTGATCTTTCACCAGTTGCTCTTGTAGGGACAATATCTTTAACTGAACTAAGAGCCATTGAATATTCTCCTTTATCTCCTTTAATATTTGCTTCAGGAGTAACAGGAGAAGCATTAGATGCTACACCAAACATTTCATCCCATGAATTTGCACTAATATCTTTTTTTGCTGGTTCTGAATCAAAAAAGTTTAAATATTTTACTAAAGAGTTAAATCCGTCTATTAATTCATCTAAACCATTAGAGAACCACCCTAAAATATCATTTATAGGTAAAAAATAATTAATAAAATCAAGTATAGTACTTCCAACTTTATTAAATATATTAGAAAACCAATTAGAAGTGTTTTGCCATATATTAGAAAACCAACTTGCCGTGTTTTGCCATATATTAGAAAACCAATTAGAAATATCTTTCCACATGTCAGAAAACCAATCTCCAATTTTATCTGCAACCCAAGAAATACCTTTCCATAGTAATTCAAAAGATTTATAAACTAAATATCCAACTGCAATTAAAGGTAAAAAAGCTATTTTAATAATATCCCATATAACATCTTTAAATTCGTAAATAACATATCCTAATAAAGCTATTGCTGCAACGACTGCTATTACAGGCCATGATATAGTTAAAAGCGCAAAACCGGCTGCTAAAGCTTCTGCAGCTAATAAACCTAAAGGAATAACGTTTGCTAAAGCTGCAAAAGCCATAGCTGTTAAAGAAGGTAAATAAGCAATAGCTATAATACCAATAACATACCCTAAATATTCTCCTAAAGTTTGCAAAGTGCTTGAAACTACTTCAACGACTGGCATGATGTAAGAACTTATACTATCCCAAATAGAAGAAAGAGCTCCAAAAACATATGTAAACGTTTCACCTACTCCTGTTATAACACCTATAAGAAAATCTAATCCAGTAATTATAAAAGCAATTGAAATTGCAAAATCAAGAATAGGTTTAACAAATGACCAAATTGCAGAAGTAATATCAATAAATGCTTTTATTAAAGGGCCAAAAACTTTAGCTAATGGGTCAACTATTGTACTCCGTAAACTTCCTGATAGCATAGAAAGTGATTCTAGTATTGTTCTGTTTTTAACTTCTTCGTTTTTTATCTGTAATTTTTGAAAGAAATTAGCCTTTTCTGGACTCATTAGTTTTTCAAGAGCAATACCTGTCTCTTCTGACATTTTTCCTAAACGACTAACAGCTTGAATAGCTTCTTGATCTATTCCTGCTCCTTTTAGGGTTGCTATACCAGCGTTAGTAACTCCATGCTCTCCCATCATACCTTTAGCTTTTAAATCTTTAGCTAAATTTCCAACCATTATTCCTATTGCTTTATCGCCTTGGCCTGTTTGTTTTAAAGCATATATTTTAGCCATATTGTTTGCTGTATTCCCTAATTCTAACGCAGCAAATGATTGTTGTTTGGTAAATAAATCTGTAACTGATTCTAATCCACCGATTGAACCCATTAAAGTGTTTACATTTGAACCTAAGAGTGTAGCATATAAAGCTAAGTTTTTCATACCTTGAAGTTGAGTGAAATAATAACTTCCTGCTAATGCTGCTACTTGTTGTAAATTTTTAACTGCTGCTTCCATACTTAATCCTGCGTCTTTTGCAGCATCTGCAGTTTCTGTAGCTAAAAGTGTTGATTCTTTTAACCCAGTATTGTAATTCATTGTTAATTCTCTTACAGCTTCTGATAAATTAACACCCCAAAGTTTGCTATACTTTGCAGCTTCTTTTCCGAAATATAACATTTCGTCTCCAGCTTCTTTCAAGTTTGTTTTCATTCCAGCTATTTGGCCAAACCCATCTGTAAATAACCCACCCATTGCTTTTGAAAAATCTTCCATAGAAAGATTACTCATTAATAGTTGTGTTTTTAAACTTTCAGCAGAGCCAGTCATGTTACCCATTGCATCAGAATTTATCATAAATGCATTAAATAAACCGCTAGAATTTCTAGTCATTTCAATTAAGACACTGTTTAGCTCGGTTATCTGTTTCCAAACCATTTCTGCAACATCTTTAAGGATATCAAAAGCTACTTTTACTAACATTAACTCTTCGGCTGTATATCCAGCTTCAACTCCTGCAGTAATAATAGAGTTTTCGAAAGAAGTCATAAAGTTATCTTTTAACGCATTTTGCACGTTGTTAATACCTCCTTGAAAAGTTTTTAAATTATCCATAGCAAATCCTTTATCTAAAAGACTTTTCATTTTGTCTTCAAATTCAGCTCCAGATATTGCACCAAAATCAAGTTCGTCTTTTAATTTATCTATTTGTAAAGATAAATCTTTTGCTGCTTTTTCAGCAACATCTATTTTAGAAAACTTTGATTGATAATTGTCAAATGATTTAATAAGTTTTTCGTTAGCTTTTTCTGTAGCTTTTTCTTGACTTTCTATTTGTTTGTTTATTATTAAAGCTTTTGCTCTTTGTTTGTCTAAATTTTTCTCTAAAGCTTCAATTTTTTCAAGATTTTCAGGCTCTTTTCTCCTAACATCATCAAGTTTTTTTTGAGCTTTTACTATTCTTTCTGTTATAGTATTAGCTGTAACTTCTAATTCTTCTAAATTTTTAGTAGCTTTATCAAAATTTAAAGCAGCACCTTCAGGAGTACTAGCTTTATTTGTTACAGACGATTTTCCTGAGGTTTTAATTATAGAACTAAAACCTTGCCCCATAAGATCAAATAATTGGCCGAATTTCATTTTTGTTTTAGTTTAAATATAAAGAAGTTAATCTGTTTTTGAGTAATTGTTAATAAAAGATAAAAAAAAATCTTATATTTAAATTAAAAAAGTAAATTTAAAAATATGGATGAAATTTTAGAAAAAGCAGAAGATAGAGGATCAACTGTTAGTACCTCTAACATTAATAACGCAGATGGAGAAGCAGAATATGTTTATTTGCCATCTAAAGGTGTTTTTTATAAAGGTAAGTTTAAAGGTCTAGATAAATTAAAAGTTAGAAAATTAGATTACACAGATGAAGATATTCTTACAACAAAATCTTATTATGACAATAATACTTTGTTTGATGAAATACTAAAAAACACTATTGTTGACGAAAATGGATTTAAAGCAGAAGATTTAGTTCCAATCGATCGTGATACTATTATTTGGTGGTTAAGAATAGGTTCGTTTGGTTCTGAATACCAAATACCTTATACTTGTACTAACCCTAAATGTAAAGTGAAAACTAATATTATTTGGGATTTGTCTGATTTCGACATGCCTGATTTACCTATTGAAGTTGAAGAAGAAATAGTTGAAACAGGTGGAATTCTTATTACTTTACCTCTTTCTAAATTAAAGTGTAAAATAACTGTTGCGTCTATAGGAAAAGAGCTTAAAGTTCATAAGTTTTTAACAAAAAGAAAAGAAACCGTTAATAAAAAGAACCCAAGTTTAAATATTACAAAAGAATTTACAATAACTGGTCGTCTTTTAGCTGCTATTGAAAAAGTTTATGATATTTCAGGTAAAGAATATTCAGGGATTGATGAAACTATAAATTGGTTAAATTCAGCATATAACGGAAAACCACTTCCTATTATAGATTCTCGCTATATAATTAAAAAAATTAAAGAAATCACAATGGAAGTTAATACAAAGAAAGATATAGAATGTCCTTCTTGTAACCACATTGAGGAGGGTGTGAGAATGCCAATGAGCATTTACTTTTTTTGGCCTGAATTTGAAGAGTTATCGGGAGTATCTAATAAAATCAATTAATTTTTTAGTCTTCTGGGGGAGAATAGATTACCAATCAACTTTAAGAATGCCAATAAAAAAAAGAAGAGATTGGTTAAAATTAACCCAAGAGAATTTAAAAATATTATATGGAAAAAAATAACAAAAAAGGTGAAACAATAAAATTTCACCTTTTTTGTTGAAATAATTTGGTTTGAATAAAAAAAAATAATAAATTTAACAAATTTTAAAAACAAAAAAAATGAATAGACCAATAGAAAGAATAGATTATTTTCTTGATAATATTGATTGGGTAAACCTAATTAGAAATATTTGGAAAATTGAAGGCGATTTAATTTTTCAACTTGAGGGGTTTGAATTGGAAAAATTCGCGAAAGAATTATCTCTTTGTAAAGAAGATATAAGAAAAAAATGGAGACAAGAAAGTGATTTAAGAATATCACAAGTGTTAATTACCAATAACTACCTTCCTTACATACCAGGGTTTTGGTATGGACTTGAAGATTGGCAAATTTTATTAAAACAAGGAATAAATCCAAGAAATTTTTTACTTTGGGGAACTTTTGGAGTTAACAGAGATACATTTAAATGGATTTTAGTTAAAAACATGAGTTTTTCTCATATTAAAAACATTTTAAATGATTTTCAAAGCAAAAATCAACTACTACATCCAGAATTTTTAAAAGCTTTCAAAGATGAATTAAAATATGACTTTAAAACCATTGAAAATGAATAAAAAAGTCACATTACATGATAAAAATTTTGTCTTATTTAAGACACAAGATCAAATAAACAATACAATAAAGAAAATTGCAACAAGTATAAACAGTATGAACCCTATTAATTCAGTGTTTATCCCTGTTTTAAACGGTTCTTTTATGTTTACAAGTGATTTGTGTAAAGAACTAAAAATACTTCCGGAAATTCAATTTATTAAAGTCAAATCTTATGAAGATTTTGAATCATCTGGCAAGGTTACTGAATTAATAGGCTTAAAAGATTCTTTAGAAGGAAAAACTGTTTTTATTATTGAAGATATAGTTGATACTGGTATAACAATATCAAATCTTTATAATAAAATTAAACTTATGAATCCTAAAGAAATTTATGTAGTTACTTTATTGTTTAAACCAGATAAATATAATGGAGGTCTTGATATAAACATTTTATATGGTTTTTCAATTGCAAATGATTTTGTGGTTGGTTATGGAATGGATTATAATGAACTCGGTAGAAATCTTAAAGAAATTTATGTTTTAAAAGAATAAAACATAAAAAAAGAGTTAAATTTGATTTTAACTCTTTTTTTATGTTTTATCTTACTCTTTTTGTTTTTTTAATGGTTTTATTAATGTAGCCTTTGCCTGTAATATATGCGTCAGAACAGTCTAAAACAAAATCTTCATATACTGTTTTTCCTTTATCTTTTCCTCTAGTTACTACCCTAGTTGGAAAATAGCTTTCTCCTAATTCAGCCAAAACATAAGCAAACATCTGCTCTTTTTGTTTCACTCCTGTGTTTTTTTTCATTATAGCGGTAGGAAATGCATATTTTCTTGAATCAGTTACAGTCATTGTATCAATCTTTAATCCAAGCTTATAACAGATTAATTGATAGCCAAAATTAGCTTGACTTAATGTAGTGGTAGTTTTAGAAGAACTATTCCCTCCAAACATCGCAACAAAAGCTTCTTCAATTACAACTTCGTCAATTTCGCTATGTCTTACAAGAATATCTTCTTTCAACCACTTTTCAAACTCTAATACTTTTTCTAATAAAGTATCTTTTTGAGGAACAGACCAGTGACTAATTTCAATTAATTCACATGTTTCTTTACTCCATATACAAAACCCCACAGTTTTCGTAGAAGCATCCAGACTCAATAATTTTTTCATAATTTTAATGTTTTATCTATAAAATAAGAAAAAATAAGTGTATTTAGAAATAAATAACTAATATCTAATGAACCTTAAAGGAAGTTATATCAATTTAGGAGAAACACCTACAGAAAGATTAAGAAATAAACTTAATCCAATTTTACATATAATAGATATGCTTCAAAGTGGGGATACAGACACTGAAGATGTTAAATTTATGATAACTCAAGCAAAGAGAGTTGATATAGATGAAATTGTAACATATATTGAAGATTGCGAAACTTTAATATACGATGATGTTAAAAAACCTTGGGAAGACCTTATAAAAAAATAATTCATTTTTCTTTTTTGCAATAATTTTATTACCACATTGTTATAAACTTTTGTGTTTGTATTTACATGCTTTAGTTATAAATTAAAAAGTTTTTTACTATTTATTTTTACTTTATTTAGAAAAAAAAACTTATATTTAAAACATAATTATTATAAACCAATAAATAAAAATGTATAGTCATAACAATGTATTAAAAAATGCGATTCAATACTTCAATGGAGATGAATTAGCAGCTACTGTTTGGATGAACAAATATTGTTTGAAAAACAACAATGGAGATTTTTTAGAAAAGTCCCCAGAGGATATGCACAAAAGACTTGCTAAAGAATTTGCAAGAATTGAAAAGAAATATCCAAACCCTATGTCAGAGGAAAAAATATTTGAATTAATTAATCGTTTTGATTATATTGTTCCTCAAGGCAGTCCAATGTCTGGTATAGGAAATAATCATAAAATTCAATCTATTTCAAATTGTTTTGTTATCAAAAACCCTTATGATTCTTATGCAGGGATATTTAAAACAGAGCAAGAAATGGTTCAATTAATGAAACGTAGAGGCGGAGTTGGGTTTAGTATACATTCTTTAAGACCTAAAGAAATGCCGACAAGCTCTGTTTCAGAAAAAAGTTCAGGAATTGTATTATTTTCAGAAAGATTTAGTAATGGAACAAGAGAAGTTGCTCAAGATGGAAGAAGAGGAGCTCTAATGTTAAGTTGTAGAGTTGATCATCCAGATATTGAAAGTTTTATAGATGCTAAATTAGATTTAAAGAAAATTACAGGAGCAAATGTATCTATAATGATTACGGATGCTTTTATGGAAGCTGTAAAAGTTGATGGAGAATACGAATTAACTTTCATAGGAGAAAAAGGATCAATCTCAAAGAAAATTAAAGCAAAGAAAGTTTGGGATAAAATAATGTTTAATGCGCATAAAAGTGCAGAACCAGGAATTCTTTTTATGGATACTATTCATAATGAATCTCCTGTTAAAAATTACGGAGAAGAATGGGTAGAAACTTCCACTAACCCCTGTGTTACTGGAGATACAATTGTAAAGACTTTAAATGGTGACTTAACTATAAAAGAAATTTTTGATAATAAAATTTTAGCAGATATTTATTCTTATAACACAGAAACTGAAAAAATAGAAGTTGATAAAATAGAAAATGTTTATTTAACTAGAAAAAACGCTAATGTTATAGAATTAGAATTAGATAATGGAGAAAGTATAAAATTAACCCCAGATCACAAAGTTTATACAAAAAACAGAGGCTGGACCCCTGCAGGTGTTTTAACAACAGAAGATATTTTATTAAAAATTGAGTAGAAATCCGTGCCGATTCTATATTTAAATAAAAAGAAAATATGGAAAATATAGAATCGGTAAAATCTTTATTAGAAGAAATTCAAAAAAGAGTTTTTTTAACAACAAGTACTTTAGTAAGGGTAGATAAAAACGGAAAAACAGTTAGAGTGGGTTGTGTAGCTCACGATGAAAAGAAAATAAAAGAAGATCCTCGTTACAAAACAACAAAAGATTGGTTATATTACAAATATATAAAAGAAGAATATAGTAGAAATTATTTAATTAAAGAATATAACTTAAAAGTTTCTTTATCTGTTTTTAAAAAAATATTTGAAATATTTGAAATTCCTGCAAGATGTTTAGGTACTGTTACTAATAGAACAAAAAGCCTAAGAAGTGAAAAGTCAAAAAAAGAATATGAAAAAAAAACTGGTTGGTGGGATAAAAAAGTATTTAGAGTTAATAAAGAATATAGCGGTAGAGGAATTCAAGGTTATTATTTTAACAAATCACTTCAAAAATTTGTATGGCTGCGAAGCTCTTACGAATATATTTACGCTAAGTGGTTAGATAATAATAACTGGGAGTGGGATGTAGAATTTAAAAGATACGAAGTAAAAGATAAAATTTATAGACCTGATTTTTTTATTTTCAACAATGGTGTTTTAAAAAAAATAGTTGAAATAAAAGGTTATTGGAATAATACAAGTTGGAAAGTAGAAGAATTAAATAAAATATTAAAAATTGATGTTGCAATTATCAACAAAGAGGAAATTAAAAATTATACAATTAATGTTAGAAAAGATATAAAAGAATGGAAGGAAATAAGATTAAAGAAATTAGAATTAAAAAAATAAACATAATTCAAAACGAAGATGTTTATGATATTACAGTTAAAAAAAATCATAATTTTTTTGCAAATGGTTTGTTAATTCATAATTGCGGAGAAATCCCACTGTGTGAGTTTGATTCTTGCAGGTTATTATCTCTTAATTTATTTGGATACGTAGTTAATCCTTTTACACCTGAAGCATATTTTGATTTTGAATTATTCAAAGAACATGTTAATTATGGTCAAAGAATGATGGATGATATTGTTGATCTTGAGTTAGAAAAAATAGATATCATTTTAAATAAAATTGAAAACGACAAAGATGATGAAATTCTAAAACAAGTCGAAAGAGATTTATGGACAAATATTAAAAGAAAAGCAATATTAGGCAGAAGAACAGGTTTTGGGATAACAGCCGAAGGTGATATGCTTGCTGCTTTAAATATTCGTTATGGAACTCCAGCCGCTACAATTTTTTCAATTGAAGTACATAAAACTTTAGCAATTTATAGTTACAAAACTAGTATAGATCTTGCAGAAGAAAGAGGTTGTTTTCCTATTTGGGATAAAGAAGTAGATGTAAAAAGTAATTACATTCAAAGAATTTTGCCAGAATTAAAACAAATAGGATATGAAGAAAAATATTTTAAATTTGGTAGAAGAAATGTAGCAAATCTTACAATTGCTCCTGCAGGATCTGTATCTTTATTAACAAGAACTACTTCTGGAGTAGAACCTGCGTTTATGATTTCTTATAAAAGAAGAAAAAAAATAAACCCTGAAGATGAAGGTGTAAAAGTTAATTTTGTTGATGTAAACGGTGACGCTTGGGAAGAGTATAATGTTTTTCATCCTAAATTTAGTTTATGGGCTAAAGTAAATGGATATGATACAGATTATATTAAAACATTACCTCAGAGCGAATTAGATAAAATTATTGAAAAATCTCCTTATTATAAAGCAACTTCTGCTGATGTTGATTGGGTAGAAAAAGTTAAGATGCAAGGAGCTATTCAAAAATGGATAGATCATTCAATTAGTGTTACTGTAAATATCCCAAAAGAAACTACTGTTGAAACTGTAAATAAAATTTACACTGCAGCTTGGGAATCTGGCTGTAAAGGAATGACTATTTATAGAGATGGAAGTAGAAGTGGAGTAATGATTTCAAATGACGAACAAGATAGTAAATTTGAATATGTTGATTCTGCTAAAAGACCTAAAGAATTAGAATGCGACATTCATCACTTATCAGCATTAGGCAGCAAATGGATTGTATTAATTGGATTACATGAAAATAAACCTTATGAAATTTTTGCACTTAAAGATGTCCAAGATAATGTTGAATTTGCAAAAAACTATACTAAAGGTAAAATTGTAAGAAGAAAAAAAGGTGTTTATGATTTAGTAAGTATAAAAGATCAAGTTTTACTAAAAGATATTGCTTCTTATTTTGAAACTGATGACGAAAGAGCTTCAACCAGAAGATATTCTTTAATGTTAAGACATAGAATACATCCTAAATATATTGTTTTTCAAGCAGAAGAAGAACCAGGATCTATTGTAGCTTTCAACAAAGCAATTGCTAGAACTTTAAAAAAATATTTAACTGAAGAAGATTTAAAATCTGTAGGAAAAGTATGTAAAGAATGTGGTTCTGAAAACTTAGCTATACAAGAAGGTTGTTTAGTTTGCTTAAATTGTGGAAGCTCTAAATGCGGATGATAATTTTCAAATTACAATAAAGAAAACCCTTAAATAAAATAAAAATATTTAAGGGTTTTTTGTTTTATTTCTTATATTAATAATAAAAATGAAAAAGATAAATGTTGCAAGATTAGAACTTTGTTTAGAGTCGAAAAGTGTATCTCCTGAAATGAAAAATATTATTACAATAGCTGTAACTAATTTTATTTCTGTAAATTGTGGCGATGTAGCTCAAACGTCACATATTCAAAATTATATGCTTTTAGACGATTTAGGTTTATTAATAGAATATTAAAAAAAATGAAAATGAAAAAGAAAAATACACTTTGGTTGCATAATCATGCTGGAGACGAAGCTTTTTTAGGTTTAGGTAAAGATCATGTTATTGTTGACAGAGAAGATTGGGAACAAGCACTTTCTTATAGAAAAATAATTGAAGAAATTGAAGAAATAATGGAAGAAAAGTTAAAAAAAGTGTAAAAAAAAACTTATATTAATATTAGAAAAAAGTAATTAATAAAAAAAATAAAAAAATGAAAACATTTGGAATTTTAAGCATTAGTGGAGGGATGGATTCTACCGCACTACTAATAAACATGTTGGAGAAAAACATGGATGTTAGATGTCTTTCGTTCAATTATGGACAAAAACATAAAGTTGAACTTGAAAGAATTAAAAAAAATATTGAATATCTTAAATCTAAAGGATTTAATGTTGAACATAATGTTGTTGATATTTCTATTTTAGGTAAACTTTACAATTCTGCTTTAACAACAGAAGGTGTTGCTGTACCTGAAGGTCACTATGCTGAAGAAAATATGAAAGCAACAGTAGTTCCTAACAGAAATGCAATTTTTAGTTCTATGGTTTACGGTTACGCTTTATCTCTTGTAAAAGATGAAGACGGAGGTCAAGCATATATAGCTTTAGGTATTCATTCAGGTGATCATGATATTTATCCAGATTGTAGAGCAGAATTTAGAGATGCTTTAGAATATGCATTTAAAATTGGCAACTGGGATTCAGAAAAAGTAGAATACTATACACCGTATATCGATGGAGATAAATTTAGCATTCTTCAAGAAGCTGAAGTAAATTGCAAAAAACTAGGACTTGATTTTCAAGTAATTTTCGGAAATACAAATACTTGTTATAACCCTAATAGCAATGGAGAATCATGCGGAAAATGTGGTTCTTGTCAAGAGCGTTTATTAGCTTTCAACAAACTAGGATATAAAGATCCTGTAACATATTCTTCTGATTATAACGAGTTAATTACAAACGTTTTAAAGTCGGAAGAAAATTTTAAAAATTCACAAAAAAAAGCATAAATTTTCGAGAGTTTTCTGAAAATTCTCATATTTATAATAAATAAAGTAATGGTTCCGGGTAACCTATTTAGTATTAATTAAAAAACAAAAAAAACAATGACAAACGCAGCAACAAAATTGCAAGAGACGTTATCACGTCTAAACAAAATGACCAGTCAAAAAAAAGGTAGTGGAACTGGCAAAAAAATCAATTATTGGAAACCAAAACAAGGTAAAAATGAATTAATCGTTTTACCGTTCGCAGCTTTAGGTGATCCGTTTTTCGAATGGGGAGAACACAAAGGTCTTTTAGAGCCTTCTTATTTATCAATCCCTTGTGCACAACATTTTGATGGTAGTCCATGTCCAATTTGTGAGGTTGTAAAAGATCTTAAAAAAGCGGATTGGAAAGGAAATAAAGAAATGTGGGCTCCAATCGAAACAAAAGTTCGCTATTATTCACCTGTAGTTGATTTAGCTAATATTGAAGCAGGTATTCAATGGTTTAGTTACGGAAAAACAGTGTTAAGTCAATTCCAAACTTGGCTTGTAAATCTTGAAGAAGATGAACTTCCTTTTTACAGTGTTGAAAATCCTGAAAAAATTATTGTTAACTATGATAAAGAAGCTGATGCTGCTTTAAAATATAAGTTAGACAAAAAAGCTATCAAAAAACTTCCTGAAGGTTTAGATCTTGAAGAACTAGTTGAAGGTATGGAAGATTTAGGTGCACTTTTAAATCAATACAAAAGAGATGATAATGCATTAGCTCAAATTGTTGATGATTATTTAAAAGTATTTGCTGAATCTCTTTCTGATGATGATGAAGAAGAAGAAAAAACAACTGAAACTCCTGAAGTAAAAGAAACATCAGAAAGTAATGATGATGACGATGATGACGACGATAAAGATGTTGATGACACTCCAAAGTTGAAATCTCTTAAGAAAAAACAATAACAACTCTTTAAAAAAGAGAGAATTTACTTCTCTCTTTTTTTTTACAATTCAAACAAATTTTAATCTAATATAATTAAAAATGGCAAAAGAAAATAAAGTTGTCGTAGACGATATCTTTGCAAAATTAATAGCTGAACAAAACAGTATTTCTCCAGGAGCAGCTGTTGCAGGCGATGAAATGTTCGCTGCAGTAAAAATTTGGATCCCAACAGGTTCTACAATTTTGGATACTATTATAGCTAACAAACCAGGTGGTGGTTGGCCTGCTGGAAGAACTGTTGAAATATATGGACAAGAATCTATTGGAAAATCTACATTAGTTTTTTCAGGATTAGCAAACGTTCAAAAAATGGGAGGTATTGCTATGTATTTTGATGTTGAGCAAGCAGGTTCTCAAGAAATGATGGAAAATAATGGAGTAGATTTAAGTAGGTTAATTGTTTCTAAATTAACTTCTATTGAAGAGATTTTTAAAGTTTTAGAAAAAAACCTTCAAACAATTATTAACACTAAATCATATAAAGATAAACCTGTTCTTGTTTGTATGGATTCATTAGCTCAAATGACTACGGATGCAGAATTGGAAGCGGATTATGATTTTAATATGAATATTAATCTTAAAAAAGCAGTTCAAATTGGAAAAGCTTTAAGAAAGATAACTCCATATTTAAATGAAGCAAATGCTTGTTTAATCATTATCAACCAGTTACGCGATATGCCTGGGACGACATATGGAGATCCTACCACCACGCCAGGGGGTAAAGCCCTCAAGTTTGCTGCGTCTGTTCGCATAAAATTAATGGGAAAAACCCCCGTTCGTGTTTTAGATCCTATTACACAAGAGATTTATGACAATGCTGTAGAAGAATGGTATAATGAATGTGAAATTTGGAAAGAAAATGGCGGAGGGAAAACTGGAGCGAAAAAACCAGCAAAACCAAAGAAAACAGATTTTAAAGGAAGTGAAGTAACTGTTGGAAATGATGTTACAGCAACTCTTGTTAAGAATAAAGTAGGACCTCCAAATAGAGAAGCAGAGTTTAGAATTATCTTTACTGAAGGTATTATTGAAGAAGAAGCATGGTTTGATTATGCTACAAAATTCAAAATTATTGAAAATGAAAATGCTTTTACTTATAAGTTTTCTGAAAAAAGTAAAATTGTTTTTGAAAATGAATTAGGCCCAATTCTTTTTAAAAGAGATGAATGGTTGGAGAACGTAATGGTGGATGTTGACATTAGAGAACAAGTAAAAAACCAAATTGTTAAAATGTTAACACAATCAACTAAAGGAGCTAAAGCAGCACCTGCTAAATTAGGCGAAGAAGACGAGGAATAAGCTATGCAAAGTAGAATTCTGTACATAGATGGCTTTAATTTGTTTCAAGCGAATTATCGCTCTAATATAGCGCTAGATACAAATGGAGAACCTATAGGAGGGTTTATTGGAGTACTACAACAATTGAGGGGGTTAATTTACAAATTTTCCCCTCAAAAAGTACTTATGGTATTCGATGGACCAGATGCAGGTTTAAGAAGAAGAAGTTTGTATAGTGGATATAAATCAAAAAGAAGAGCAAAAAAACGATGTGCTACAGTAAAATTAGGAGATGATTTGATCCAAACAGATAATGAATCAGAGCAATTAGAAAAATTGTTTAATGCTTTAAGAGTTTTGCCTGTACAATTGATTTCAGTTCCTTTTTACGAAGCCGATGATGTAATTTCTTATTTAGTTGCTAGAAACCCTGAATATAACAATATAATTGTATCTAACGATAAAGATTATTTACAAAGAATAACTGAAACTACACATGTTTATCAATTTACGAAAAAAAAATTGATGGATTTGAAAAAAGTAGAAGAAGAATTTGAAATTAATCCTAAAAATATTCTTTATTATAGATCAATAGTTGGAGATAGTTCGGATGAATTAATAGGGATTAAAGGATTAGGTAAAGATATTATAAATAAAATATCTGCGTTTAAAGAAAGAGCTTTTGATTCTTTTGGAGATTTTTGGAGTGAAATAGAAAGTCTTGAAGAAGGGAAAAGTAAAAAAATAAAACTACTTAAAGAAAATCAACAGCAAGCTTTGTTAATGTATCAATTAATGAGATTGGATGAAACTAGTTTAAATCAAAGAGCTATTAATTTAGTAAGATCTCAATTAGATGAACAATTAGATAAGCCTTTTTCCAGTATTGGGTTTAAAATCTTTTGCACAAAAAACAAGCTTAATATTCAGTTAAAAGATCCTGATAGTTTTTTAAGTGGGTTTTTTGCACTTAAAAGAAAAATAGAAATAAATACTTAAAATAAAACAAGCTAAAATTAAAACATTTTAGCTTGTTTTATTTATAAAACTGAGAAAAAAATTCTTATATTTAAAATGTAATTAGTTATATAAAAAAACATGCAAGAAAATAATTTAAAAAAGTTCGGTCAAGATTTTCAATTATCAGTGCTTTCTCTTTTTTTTCAAGATAAATCTTTTACAAACAAAATTAAAGATATTTTAGAACCTGACTATTTTGATAATAAGTATTCTAAATGGTTTTGTGAAAAAGGTTTAGAATACTTAGAAAAATATATGAACTTTCCATCTTCTGTAAAGGTTTTTAATATTTTAAAAACAATAATTGAAAAAGAAGTTGAAGAAAAAATGGCTAAAACATATCTTAGTGTTTTAGAAAAAATTTCAGAAGTTGAGTTAAGCGATAGAGAATATGTAGAAGCAGAAGTTTTTAATTTTTGTTTTACTAAATTTGCGTTAAAACAATTAGAAGAACAAAAAAATCAAATATTGTTAAACAATTTTGATGATGCAAGAAGGGTTGCTTTTAGTACATATACACCTATAGCAAAAAACAGTCAAGAGTTTTCTTTAAAAAAAGATTATAAGATTGCTTCAAAAGCCAAAGAACATTTAAATCCAATTCCTTTTCCGTTTAAAACTTTTACAGAAAACACAAGTGGAGGTCCTGGTGCTGGAGATTTAGCTATCATTATGGCTCAATCTAACTTTGGAAAAAGTAACTTTTTAGTTGCTTGGGCAAGACACGCGGCTGAAGTTGGACATAACGTTATTTATTTTACTTTAGAAACCAAAGGAGAGCAATTAATTGATAGAGCAATTGCAGGGTTAACAAGAATTAACCAAGCGGAGTTAATAAACCATGAAAAATTAATTGAATCTAGGGTTAATAAAGTTTTAGGTGATGTTAAGTTTATTAAAATAAAATCTACCTTAGCTCGAATAGAAGTAGTTAAACAAAAAATTGAAGAAGAAAAAGCAAACGGCTTCTTTCCTGATTTTGTTATAATTGATGGACTAAATCAATTAAAAGCTTCTAAAGGTATGAATTTCAATGGAAATTCAAATGATAAATTTGAATATCTTTCTGAAGAACTTAGAGACATGGGAGAAGAATATGGAATCCCTATAGCAACCGCCTTTCAGAGTAACAGATGTTTAGCTTTAAACACTTTAGTGGATTTAAAAGATAAAGGTAAAGTTAAAATAATATCTTTAAAAGAAGGCGATGAAATTTTAACACATAAAGGGTATAAGAAAGTTACTAAAATATACCCAACAGAAAAACAGCCTGTTTATAAAATCAAGTTAAAATCTGGTAAAGAAATAATATGCTCGGGAAAACATGAGTTTCCTTTAGAAAATGGAGAATTATTAAGCATAGAAGAAGGGTTGCAGCAAGGTTTCAAACTATTGACAAAAAAAATATAGTTGTTTGAAAAGAAAGTTGTATTTAAATATAAAATGGAAAATAAATTAAAAAAATACAACTTTCTTTGTTGTAAAAAATACAAAGATCTTGTTTTGACTAACGATCAAATTGAAGAAATAAAAAAAATTCAAGATTTTTACGGCAAGAAAAAATTCAACGATCAATGGGGTAAAATAAAACATTTAGTAAAGGCAAAATATTCTCCTGATTGGGTTGAGAAAATTATTTCTTTAAAAAAAACAAATAACTCTTCTTTAAAGTGGTTTATTGTGTTATATGGAGAAGAGGAAGGAAAATTAAAATACCAAGAAAAAAACATCAAAGTAGGAGGATCTTTAAATTCTTATATTTTAAAATATGGAAAAGAAGAAGGTTCTGAAAGATATAAAAAAGCTTGTGAAAGTAAAAAAGGTCAATCTACAGAACAATGGTATATAAATAGATATGGAGAGGAAGAAGGAAAACTAAAATGGAAAAAAATAAAATCTTCATGGAAGGAAGCTAATTTAAAAACAATAAAAGAAGGAAAAAGAAAAGGAAATGGAAGAAGTTTAAAAGAATATGTTTTAAGATATGGAGAAAAAGAAGGAGAAAGTTTATGGAGTAAAAGAAACTTGAAGCAAAGTCAAAGGTTTAGTTTGCAATATTATACAGATAAATACGGAATAAAAGATGGAAAAAATAAATGGCAAGAATATTGTAAAAAAATGGATAAAGGATCTTTACAATATTTTACGAAAAAATACGGAGAAGAAGGGTTAAACAGATATAAAGAAAGAAGTAAAGTCTGTAATTTTGGAGGCATGGGTTTAGAAAACTTAATTTTAAAATACGGAGAAGAAGAAGGGAGAAATAAATACCAAATATGGGTAAATAAAACCATGATTAATAAAAACAAAAGTATTAATTATAGTAAAATTTCTCAAGAATTATTTTGGAACATTTACAATGAACTACCTGTAAGTTTAAAAGAAAAAGTGAAATTTGCAGAATTAAACGAAGAGCAAATGTTTAAAGTTTGGAAAAATGGAATGACTGTAATATTTGTAGATTTTAAACTTAATAAATGTATAATTGAATTTCAAGGAACTTATTGGCATAGTTTTTTAGAAGTTCAAGAAAAAGATAAAAAAAGAATTGATTTTTTAGAAAACTATGGTTATAAAGTCTTATGTTTAAAACAAAAAGATTATTTAAAAAATAAAATTAGCGTTACTAAAAATTGTATAGAGTTTTTACTTAAAGAAAGCAAATAAAATGATTAAAGAATTAGAGCTATTAGAATTAGATGAAATAGAAAGTATAGAGTTTTTGGGAGAAGAAGAAACTATTGATATTTGTGTAGAAGATACTCATATGTTTTTTGCAAACGACATATATACCCACAATTCGGGTTTCAACACAGAATACGCAGATGAACAAAGTATTGGTAAAGCAATTGAAGTATATCAAGTATGTGATTTAATGATTTTCTTTACACAATCCATAGGGATGCAAGATCAAGAAGAATGTTATGGTCAATTAATGAAAAACCGCTTAGGTAAGAAAGGGATAGCTTTAAAAATTGGATATAACCCAAATCATGCTACTTTTGAAGAATTGGAAGTCGTTAGTAGATTAAGTTTAATGGATAAAGGAGAAAAAGGTTCTGTTTTAAGAGGAATTGATAAAATAAGAAAGCAAAATTTAGAAAGAGCTCAAAAATAATTAATAAAATAAAAAAATGATAAGAAAAAGAATAATAGCTATTGATTTTGATGGTACAATTTTTGAAAATGCATGGCCTGAAGTGGGAACAATAAGAGAAGATGCGGTAGAAGTTATACAAGCTTTACATGAAAATGGAAATAAAATCATTATTTGGACATGTAGAGGCGGAGAAAATTTAAAAGATGCATTAAATGCTTTAGGAAAATATCAAATCCCTTATGATGCTGTAAATGAAAACATAGTTGAGGTGAAAACTGATTTTAATCCATATCCTAAAATATATTATGATATTTTAATTGATGATCGAAATTTAGGTGGAGTGTTAAGCTGGAAAGAAATAGGGGAAATACTATTAAAAGAAAAAAACCCAATTAGTTTAATTTAGAATATGAAAAATGTATTAATTTTATCAAGTAGTGGTTTAGATTCTACTTATTTAGTCTATGATAATTTAAAAAAAGGAAATAGAGTAACTTCAATTTATGTTGAAGTTACAAATAATTCTTGTAAAGTTGAAGTGGAAAAAAAAGCTTTAGTAAACCAAGAATTATTTTTTCAAAAAAACTTTCCAAATTTAGATTATTATCTTAAATTAGATAATACAAGTGTTTCTTTAAGAGATGTCGATTATGATTTGATTTTTACTCAAATACCAATCTGGGTTTTTGCAGTTATTTTTAACACAAGAAATATCGATGAAGTTCAAATTGGTTACGTTATGAATGATGATGCAATATCTTATTTACAAGACATTAAAGACATATATAATCAATTTAGTTCGATAAGTACTAGAGAACTGCCTGAATTAACTTTTCCTTTAGCTAAGTTAAAAAAACACGATTTTATTTCTAAATTACCAAAAGAGTTGTTGGAAAATGTTACTTTTTGTGAATGGCCTTCCGTGGTTGAAGGGATAATGAAACCATGCGGAGATTGTCCTGCTTGCAGAAGATATAAAAACGAAGGACTGTATAATAAAATAATTAAAGAAAGCCACCAAGTTTATACTATTAATTCAAAAGATTTTGCAGTATTAAGTGATGAAATAAAAACAGAAAACTATGGAAGTATTAACCCGCCAGAACAGTTGCAAGTTATAACTCCTTATCAATATAAACTTGAATTTCCAAGTGATAATAATTAATAAAAAACAAATAAAATGAAATATTTTTACCTACAACCAAGACAATCTGGAAAGACAGATAAAGCAGTTTACGAATACTTAAAAGATAAAGACAATACTTTACTTGTTGTTCATAACAATGAAAACACAAAAAGATTTAAATCGATAAACTCTAATATTAAAAATGTTATATTAGAAAAAGATTTAAAAGAAAGTATTGAAAAAAAACAATTCAAAACTATCATTCTTGACGAATATTTATCTTATAAAAACAAAAAGAAAGTTTACGAAATTGTAAATTCTACTTCAGTATCAAATATCTATATAATTTCATCTCCAAATAAAGTTTACAAAAAAGAACTATTTGAGATTGTAAAAGATTGCAAAAAACATGATTTTATTTCTGTATCACCAGAAGAATTATTTAAATTTCCAAAAGAAGATTTTGAGGAATTATATTATAATTTCATTACTGACAAAGATACTATTCTTATAGATAAAAGGTTATCTTCTATTTCTTTAAAAGAAGAAGAAATGAAAAACAAAATAGGAGAGGAATTGTTTAATTTAGAAGTTTCAATTCAATACTTAAAGTAAAATGTTTCAAAGAAAAGCAAAAAAAGACCCTGAAGTAATATATTACTTTGATAAAAGCCAACTAGATAGAGAAGTTGGAGGATATAACTTATTGTTTATTTTAGAACAATTATTTCCAAAATCTAATAAAGATTTTTTAATTGTTAGTTTTAGAAAACATATAAATATTCCTAACGTCCCTTACGCAGGATTAATTCAAATGTTTTTACAACATATTGCAAATTCTGGTCATACAATGTTATTAATAAATTACAAATAAAAAATGAATATAAAAAAAATAACTTCTTATTTTTCTAAAAAAAAATTAGATCAATCGATAAGTGACAAAAAAGTAACATGTGTTTATCATTCAGTAGATTTTGATGGGTTTGCATCTGCAGCAATAGTTAAAAAGAAATTTCCTAATGCAGAATTAATTGGATGGAATCATTATGAAAAAATACCTAAAATAGATTTAGAAAGTTATGTTATAATATGTGATATTGCTTTTCCTCCTCAAAAGATGAAAGAATTAGCAATGGAAAGAAATGGTCGTTTATTATGGATAGATCACCATATATCTTCTATCAAAAAAATGGATGATTATTTTAAAGATATGTATCCATTTGAATGTTATACTAAACTAGGAAAAGCAGCTTGTGAATTAACATGGGAATCAATGTTTCCTAATAAACCTTTACCGAAAAGTATAAAATTGTTGAGTGATTATGATGTTTGGAATAATCAAGATTCAAGAAATTGGAATGAATCAGTTTTACCTTTTCAATATGGATTAAAAGTAATCTGTGATAGTGTTGAAGAGTTTCCTTATGAAATTTTAGAAAAAAACGATAAACTTATAAACAATATTATTTCATCAGGAAAAAGTGTTTTATCTTATCAAAAGAAACAAGATTTTAGAATGAGCAAAAGAAGTTTTGTCTGTCAATTTATGGGATATAATACAGTTTGTTTGAATATAAGAGGTAGTTCTAATTCATTTGATAATTGCTATGATCCTGAAGTTAATGATTTAATGTTAACTTTTATTTATAATGGAAAAGAATATGATTGTTCTTTATATACTCAAAAAGATAACATCGATTGTTCTGAAATAGCAAAACAACTTGGGGGTGGTGGTCATAAAAAAGCTGCAGGTTTTTCAATTAAAGACATAATGATAAATTTAAAAAGTCTACCATTAACATCTTTAACTGAAGCTCCTATAGTTAAGAAAAAGAAAAAATATAAAAAGAAAAAAAAGAAAGTTGTTGAGAAAGACTAAGTTAAAAACTTTCCTAATCTTGAATCTCTGCCTAATAAACTATTGGCAGAGATTTTTTGGTCTATAATAGGAAAACAAAGTGCTTCTTCATCGATTTGTGTGCAAGTAAATACTATTGACATTGCTTCATTATCAGTATTTATTGAATATTTATTTGCATCTAAAAGAGTTTTATCATGAATATAATAAAATTCACGTTTTGTTGCAAAATAATTTCCAATTTGAGGCATTATACCTATTTCTTTTAATTGATCAATAAAACAACTAAATTTTAAATTTAAAAATTTTTGAGGAATCCTTTCTAATTCGGATTGGCTACTTTCTGTTATTTCAATAGTTCCGTATATTTGTATACCATTAGGGTTTACCCATTCTTTCATTAAAAGTTCACCATAAAGGTTTTTTTTGCTTTTATTATAATCAATTTCAAAATACAACAAAGAAGTATCTGTATAATTTTCTATAGCTTGTCTTGATTTCTTTTTTAAAAAACTTTCAGATTTATTTCCAAAACCTATTTTTTCTCCATGAGCATCGTGTCTTAAATCCATTTTAGTATTTTTTTATTAAATACAAATTATTTAAACTTTAAAGAAAAAAAACTTATTTTAAAGAAAAAAAATGAAAGAAAAGAAGGAAAAAAAAACAAAAAAAGATAAAAAGAAAGAAGTGAAGGAAGAAAAGCCTCTTTCTAAAACAATTGAAAATAGAATTAAAGCTTTAGAAAATAATTTTGATGAAGAAATACAAGATCTTTATAAAGCTTTAAACATCACAAAAGTGAATGGAGATAAATCAATTGAAGTTACTGGCGATGTTAATTTTAGCGGTCTAGGGTTGAAAAAAATCCCTTTTTCTTTTAGGAAAATAATAGGAGATTTTGATTTTTCAGACAATGAACTAGAAAGTTTAGAAGGATGTCCTGAGGTTGTAATAGGTAGTGCTTATTTTAACAATAATAAATTAACATCTCTTAAACATAGTCCTGAAAAAGTTAGTGGTTTATTTGATTGCTCTAATAACCAGTTGATAAATTTAAAAGGCGGACCTTTAAAAGTTGAATGTTCGTTTTTTTGCGAAAGTAATAAACTAGAATCATTAGATGGAATACCTAAATTAATAGGAGAAGATTTTATAGCAACAGAAAACCCTACTGTTTTTGTGAAAAAAGAAGTAAAAGGGTTAAGTAAAATAAAAGGAGAAATTTTTGTATAACAAAATAATTATAAAAAATGATTAAAGAAAAATTACCACTTAAAATTGCACACATTTCAGATTTGCATATTTTTAACGAAAAAAGACATAGTGAACATATACATGTTATAGATAATTTAAAAAAACAGTTAATATTAGATAAACCAGATATAATTTATTTAGGAGGAGACATTGTTGATTCTAAATCAAGAATTAGCCCTGAACAATTAGATATTGTCAACTATTTCTTTTATTCAATGACTGACATATCTCCTGTTATATGCATTATTGGGAATCATGATGCTAATTTGTACGTAAAAGAAAAATTAGACGCTTTAACACCGATTATTAACGAATTAAAGCCGGTTAATCCAATATATTTGTTAAGAAATTCTGGAGTTTACAATTTGTTCAATATAGATTGGATAGTTTGGAGTAGATTAGATGATAAAAACCCACTAGAAGGTTATAAATTTGGAGAAAATTACACTATTGGCTGTTATCACGGTCCAGTAGAAGGTTCTATAACAGATTCAGGGTGGAATAAGTTTTCTAAAACAAAAAAAATTGGAGATTTTGAAGATTGTGATACTATTATGTTAGGAGATATTCACAAATTACAATTTTTCAAAAGTAAAAGCGCTACAAATTACTTTAATTGCGCGTATAGTGGTAGTACTCACCAAATTACAGTTGACGAAAGTGAAATAAAAGGATATTTGTTATGGCAACTTGATAGTTCTTTGAATACCTTCATTCCAGAGTTTAAGCAAATTGAAAATGATTATTCTGTAAAAACTATTCATGTAAAAGATATTGCAACTACAAAATTTAAACCTAGTCAAGTTTTAAGATTAGTAGTTCCTTCAGATATAACAGCTGCCGATACTATTTCTTTGCAAAATAACATTTCTAACAACATTATTTTCAAAAGAGAAAAAAAAGATTCGATAGTTATTAATGATATTAAATCGGAAGAAAAAAACAAAACTGTTTTAAGCGAAAAAGAATATTTTTATAAATATTTTAAAAACTTAGGATTAGACGATGATGTGATAAAACAATTAGAAGTTTTAGATGACAAATATAATTTAGCAATAAATAACAAATCTTACAATTCTAATGAATATTTTCTTAAAGAATTAGAAATTAAAAACTTTCTTTGTTTTAAAGGAGTGAATAATGTCAATTTTGAAGAAATAAATGGACTAGTTGGTTTATTTGGAGAAAATGGAATTGGAAAAAGTTCTTTAATGTTATCAATAATGTTTTGTCTTTTCAATAAAACATTAAAAGATTCTAATAAATTTATAAAGCTTGTTAACGACCAATTAAATGAAGCTGAAGAAGTTTATGTAATGTTAAAGTTAATTATTAGTGGAGCATTATGGGAAATTAAAAGAAGTTTAGTAATAAATAGCAAATTTACTTCAGCAACTCCTAAATTAGAAGTATATGAATATGTAAATGGAAAGAAAGCTCCAAGACATAAAGAGGATAGAATTGCAACAGATAGAGATGTATTATCTTTATTAGTGGGAAATGAAAATATATTTTCTACAACAGTTTTAAGTTCGCAAAACCAACAAGTAGAATTTACTGATAAAGAAAACGCAGAAAGATTAGAATTAACAAATCAATTTTTAGGGTTAGATGCAAATGCATTAAAACACAAATTAAGCAATCAAGAGTTATTAAAATTGAAAGTTGAAAATGAAAATTTAGAAAAAAACATTTTAAACTTAGAACAACCTAACTCTATAGAAGAAAAAAAAGAAAATTCTGAAGAAATTATAAAACTTCAAGGAGAAATAATTAATAATGAAAGAAAATATATTGATTTAAAAAACAAAGAAAAAGATGTTCTTCAAAATCAATTAAGTAAAATCCCTTTAATTACTTTTGAAAAAACTTATGAAGAAATGTTGTTATGCGAAGAAGATGAAAATAACAAAATTAAAATTATTGAAACTACAATTAAAACTTTAGAAGAAGAAAATGAAGAAAAAAAACTAGACTTAATTAAAAACGGAGAAGAGTTAATAACAGCTAATTCTCAAAGTGTTTTAATTTTAAAAGAATGGAAAAAGTTTTCTAAATTAGATCATTATAGTTGGAATGCAGAAAAAATAGATAATAAAGATATTATTACTTCTTTTAATCTTCAAATAACTTCTATTAAGGAAGATATAAACAAAATAAGCAAAGAATATGATTTAGTGAAGAAAGAATTAGATGAAAATGAAAATTATTTAATTGAAGAAAAAAAACAAAAAGGAAAAATTTTAAAACTATGGAAAGAAGAAAAAGATTATTTAGATTGGAATCCAGTTTTAATAAATTATAATGATTTAATAGAATCATACGAAGAACAAATTGTAATAAAAAAAGATTTACTTGAAAAAGAAATTTGTCCTACGTGCGGCCATAAACAAACTGATATAAAAAAAATTGAAAATGAAATTTTAACGTTACAATTATCGATTAAATCAAAACAAACAGAAGAAAAGGAATATAACGAAAAAATAGAAGAGTTAAAAAAAATAAAAAAACAACTTTTAGATAAAGATAAAATAATTGATTCTTATAACAATAAAAAAGAAAACAAAAAAAGTTTATTTGAACAAATAGAAAAAAATAACAACAAAAAAGAAGAAAAATTACAAAAAATAACTGATTGTGAAAACAAAATAGTTAATTTAACAAAGCAACAAACTGAATCAAACTCGAATAATAACAAAGGGTTAGAAATAATAAAAAAAATTAAAGATAATGCATATTGTATTTCTAATTTTGAAACTATTGCAAATAATTTAAATCTTTTTATAGAAAGAAACAACAATAAAATACAAAAACATAAAAATGAAATTGAAACTCATATATTTGAAATAAAAAAAATCAATAATGATAAGGAAAAATATTTAGATAACAAGGAAAAAATTAAAGAAAGGAACGAAATTGAAGTTGAACTAAGTAAACTTATTTCTTTGATTCAAGAAAAAGAAAATAATTTAACTCCTATTATAAAAATAATTGAAAAAGAAAAAATAAATATTGAAATTTTCAATGATCAATTAAAAAAATACGAAGATAAACTTATTGAATTAAGAAACCATTCAGATAAGTTAAATTTATATTCTTATTATGTAAATAGTATGAGTAAAAAAGGAATATCTTTATTGATTTTAAAAGATTTTATTCCTTTTATTAATGATGAATTAAATAACACTTTAACTGATTTGTTTGATTTTAGTATTGAATTTGAAATTTCAGACAAAAATACTTTAGAAATAAGTTTTTGTTATGATAATTTACCAAAAAAATCAAAAAGGGATATAAATCAAGCTTGCGGAAAAGAAAGTACTATAGTTAATTTAATTATTAGAGCTGCATTGACGAAAATAAGTAAATTACCTAAACCTTCTTTGTTGTTGTTAGATGAAAAATTTGCTATGTTAGATAAAAATAATTTATTGAAGCTGCCAAAGTTGCTTGAAAAACTAAAAGAACAATATAGTGTTATAATTATGATTACTCATGATGATAATATTAAAGAATGGCCAGATAATTACATTATTTTAAAAAATAATTTAGGTGTTACTACCATTGTTTAATTTTTTTTTCTTATTTTAAATACATAAATATCACATTTAGAATGGCCTATAGTAAAAATATAAAAGGAATAGCTGGAGAAGTTTTCGTAAAAAAATATTGCAAAGAAAACAATATTAATTACACAGCAACAAGTGAAACACAAAACAGAGAAGAAGGTATTGATTGCTATATAGATAATATAGCAATTGATATAAAAAATACAGATTGTATTTATTTTCTTCAAATTGATTTTAATGGGACTTTTTTAGCTAGACACCCTTTTAGAGATTCAAGCAAAGCTACTCATTATTGTTTTGTAGATGTAAACGAGAAAGGTGACGGAAAATTTAAAAGTTTTGTTCCTATAACAAATTATTTGTTAGATAATTATTTTAACAATGCACAAGATTTGGAAAGTTTCAAAGAAGCTTTACAAGCAATGAATAACAAAAGTTGTTTTGAATATGGTTCAAGCATAGAGCAGGCAGCTTTTGTTGTTAAAAAAACTTTAACTCCTTATTTGAAAAATTCTTATATTTTTTATAATATAAACCGAGACACATTACAATTAGCAGATTTTAAGATAATAATAAAAAAAGAAGAAATAAAGAAGGTTATGAAAAAAGAAGAGAAGAAAATTAAACCAAAAAGAGAAGTTATTGAAATAAATTTATAATTAAGATGTTAAACAATTATTTTTTTGTATTTAAAATATCTAATTTTGCTGAAAAAGTTTTATTAGATGAAAAAACTTCAAGTTATATAAAGTTTTTCTTGAAGCTAAGGTTAAAAAAAGTTAAATATTTTGAAACCTTTGATGTTGATGATAGTTCTTATGTTGTAATAGGTTCAGCTTATGTTGAAAAAAATGTTAAGTTGAAAGTTTTTTTTCTTGAATTATATGCACACTTAAAAGATGAAAAAATAAAACCTTCTTTTAAAATGAAAGAGAAAGTAATAAATAATGTTAATTTGAAAATGTTTAAAATATCTAAATTTAAATGGTAAAAATAATAATGCTTTTAGGTGTTTCCAAAAGCGGAAAAGACACAACAGGAGAAGAGCTGGTAAAAAATAATTATATTAGAATAGCCGCTGCAGATAAAGCAAAACAAGAGTTTTGTGAAATAAATAATATTCCTCTTGAATATCTAATGGTTCAAGGCCCTTTAAAGGAAAAATATAGAGGTGCTTTAATTGAATATGCAGAAGATAAAAGAAAAATAGATAAATGTTATTGGATAAATAAAGCATTTGAACCATATTTAGATAATGAATCTGTTTTAAAACCAGGTAGATATGTAATAACAGACTTTAGAAGAATAGATGAAATAGATTGGTTTTATTCAATGAAAGAAAAAGGAGTTGATGTTAAAATTATTTTAATTGAAAGACCAGGAACTATAGAAAATGATGTTTTAACTTTAAAAACATTAGCTAGAGCAGCAAGAGAAGCTATTATATATGATAAAATAGTAAATGATTCTTCGTTAGAAGATTTAAAAATAAAAATAAATAATCAAATAATTAAAATAAAAGACAATGAGTAATTTTTATGTAACTTTTAAAAAAAATGGGATTTTAAAAAGAGGTGTATTATCAGAATCGCAATACAAAGTGTATTCAAGTGATAATTCTGTTTCTAACCTTGAGGTACACCCGTCTCAAAAAACAATGGAAGAATATTATAATATTTCTATTGGAAAATCTGGGTCTAGTAAAAGTTTATTGTTAGGGTAAATGAGCTATACTGAACAAATAAAAAATGCTTATCTTTTTAAAAAAGGATTAAAGCAAAGTTTAACTGAAAGTGAAGCTAATTTATCTCTTTTATATTCTGAAGAGGAATTAAAAAACATTTTTTACGAAAAAACAGAAAATGTTAAACCTGAAGTTGTAAATAAAATGATATTCTTAGCAAAAGAAGCTTTAGATAAACTAAAAGGAGAAGAATATGAAAAACTAAACACAAGTTTCAACAACATCTTAAACGGATGGGAGTTAGGGCATGGTGAAAAAGTTAAAATTTCAAAACTTAATCAAGAAGAAATTAGAATTCTTTATAAAGATTTGTTAGAATTGTTTAATAAAAATAAAATAAAACTTTCTTTAGAAGAAATAAATTTAAATTTAATAGATACACTAAATAAATAAACAAATGATATATAATCCAAAAAAAGCATTAGAAAATGGGTTTTTAATTGCACCAGAGCAAGTTGATTTAGAAAAAAACATACAACAAAATGGAGTAGATGTAGATTGTGACAAAGTTTTTTTGATACAATCTGAACCTTTAATCATAAGTGAAGATTTTAAATCTGGAACTGGTTCTATAGAAATTCTTCCAGAAAAAGTATACGGTTTGGATGAATCAAAAGAATGGTTTTTTTTAAAAGCAGGGCGTGCATATACTTTTGATTCAAGTTTTAATGTAAATGTTCCTAGTTTTTTAGGAGCAAAACTAATAGGAAGGTCAACTTTCAACAGAAATGGAATTTTAATTAGAAGCTCTTGGTATGATTCAGGTTTTAAAGGAAACGCTGGTGCAACTATATACTGTTTTAGAGATCTTATAATTGAAAAAGGAACTAGAATTGCTCAAATAATTTTCGAAGAAGCAGATTCTTCAAGTATGTATAACGGTCAATATCAAAGCAAATAATATGATTGTAACAGCGTTAATTATTTCAATTATTTCTTTATTAGTTGGTATATTTTCAATTTATTCATGCATTCAGTTTGTAAAAAATCTTAAAACTACAGATGATACAATAATAGCTTTAGATAAAAAAGATGATGAAACTAGGCAAATAATTATGAAAGCTATTAAAAAAGAATTAATTGACACAGATGGTAGTTTAAGAAAAAGTTATGAAATGGAATAAAAATGAGTATAGATTTTAAAAAAAACAAAAAAGTTGAATTGCTTTTAATAGCACAAACTTTAAACCTAGAAGTAGATAGTGAAACAACAAGAAATGATTTGATTGCTAAAATTGAAGAATATGTTTTAATTAACGATACTTCTGAAGAGCAAATTAAAGAAATTTTGTTTCCTTCAATTGAAAAAAACATTACAGATGTTGATTCATCAATTGATCAAAAAGAACAGTCATTAGAAAATGTTATTAAAATTGATAACCTTGATTCAGAAGTTCTTACAGAAAAAACCCCATTTTCAAAACTAAGTAAAATGGAAAAAGAATGGGCTACTTTTTTGAAAGATAGAAATATGTCTGCAAGAGAGTTTTTAACCTATAGACCAAAAATACTTCAAAAAGAAATTATTGAATCTTTAGAAAAATATGGATATTAATAAATTTAAATTATTAGAAGATGGCGTTGATATCGACAACGCCAGCATTTACTTTTCTGGGCCTATCGAAAGTGATTTTCTATTCTTATTAAGAACAAGAATAGAAATGTTAAAAATTTACAACAAAGAAAGAAGTAGAGGTAATTCTAGTTTTACTATTAAATTATTTATTGATTCTATTGGAGGTGATTTAATTTCAACCTTTTGCGCAATAGAATATTTTGAAAGATTAAAAAAAGATAATGTTTTATTAGATATTATTGCAGAGGGTCGGTGTTACTCTTCTGCTTTAGTATTACTTTTAGGGGCAACAGGAAAGCGCTTTGCAGTTCCTAGTACAATTTTTATGTATCATAAATTTACAAATTACTTACCAGCAAAAGAGTTAAATGATTTTATTTCTTTGAAGTTTGAAAAAACTTTAAAGAATTGCGATATTAAAACAATTGAGTTTACTGAAAAGGATTATTATTTTGGAATTAGTGATGCATTAAAATATAATGTAATTAATAATATTTTTGTTTAAAAAAAAATTTAAAGTATGAGATCACCCGTAAAATTAAGCGAATCAAAAAAAAGACTCTTTTTAGAACCAGAAGTCGTAACTTATTTAAAAAACGTTGAAAAGCTTAAAAAGAATTTTACAAAAGATGAAGAAAGAGAGTTAATTATTAGAGCTCAAAAAGGAGATATTGAAGCTAGAAATGCTTTAGTAGAAGATAATTTAAAGTTTGTAGTAGCTTGTGCGAAAGAATTTCATAATCACAAAACAAACATTAGAGATTTAATTAGTAGCGGTAATTTAGGGTTAATAAATGCAATTAATAAATATGATCTTACAAAAGATTCAAAATTAATATCTTGCGCAGTTTGGTGGATTAAAGCCGAGTTGCAAAATTACATTTACGACAATACTTTAGTTCACATTCCTCTTAATAAAATTAAAGAAGTTGAAAAAGTTAATGCTAGAATTAAAAGTACAGAAGAAAAAGGTGATTTTTTAAACGCTGAAGATACATTTTCTTCTTCTAAAGTAAGTTATTCTCAAGCATCAAGTGGAATGGAAAATCTTGTAAGTTTAGACATTTCAAATAGTTTAGAAAACGAAGACGCTTACGAAATCCCTTCAAACAATACTATTGATTCTTATAGTATTTTTAAATCTAAAGATAATCTATATAACGTAAATAAAGTTTTAAAAGTATTAACACCACTTGAAAAAGAATTATTCGTTGAAAAATATGGAATTTATGGAGAAGAAGCTAGAACAGACGAAGTTTTGTGTACAAAGTTTGGAATAAGTAGTTTTGTTGTAAAAAAAACAATTAAAAGTTCTATTGAAAAAATTAATAAAGTTATTAAAATTGAAGAATTAGTATAATTATGATAATCAAGAAAAAATATAAATTTGAAGCTGCATATGTAGATGAAGACGGTGTTCAAGGAGGTAGTTTTGAAATGCATGTAAGTTTTAAACTAAAAACTTCAAAAGAAGTTTTAGAATCGGTAGAAAAAATTGCAGATAATTTTGATCATTCTATAATGTTTTCTACCACAAACAATAATGTTCTTTTTTTAAAAGATTCATCTGAAAGAAAAATTATTTTAGAAAATATTCATACAAAAAACATAACTCCGCTTTTATATGCTTATTTAACATTATATAGCATCCCAACTGAAGTTAGAAAGCTTATTAAACAAATAGAAGTTGATGATACTAAAGATACTTCTTATGTAATAAAACAAAGTGATTTAAAAAAAGAAGAAAAAAAAGATTTTATTCCTTTATTTAGTATAGAAAATTTAAAAAAATAAAAATGGAAATTAGAAAAGAGTTTACTTTTAAAGGAGCGCATCGTGTATGTAATTGTAGTTCAGATAGATGCAAATATTCTATTCATGGTCATAAATATGTAGTCGAAATTTTTATTTCGTCAGAACCAGATGAAAATAATCAAATTTTAGATAACGGCCAAATGGTTTATGATTTTGGTTTAACAAAAACATCTTTAAAAGATTTTGTAAAATCGTTTGATAACACATATGAGTTATGGAATAAAGAATCTGAAGAATTTAAAAGCAACATCAAAAAAATAAACAAAAGATGGGTTGAGTTGCCTTTTTCTCCTAGTGCAGAATCATTGTCAATTATGTTTTTAAAAGTTGCAAATACAATTTTAGCTAATACTACAACAAACAACGGAGAAAAAAGAATATTTGTTACTAGAGTTAAAGTACACGAAACAAGAACAGGTTATGCAGAAGCAACCATTGAAGATTTGAAATCAATTAATTATGAAATTAAAGATATTATTTTCTCTCAAGGTGTTTTAGATGCATTTTCTCAAGAATTTAAAGATGTTGTATTTAATAACATAGGTGTTTTTATTAATCCTATAGTAGAACAACAAATTTTTTAAAAAAAGTAATATTTAAGAATAAACTTTTATTATGATTGCAATATCAGCACGAGAAAGAATGGCAATGGTTGAAAATGGATATAATCCATTAATTGATCAGGACGTAATTAACTTTAGAGAAGGTACAAAGCCACAAGTTGGAGTTAAACATTTTGTAGAAGGAAATGGAGAATTTTCTTTTAATAGTTTAGGAGAAAAGCATATGACTTCTATACAAGATCAATATTATGATGAAGATTTTACATCTTCTGTAGCAGAAGAAATTAAAGCAGAAGTTCCTGAGTTTTTTACTCAAACAAAAGCTTCCAATTCAAGAGAAAGTTTAAAAAACTCTATGGATAATTATAAATCTAAACCAGTTGATTTAAATGCTAAACTTCAATCTGTAATACAAAACAAAATTGCTCCTCAAACTGTAAAAAAAGAAGGTGTTACTTTAGATGTTGTTAAAAAAGCAGGATATAGTTCAGGTGCAAAATATTTAAATGCGTTTCATGCATTAATAAAGAGTCCTAGCGAACAAAATAGAAATTTTTTGCTTGAAAAAATTGGAGAAATGTTGCAAGAAGAAGAAAAATATAAAAATTCTACAGGATATAAGTCTTTCCAAGCAGGATTAGCAGATGCAGAAGCAAAATTGTATAAACTTTTAACAGAAAAAAGAAAATAATGAGTATAGATTCAAAAATAGGTTATGAAATTATCGATAATTATGTAGATTCCTTAAAAAAAGAGGAATTAATTCCTTTGGTAACTAAATTACTTAAAGAATCTGATAGTCAAAAAACTTTATTGTCTAATTTAGTTGATTCTTTTATTAAAGTTAATAATGATGACCAAATTATAGAAGAAAACTGGGATTGGTTTGTTGAAACTTTAAATCAAGTAGAAAAAGAGAAAGAGTTTATTCAATTTTGTAGAAAAATTAACATAAAACTATATGTTTTAAGACATTTTACTAAAATTAAATTTGGTGATGCTAAATTTATTGAAAATGAATTAAAGTTTAAATTAAAAACATATTTTAATTTACTTAAAGCAAACACTAAATCAAAATTTATTCAAAATTTATATGATTTGCCTTTCGAATTTTCTTCTTTATTAGTTAGATATTACACAAATATTTTAATTGAAGAAGAAGAAAAAAGAGATGCTTTTAAAGCTTCAAAAAAAATTGCTGATACTTGCTTAAAAGATGTTTTAGAAAAGAAAAATGATTTTTTAAAACAAATTAATGATATTTCATTAGGATTATATACAAATATTTCTTATGGAGTTATTAAAGAATTGCTTGATATGAGGGTCTTTTTTAACTATAATGCTTTAAATGCAGGAGCTCTTGAGTTTATTGTAAGATTTATCAACTCTAAAGAAAAAGAATTAGAAGAAAAATATGGAAAAAATTCTTCAGAATTAACAAAAGAGTTAATTTTTTCATACCCATGTTATATTTTTCATATAAAAAGAATTAAAGAAGGAAAAGATGCTCCTTTTTTCTTGGAAAATGGAACACAAAACGAAAAAAAGGAATTTACATATGATGATTATGTTAAAAAGATTTTAGAACCTAAGAATTATTCTCCTACAACAAGAGAATTTGGAGATACTGTTGATATAGATTCAGAAATGGAAAACTCTGAACTTTCTTCCGATGATGAAGGTGGTAGTTTAGAAATGGGTAGTGAAGAACCTATTGAAAGTGTTGAAACTGAAGAACCTACAGAAGAAGATTTAATGTCTCAAATTTAAAATTTACTTTTTTTAGTTTTTTTTAAAATTTGTTGTATTTAAAACATATATTGCGGGGTATATCAAGGGTGGATTAGCTGACTCATTATCAGCCGGTTGTCGGTTCGAGTCCGACCCCCGCTACTAAATTTGAAAGAGTTAATTATTTAACTCTTTTTTTTTGCTTTATTATTAATTGATTTTGGTTGCTATTTTTAGTTTTTATTTCTTATTTTAAATACAAAACAAAGTTATTATGGCAAATGAAAATTTAGAAGAAGAAGATTTAATTTCGTTAGATGAAAATTCTAAAAACGAAGATTTTTTACAATCTCTTGTAGAAAAAATGGATGTTAAATATGAAAAGAAAAGTGAAAAGAAAAAAAACAAAAAACCTATGAAGTTAGAGAAAGAGTTTGAAGAAGAACCTAAAAAAGAAGTTGAAGAAAAACAAGAATCAACTTTAATATCAAACAATATTGAAGAACAAGTAATTATTCTTGATACACTTGAAAAAAAAGAACCTGAAAAAGAAATAATTGAAAGTATTGTTTTAAAAACTAAACCTGATAATGTTTTTGTTTATTCTTGTGTAGTTGGAGACTTTAAACACGAATATTATTCTTATTATGTTGCAGCTTACACTCCAAATAATTCTATTGAAATTATTGAGCCATTTCAAGCTGGTATAATGTCAGAAACTATTCTAAACAAAAAAACTGTAACTACAAAATATAAAAAAGAGTTAAAAGAATCTATATTTTTAAGTTTAGAAATAGGTGTTAATATTCAAACAGTAAAATATGACAAATGGATGAATTTAGAAAAAGAAAGAGTAGTAGATCTTTTTGAAAAAACTGTTTTAAATGAATATAGAAAACTTAATAGAGAAATAAAAGTAAAAAAAGTTGATGTTGACAAAACAATTAACTATCACAATGTTTCTTATGAAGAAACTCCAGATCAAGTAAGACAAAGATTAGCAGGGCAAGTAGGCGGATGAAAATAATTTCTAAAGAAGGGTTTTCTCTTTTAGAGAGAAAATTTAAAGTTAAAATTAGTAAAGGGTATTTAAAACCTATTGTGTGTTTACATTTTTACGAAAAAGAAGATAGTTTAATAAAACAATTTAGAGATTATTTATCTGATAGTGATGTAAGGTATAGTTTTAATTTTTACGATGTTGAAGTTTCTCAAACAGAGTTAATAAAAATTTTTGCAGACAAATATTTAGAAGATGGTAGATTTTGGTATTCTTATGATAAAATACATAATTGCAAAACTATGGATCACCAACAACTTTCAAATTGTGTAAATAATTTAGATATTTTATTGACTTTAAACAAAATATCTTCTCAAAACGCGGAAGAGTATTTAAAAAACTTAAATGAATCTATAATCCCTGAATTAAAAGAAAGGTTTGGAGAAAATATTCTAGAATATAAACCTTCAGGAGATTATGAGAAAACATTATTTAACGAATATTTAAAAATTATAAAAAAAGAAAAAAAAGATGTTAAAGAATAATTGCTTTTATAAATTGTTTGGTCATACAATTTATGTTTATGATTACAAACCATGGGGTGGAGATTATAAAGTTTTTTATAGAACTATAGATGGTAAAGAAGATTCTTATGTTGGAAGTATTTACGACATAAGAGAAGATTTTTCTGAAACTGAAGATGAATTTACTCTAAAACCTAAAGTAGATATAGAAAAACACTTACAAGTTCCTGAAAAAACTAATATAGAACAAAAAAAAACAACTAATTATTATAAAATAGTTAAATATTATGATAATAGCAAAACAAAAGGTGTTGTTTTAAAAAAAGATATCTTTGGGAAAGATTTAGCTTATGCATTATTAGGTAATATAAAAAAAACAAACAAAAAAGACATTTTAGGTGTAGAAATACAGTAAAATAATTTAAAAAAAATTTGTTTCGTAAGGTTTTTAATTGTATTTTTACTCGTTATTTAAAATACAATTAAAAACCTTTTTAATTTTAAAAAAAATATGAATTATTTACCCCTTGTTCAAGTCCACATGCACACCAGTGGTTCTTTATTAGATGGTGTTGGAAGTATTAAAAGATATATTCAAAAAGCTAAAGAATATAATCACCCAGCAATTTGTTGCACAGATCATGGAAATGCTATTTCTTTATATCAATTTTACAAAGAATGTAAAGAAGAAAAAATTAAACCTATTTTAGGTTGCGAGTTTTATGTTACTCCTAATTTAGATGTTAAATTGCAAAACAAAAAAAGAGAAGTTATTGATAGAGATAAACATCTTATCGTTTTAATAAAAAACGAACAAGGTTATAAAAACTTTTGTAAATTAATACATTTTTCTTTTGTAGATGGTTATTATTATAAGCCGAGAATAACTTTTGATAAATTATGGGAAAACAAAGAAGGATTAGTTGTTTGTTCTGCTTGTGCCGCAGGTCCTATAAGTCAATTGATAACTAATGAAATGTTTAACGAAGCAGATGAATGGTTTAAGAAATTTAAATCTGAATTTGGGGAAGATTTTTATGCAGAAATTCAATTAAATGAATTGGTTGGAAAAAAAGAAGAATTAGGTATTGATCAAAAAGAAATTAATGATTATATAATTAAATTAGCAAAAAAATATAAAGTTAAAACTATTGTTTCTGGAGATATTCATTACGCAGATCAAGAAGATTCTAAATTGCAAGATATTGTAATTAATTGTATGCAAAGAAAAGATGGAGCTGCAACTGAAATGGGCCAATCTTTTATTCATGCAAGACGTTTATATTATCAATCATCAGAAGATTTTTTTCTTTTTAATAAAGAATTTGAATATCATTATGATGAAGAGTTTTTGAAAGAATGTTTTGAAAATTCTTTAGAAATTGTAGATAAATGTAATTTTGATTTTAAAACGAATGTAAATAATTACCCAAAATTTCCTTTACCTGAAGGCACAGATTTAAAAAAACATGTTACTAAGTTGGCTTTTAAAGGGTTGGAAAAATTATTAGAGATTCGTATTGAAAAAGGAGAAGAATTTAGTGATGAGTTTTTAGAACAATATGAAAAAAGAATAGAATACGAAATAAAAATAATTGCAGATAAAGGATATTTGGATTACTTTCTCGTTTATCATGATATGATTAAATGGGCAAAAGAAAACGGACTTCAGGTAGGAATAGGGCGTGGTAGTGCTGCAGGATCTTTGTTGTCTTATTCATTGGGTATTATATCTCTTGATCCTATAGAACACGGGCTTTATTTCGAAAGATTTATGAACCCTGATAGAAATAGCCCCCCAGATATTGACTGTTTATTAGAAGACAGTTTAGTCTTATTACCAGATAATTCTTTTAAAAAAATTATTGACTTACAAATTGGAGATGAAGTACAAACTAATGAAGGTGTTGCAATTGTTTTGTTGAAACAAAAAAGAAGCAAAAAAACAAAAGAAAAAATATTTGAAATTGAATCAGAAAAAGGGGGAATTTTAAGATTAAGTGAAGATCACATTATTCCTGTATTAAGAGAAAACGAAGGTTATAAAGAAATCAAAGTAAAAGATTTAAAAATTACTGATTTTTTAATAGGGATTTAACGTCATAATCTATAAATATACCAAAAAGATGATGTTAACGTAAGAACACTAAGGTCAGCAAAAGATGTATGGGAAAAAGATAGAAAAAGAAAAGTTGATATAATTAATGCTTTAAATTCAGAAGTAATTGTTATATGGGAAAATGATTGGAAAACAAAAAAAGAAGAAATAATAAATTATATAAAATATGTTGTACAAAATAAAATCGATAAAGGAAATACAATCAGAAAAAAAACTTGTTGATATTACTTTAAATAAAACTAATTTATTCTATGCAAAAAGTAAAGAAAGCAATCATTGCTTTCTTGTACATAATTGCGATGTGTCTGAAAGAGAGCCAATCAGAAAATATTTTGAAGAAAAATATGGCAAAGAATCTGTATATGGTGTAATGACTCAAACAGTATATCAAGTTAAATCTTCTTTACAAGACGCAAGTAGAGGTTTAGAAAAAGACACTTCTTTTCAGTCTACTTTAATGAGAGAAATTACTAAATTACCTGAACTTGATGACGCTAAAAACATTAAAGAATATTTTGATAACTTAGCAAAGAATAATTCTTTATCAGATGCTTGTTATGATTGGTATACAGATAATCAAGATACTATTTATTGGGCGGACAAATTAATGGGGCTAACAAAAAATGTTGGAACACATGCTGGAGGTATTGTTATTTCTCCAGGGCCAATATATGATTATATTCCTGTTACAAAAGCTGGAAAAGAAATTGTAACAGCTTTTAGAGAGTCAGATGGTAGTGGTCATGATTTATCTGATTTAGGTTTATTAAAATGTGACATTCTTGGTCTTAAAACATTAAAAGTAATTAGAAGTTGTATAGATGATGTAAAAAAAGATTTAGATATTGATATTTCAGATTCTTTAAATTTTTTAGATCTTAAAGATAAAAAACTTTATGAGAAATTTAATAAAGGAAACAATGTTGGTATTTTTCAAATGGATGGAGCTGCTCCTTCTTTTTTAATTAAAACAATTAACCCTGATTGTTTTGAAGATATTAATGCTATTAACGCTATTAACAGACCTGGACCTTTAGAAACTTTCGGAAAAGTTTATGGACAATGGAAAAGATGGGAAAAAGAAGGAAATGAAGTTGAGTTAGCTAAAATTGAAAACGAAAGATATCCTTTTGAATTTATGAAAAGCTCTTTGTCTGATACTTACGGATGTTTACTTTATCAAGAAAGTCTGATGTTAATGGTGTGTGAAATAGCTGGTTTTAATATGGGAGAAGCTGATACTTTAAGAAGAGCAATTGGTTGGCCAAAATCACATCCTAAATATTATACTGTAGAAAAGTTATTTACTAAGCTAGAAGAAGGGATATTAAAAAAAGGATATTCACAAGATGACTCTGAGTTGTTTTTAGAATATTGTCGCAAGTTTTCAGGCTATTCTTTTAACAAATCACATTGTGCTTGCTATTCTTATACTGCTATGCAAACATTGTGGTTGAAAGTTTATTATCCTGAATATTTTTATGCTAACTTACTAAACGTTGAACCATTTGAAAATTATCAAAATATAGTAGCTGACGCAATTTCAAATGGAATTAAAATTTTATTCCCAGCCATCAACAAAGCTTCTTATAACTTCAAAGCAGAAAAAGGAGCAGTAAGAATAGGATTTAAAGCTTTAAAAGGATTTGGTGATGCAGCCCAGGAAGAATTGTTGTCAATGAATCTTACTCAATATGAAAATATATATGATATATTAGCATTACCTTTCAAGAAAGTAAATTCTGCAGCGTTTCAATGCCTTATTGATTGCGGAGCATTTGATGAATTTGGAATAGAAAGAGAAAAGATTGAAGTTGTAAGAAATCTTTATAAAGACCCACAAGTTCAAAAATGGTTTACTAGAGAAAAAGGATATTTAGATATTGCAACTATACCTGAAATGTTACTTCAAGTTAAAGAAGAAAAACTATTAGAGGTAATTGAAGAATTAAAACCTTTAGAAGTAAAAAGAAGACGAATGATTCAAGATTTACAAATTGAAAACGCTATAAATCTTTTATATGATAAATATTCTGAAATTGCAACAAAAGAGCAAATTAAAACTGCAGTAGATACTTTAGAAGATGTTAAAATTACTGCAAAAAAGGCGTTTAAATTGATTGGAATTGAATTAAGTAATATTGGAGTAGATACGCAAGAGTTAATTGATTATTTAACGTCTATGAAAGATTCTATTGAAGAAATAGATGAAGACCTTTTACCAAAACCTTGGATTGAAATGGTAAATAGAATAATTCCTTATGTTACCTTCAAGCCATTAACAGAAAAACAAAAGGACGACAAACTTGAAAAAATATTAGGGTTTTCTTTAACATTAGTAAATAACTTAAGTAAACTTATTTTTCTATCTGAACAATATCCAGATTTAAACCTTAAAAGTTTATCAAGTCACTCAGACGAAAATGATTTATGCTATTGGTATTTAATGGATAAAACCACTTTAAAAACTAAAACAGGTAAAGACTATTGGGTGTTAAAAATTACAGATGGTGTATCAACAGTTAACGCTAAATGTTGGGAAAAGATAGATTTTAAAAAAGATGAAGCTTATGTTTCTCATTTAAAAAAAGACCAATGGGGTCATATGATTAAAATAGATGAATATTTAAATCAAATAGAGATGTAATCAAAAACATATAACTAAAAAAGGAAGTAATTAATTTTATTTCCTTTTTTTTTGCTTTTTTAGTTGGTTTGTATTAATATAGTTTGTATATTTAGATGTAAATTAGAAATAAACTTGTTGTATGGAAATTGAGATTATAAATAAAGTAGCTTATTATAAAGCTTTAGCTGAAAAAGCATATAACATTTATTTTTCGATAAAAGAAATTAAATTTAATTTATCAGGAAAAATTGCAGGGCAAGCTATATGTGAATTTGGAAATTATTTTTTAAAATTCAATTCTTCAATTTATAACAATCCAATTAACAGTAATAACTTTCTTGAAACTACTATACCTCATGAAATTGCTCATTTAGTAGTTTTTGAATTAACTAAAAGAAAAATATTTATTAACCCAGCGCCTCACAGAAAAGAATGGAAACAAGTAATGGAGGTTTTAAAAGCTCCAATTAAAATTACTCATAATTTCAATTTAGAGTTATCTAACGCTACTGAAAAAATGTTTGTTTACAAATGTGCATGCAAAACACATTATTTATCTAAAATAAGGCACAATAAAATAGAAAGAGGGTATGACTATTTTTGTAAAGATTGTCGTACAAAAATTTCTTTTATGAATAAAACAGAAACCCATATATAAAAAAAGGAATCTAAAAAAGATTCCTTTAAATATTAATTAACTTTACCCTTAAATCAAGTTCCGAGGGATTCCAACCCTCATCTTCCTTAAACTAAAGGTGCTTTGTCATTAAGCTATAAACGAAAGCTTGAAGTTTGAATAATAGCATCCCCATCCTAGGGTGAACACGTAGTTCTCATATTGTAGGTCTCGACTCTACTATACTTTATCAGGTTTTTAATTAATTTTTTCAATATCCAGGTTTATAATCTAAAACTTCATAATCTTCGTCTTTTTGAGTAGGATGAAATACATTATTTGTTTTTTGTTCGCTAAGATCAACAGTTGCTTCTTCAATTAAAATTGCAGAATCTCTAGATTTTTCAACAATAGAAAATGTAAATTTATTAGGTCTTTCTCTTTTTTGAACATCTTTTGAATCACGAATATAAGCCCATAATTCAAGGTCAGAAGTTAATGTATAATAATTTTTTCCAGTATCTCCTCTTTTGGTTACTTCTAAAGTGCAAATTTTTAAAGGATCGGCTGCTTGTAAATGAAACTTTTCTCTATCTAAAGTAACTACAACTCTTTTGTTTTCAAAATATTTTAACATCTGCTCTTCGTATTGATTAGCATATTCTCTTAAAGTTGTTATAAATTTTATAGTGTAAAAAACTTTTAAAAACTTAGGAGCTTTAGTAACATATTCATTATAAACTACACCTTGCGCTTTTTGAACAGGTTCTACATAAATAACTTTTTTATAAGAAGGGTTTGTTCTAAAAAGCATTTCATCATTAGTTCTCCAACAAGTAAAATATGGTAATTTTAAATATTCAGTAAAATCATCAAATTTATCAGGATGGTCGTTTCTTAAAGAAGCTATTTCTGCATCTAACAGAATCAATTCAACAGGTTCATTTGCAACAGTAAATTTATTGTGAAAAGTTCTATAAATACATTCATCTAAATTTTCTAATGTAATAGTTCTTAACACAAAATTAGTATGTTCATCTACGTTATGTGATGGGTTGTTAGGTGCAGAAAGGTTATCACTAATATCTGTATTTACACGACCATATTTATCTTTTTTTCTTAAACTCATTTTAAGTATATTTATTTAACTATCCAACAAAAATCAGACGAGGTGACAGTGAGTTAATCTTAGCTCCATTTTCAGCAATATTTTTTTTACTTTCCATAATACTCTCATAATCAATAGCTTTTAACAAGGCATCCAGTTCTTCATATAATTTTTCAATTTCCTCTTTTGATTCGTCCAATAAAGATTGATAATCAAATTCAACTTGATAATCTGAATCAGGAGATGCAATTTTTTTTACAGCCCTTAATTTAGAACCAAACATGTATTTAGCTAATGCAACTGTATAATCTAATAACCAATCTTTAGAAACTGTATTTAAAGAAGAATAAGGAACTACTTGAGTTTGAACTTGAGTAGGGTTACTAATTAAAACATGATCTGCATCTTGGCCTTCTAATCCTAAAAAATCTATTTCATCAAAATAATAATAATAAATTCTTGTTCCAGCAGGAGCTAAACTAAAAGGTCTTCCAGGCATTGGTGTTAACTCAACCATATCTCCTGAAATATTATAGAAAAATTCGCTTTTTAAAACTTTATTTCTCATTTCTATAGATTGTCCTAATAAAACTACATCAAAGATGTTTCCTAAATAAGACATCATACTATTTCCATACATTAGTCCATTTAAAGAAAAAGTTGTAAGCCCACCATCTATTTGACCTGGTTCTAAACCTGGCATTCCCATGATTTCTGGTTTAGCAACCCACATTATTTTATGAATTCTTCTTGTTCCAGGACGATAAGGGATATTTGAATCTACAGATAAGTCATAAACTTGTCTCATTTCTGTAATTGTAAAAAAATCTTGCTTCCATTTAGTTTTTCCACCAACTCTTGCCATAGAAGCAAACCAATCACTTACTTTTTGAGCTAGCCCAAAGTTTTCAGTTATAAATTTTCTTGTAAAATCAATATTAGCTGGTTGACCTAATATGTTTCCAAAGTCATTTCTAATTTGCCAGTTGTCAATATAACGTAAAAATTTAGTTAAAGCTCTTCTTAAAAGAATTTTAATTTCCTTTTCTTCAATATTTACATCTACTTCTTCTCCTCCGAGCAATACAACAACATATTCGTAAATTTCCTTAATCTCTTCATTTGTAGCATCTACTAACATTTTATTTTGTTTTAAAGTTATTGTTTTTTTTATAAATACAAAAAAACATATTTATTATTTTGTTTTGTGTTTATATTTTATGTATTTTTATTTTTTAAATAACATAAGAGATGAAAAAATCGGCAGATGTAACAAAATACGAACCACAATGGCAAATTATTAGGTCTATTGTTAAAGGGAAATACAATAATAATTTAGATGAAAAGTTTTCTTTAGTTGAAAATTATTTCAAACAAACTTATTCTTATGATAGATGGGAAAGAGTATATAATTGGTCTGAAGGTTTGCAAAGAGGTTTTAGAAATAAAAATGAAGAAAAAGTAGGCTATATACAAGAAAAATTAGATTACTTAATGTCTTTGAAACCAGACGAAAGTAATATTTGTCATAATCTTAATTATGAAATTTTAAATAATTACAGCAATGATGTTTTGATAAATTTATTTAAAGATTTGTTAAAAAGAAATATTACTTGGTTACAAGGAGGATATTTAAACAAAGAATTAAATGAATTTATTGATATTGTTTTATATTATATTAAAGATAAAAATAAAATAGAAAAACAAATAATTTCTTTAAATGAATTTAGAGAATACTCTAAGACAGTAAAATGTACTTATAAATTTGTTTTTTATTAATAAGTGAATATTTATCTTCTTTTTTTTGTTTTATATAATTATTTTAAGTATCTTTATCTTATCAAGTTACAAATAAATTTCTTATTTTAAATATAAAAAGATGAAAGAAACAAAAATAGCTATTATTGGATCGCATTCATGTGGAAAAACAACCGTAACTAATGCATTAAAACAAAAAGAAGAGTTAAAAGATTACGTTTTTATTGATGAAATTGTAAGAACTTTAGCTAAACAAGGTGTAAAAATAAATAAAGGAGCAGATCATGCATCGCAAACTCGCATTTTAGAGGAACATTACAAAAATATATTTAAATATTCAAATTTTGTAACAGATCGAAGTGCAATAGATGCTTTTACATATGCAACCTGGGATTATTTACATGGAAATTTTACATATGAAGAGCATAAAACCCATGAAAGAATATTTTTAGATTGTATTAATTCATATAGTTATGTTTTTTACATTCCTATTGAGTTTGATATTGTTCCAGATGGGTTTAGAAATACAGAAAAAGACTACCAAAAAGAAATTGATGAATTATTTGTAAAAATTATTCAAAAATATAATATTAAAACAACAAGATTGACAGGAACTTGTGAAAATAGAGTTAGACAATTTTGCGAAAACTTAAAATAAGATGAAAAAAATAATAAAAAGCATTAAAGGTTATTTTAAATCATTCAAGAAAGTAAAAACCACTAAACATTTTAGAGAAGTAAGAATATGAGTATTAAACTATCCCACGAAGTTCCATTATGTATGTTAAAAGAAAGTAAATCTTTTAACGATTATGATTATGCATTAGTACATTTATTTGAAGAATGTCCTGATTATTATCAATTTTATAAAGATTCTGTAGAAGAAGGTCGTCATGTACTATTAGATAATAGTTTATTTGAGTTAGGAAAAGCTTTTGAAGAAGAAAGATTCTCGGAATGGGTAAAAAAATTAAAACCTACCGAATATATTATTCCAGATTCAATGAATAATGCAAAAGAAACAATTGACAATTTACATTCTTGGATGGCTAAATATAATAATTTACCAGGAAAGAAAATTGGAGTAGTTCAAGGCGCAGATTTTGAAGAAATGGTCATGTGTTATAAAGAATTAGCAAAACATGTAGATAAAATAGCAATTTCTTTTGGTTATAAATATTTTTCTCAAAACAATTTCAATATTGAAGGAAATAAATGGAAAATAATGTGTGATAATAGACAAAAGTTTATTGATACATTAATTGATTATGATATTATTGATAAATCGAAGCCACATCACCTCTTAGGTAATGCATTACCTATAGAATTTAAACATTATTCTTCTAAAAGATATAGTTTTATAGAAACAATTGATACAAGTAACCCTATTATACATGGAATTTTAAATATCAGGTATAAAGAAGATGGTCTTCAAGAAAAAGAATCTATAAAAATGGTAGAATTATTTAATGCACAAATAACACCAGAACAAAAAGAAGTTATTAACTACAATATTAATAAATTTAGAGAAATAAACCATATCTAAAACCACATTTATGAAATATGTTTTTTTATTCGCTTTTCTTACAGCATCAGTATGCTTAAAAGCTCAAGATTGTGTAGACTATTGGAATTATTGTCATAATGATACAGTAAACAACTACCATGATAGTTATAAATTAGTCGTTGACGGAAAAGGAAGAGGAGTAAGTGTTAGTGGTTTTGTGCTTGATACAGAAACAGTAGAAACAGAGTTTACTCTTTCGCCTGGAAGGGATTACAGAATGAGTGTTTGTAGTGGCTCTAAAAACAAACCAATTATTAAGTTATATGAATTTGGAACTCAAAATGTAATTTATAGTAATGTTGAAAATGATACTATAAGTGTTTTTGAGTTTGAACAAAGATTTGTTGTTAAAGTAAAAGCGGTAGTTAGTTTACCTGCTCAAAAAAGAAAATCTACCGCAGGAATGTTGAAACTTAAAACTCAAAGATATTGTTTAGGCTTCAAACTTGAATCAATGATAACTCGCAAATAACAAAGTATTTTTTTAAGATGAATAACAAGAGACATATACATATAATAAGCCAAGAAAATGCAAGTATAGGCGAAGTAACAAAGGATATTGTTGATGGGTTGAAAAATGATTTTGTAATTACAGAAGAGTTCTTAGGAGAAATTCCAAAAACTAAAGAAATATTGTTATGTCATTATATTTCACCTGCAATAGTAGAACATGAATGCTTTAAAGATTTTAGATATAAAGTTTTAATATTTCCAATAGATGGAACAAAGTTAATTCAAAAATATATTGATTGTCTTAATCAATTTGATTTAATAATTACTCCAGCTCATGCAGGTCTTAGAATTTTAAAGAATAATGGTGTTACAACTCATATAAAAGTTATACCTAATTTTTGGAAAAGGGAACATTTAGAAGCTCCTTTAAAAATAAAGCAAAAAAGTTTAGATAAAGAAATAAAAGATAAATTTGTTTTCTATTATGAAGCAAATTTATACCCAAGAAAAGGATATGAAGAATTATTGTATAATTTTACCAAAGAGTTTTCTAGCAATTCTTTTGAAAGCGAAGCAGTTCTTCTTATTAAAACAGATAATTCTTTAAAAACATATGAATATTTTGAAAAGTTAAAAGAAAAAATAATTGAAATACAAAATCAATATGTTTTCCCTGCTAAAATTGTAAAAATATCACAAAATTTAAAATTTGATGATTTAAAAAAAATTTGGCATAAGATAGATTGTTATGTACATCCTGCAAGAATAGAAGGGTTTGGTATTCCTTTATTAAGAATGTCTGTTTTAAATAAGCCAATTATTGTTTTAGATAACATTAATAGCGGATATAATGATTATCTTAATTTTTATCCTTGTTGTTTTAAAATATTTTCTCATAACGTTATTGCTTTAAACGAAGTAAATAAAGTGTACTCTGAATCTTCTCAATGGAAAATTGCAGAAGAAGCTTCTTTTAGAGAAACTTTAAGGCTTGTGTATCAAAAATATAAAGCAAAAGAATATAATTGTGAAGAAAAAATACAATTTTTTAACTTTCATTATTACATTAAAGATTATTTATACGAAAATATCATGAAAGAATATAAAAAGACTTTTGAAAGTTTTGAATCTAAAAACCTTTTTGTAGAATCTAAATTTATAAGTAATGAATAGTAAAACAATTGGAATAAAATATATTTGTCCTAGTGGAAACTCAGGATATGCAGAGGCTGCAAAAGATTACATAATAGGTTTATCTCAAACCGATATTCCTTTAACAGTTTCTTTAATGAAAATGGATAATTCAAACTATTTGCAAGGCGAAAGAAATCAAATTGTTAATAAATTTGTCAATAAAGTTATTAATTACAATAAAGTTATTATACATTCTACACCTGAGTTTTGGAATAAAATTTATATTGAAGAAAAAACAAAAAACAAAGATGTAGAAGTAATTGGAATGGTTGTATGGGAAACCAGTAAAATTGATGATAGATGGATTGAATGGATTAACGAAGTTGATAGGGTAGTTGTTCCTTGTTTTCATAATAAAGAAGTTTTTTTAAATTGCAACATTATTAAACCAATTGAAGTTGTTCCTCATATTTTTAAACCTTTAGTTGAAACAACTTTAAAATTAAGTGAAGTTAACAATAATGATTTTGTTTTTTACACTATAGGTCAATGGTCTGTCAGAAAAGGAGTAGAAGATACAATTAAAACTTATTTAAATACTTTTAATGATAATGATAAAGTTTGTTTAATAGTTAAAACTTTTAAAAGTAATTATGCAGAAGAAGAAAAGCAGAAAATAAAAAATAGAGTTAATTCTTTAATTTCGCAATTTCAACATCCTGCTAAAGTTGTTTTAATTACTGATGAATGTACAGATGAAGAAATTTCTGCAATCCACAAAACAGGAAGTTGTTATGTAAGTTTATGCAAATCTGAAGGTTGGGGTTTAGGGGCTTTTGATGCAGCAGGGTTAGGTAAATCAGTTATTATTACTGGTTACGGAGGTCCTGTAGATTTTTTACTTCAAGAAACTGTTAAAAATGAATTAATTTCTGTAGAAGGTATGGAATGGATTCCTTGGTATAATAATACTCAAAAATGGGGAAACCCTGATTTGAAACATGCAAGTGAATTAATGTTGCTTGCAAAAGAAAATCAAAACAATGATAACTGCAAATCTGTTTTAAAACAACAATCTGAAAAAATACAAAAAGAATATTCTTATAGTTTTATTACTCAAAAATTAATATCCTTTTTAAACAGATAAAAATATACTTTTTTTACAAAATTAATTAAAAACTTGTATTTAAAAATAAATTTTAAGTATTAATTAAATAAAAATTAGAAAAAATGTTAACTTTAGCAGCAGAAAAATTATTATCATATTTTAATAGATATAAAATATCATCAGGTGATTATTTTTATCATTTAGCAAAATTCCCAAAAGCAGAAAAAAAAGGTGATTTTGCATCAGCTTTTAATGAATTGCTTGAAACATACGGATATACTCCTTTCTACGCTTAATAAATAAAATGTTAAGTAATGCAGCTCAAAAACTATTAACATGGCTAGGGGTATACGATTTTACCCCTGGTTCATATTACTATCACTGCATTTATCACCCAAAAGCAGAAAGAAGAGGTCTTTTTGCATCTGCTTTTGATGAATTATTAGGAATTTATGGATATCAATCTGAATATCCAATTGAGCCGTTAACTCTTGACTATATAATTAACCAATCTCCAAATCATGGTGATTTTACTTTAGATATTACAGCGGTAGATGCTTCTTATAAAGCAAAAAGTTTAAATTCAAATGCTACTACTGAAGTTAAAGCAGGACAAATCATCGTTGATGAAAATGGCGAAGAAATTAGTATATCTGCAAATGATGCAAGTTTAAATAATTTAAGTGTAAACAATACAATTATTGATAATGTAGCTGATGCTAAAGAAAATAATCAAGCTACAAACTTAGGTCAAGTAACAGCTATTGTTACTGAAAAAACTTCAACATATGTTTATAATCAATTAACACCTTCTACTGATTGGACTATTAATCACAACCTAAATAAATTCCCAACAGTAACGGTAGTAGACTCTGCAGGTACAGAAGTTTGGTGCGAAGTATACTATATTGATTCAAATACAATTAAACTACAATTGTCTGCTCCATTTAGCGGAACTGTTTATTGTAATTAAAAACCAACATTTACTTTTCATTATTTCAATTTAATTGATTTTATATGTATTTAATACAAGAATATTGCTTAAAAGTAATATTTAAATTAAACGTATAAAATCAATTAATAATGAAATTACTTACCAACCTCGATCTTGGGAAAAACCAAATTCTTAATGTAGCTTTACAAAATTTAGCAGTACATCCAGGATCTCCAGCAAATGGACAAATTTATTATAACACTACAGATAAAGCAGTTTATTTTTATGATGGAACTGCTTGGCAATCTGTTTTAGGTGATATAACTTCTGTAAATGCAGGAAATGGTTTAACTGGTGGTGGTGCTTCAGGAACTGTTTCTTTAGGTGTGTTAATAGATGGTTCTACTCTATCGGTAAGTGCTTCTGGAGTTAAAATTTCAAGCGGTGGTGTATCAGCAACAGAATTGGCTTCAAATGCTGTTACAACTATTAAACTTACAGATAAAAATGTAACTTTTGCAAAAATTCAAGATGTTGCTACTATGACTGTATTAGGTAGAGTAACAGCAGGAACAGGAGTTACTGAATCAATTGGAATTGTAACAGATTTAGCAAATGCTTCAGCATCTACGTTAGCAACTTCTACAGCTATTAAAACTTATGTTGATAATACTTTAACAGGGTTTGGAAACCTTGAAGGTAGTTTTGATGCTACAAATACAACCTTTCCAGTAGGTTCGGGTGGTGGAACAAAAAAAGGTGATTATTGGTATGTTTCTACACCTGGCAATATTGGAGGTTTACATCAACTTAATACAGGTGATGTTTTAATTGCAAATAAAGATAATGCTTCTACAACATCAGCTGCAGATTGGATTTTTCTTGAAAGTAATTTTAACCAAGCAACTACTACTGTTTTAGGTTTAGTAAAATTAGCAACAAATGCTTTAGGTCAAGGATTAACAGATACAACTTCTGTGATTACTCCAGCTGTTTTAGGGACAATTCTTGCTTCTGAAACTCAAAAAGGTATAGCTCAAGTAGCTACACAAGCTCAATCAGATGCAGGAACTGACGATACAACAATTGTAACTCCTAAAAAATTAAAAGCTACTTTAGATTCTAGAACTGGTGGTTATGCTGTTAGTTTAGGAGATGGAGTAGCAACAGCATATTCAATATCACATAACCTTGGAACTTTAGATGTAATAATTGACCTTGTAGAAGTTTCAACTGGAGCTACTGTATATACTGATATTTCAAGAACATCTACAACAACCATAAATATATCATTTTCTGTTGCACCTACAACAAACCAATTTCGTGTTGTAATAAAAAAATAATTACAAAATTATATAACTGAAAGATAAAAAATGAAAATTTTAAATAATTTAATAGTAGCTGGAAATGCATCAGCTAAAAACCTTTCAGGAACAAATACTGGAGATCAAGATTTATCAGGTTTAGTTTCTTATACTGGAGCAGTCTCAGATATTTCTATTAACAATAAAAGAATAACTGATGTAAAAGAAGTTCAATTTTCAAATAATATTATTTTTACTTCTGAACAAAAAGCAGCAATGCCAATTGGCACTAAATTTTGGGATTTTACTAATAGATGTTTAACAACAAAAGTATCTGTTGATGTTTTCGTTCAAGAAAATCAAGAGCAAAATTTATTGCTTAAAAACAATTCTGCAAGCATATTACTTAACGGTAGATATGTTCGTATTGTTGGGTTTGATGCTGTATCCAATTTGTTTTTAGTTGAATATTCAGATAACTCTACTTTAGAATCTTCTTATGTAGATTACATGTTGACTGAAGATATTTCAATTGGTGAAGTTGGTATAGGTATTAAAAATGGTATTGTACATGACCTAAACACAACTGGAGGGATAAGCAATAACCCTGTATATTTAGGCTTAAACGGTCTGCCTTCTTCAACAAAACCGTTGTTTCCAAACTATATAGTAGTAACTGGAGTATATGGAAATATTGACTCTACTAATGGAAATATTTTAGTTGATGTAAACAAACCAGCGCAATACTCTATTAATGATTTGCAAACACAAGTTGATTTAAAAGCTATGCAAAATCCTGGTGTTTGTCAAAAGTTGCCTGTTAAACCGGTCGATATTGTAATTGATCCTATTGCTTTAACATTAACAATTGCTACAATAAATAATGGTCAAACGATCTCTGCATCTAACCCAATCCGTATATTCACAGATGGATCAGGTATCATAAATAAATGGGAGAAAACTACTCCTCAAACTGTATCATTTACAAAAACAAATGGTGTATGGTATTTTCATTTTGATAATACAGGAACATTGGTAGCTACTCAAACTCCTTGGTCTGACTTTAATATAATTGCTGCAATATACAGATTTTACTTGAATGACCAATTAGCTAATGCTGATATGATTACAGTAAGAGCATGGGAAGTCCATTTAAATGATATTTCAGCATCTGATCATGCATGGAAACACGCACAAGGTACAATTTATGAAAGCGGATTTGATATTGTATGTACACCTTTAGCTACAGGTACTCCAAATACTTCTGGGATAAACACATGTATATCATTAACTACTGGAAAAAACTCGGATGATGGATTGGAGTATACAGTAACAAATACTCAAACTCCTACTTTAGGATTTCAACAAGATTTAGGTATTACAACTGCTGCTAATATAACAGTATCAAATGGTGCTTTATTCAAAGTAAGAACTAACGATGCTCAAGGTAGATTATCGTTTTTAAATGCTACTCGTTTTCCATTTGCATGGGATACTGTAACAAATAGACCACAATATATAACTTCATTAGGAGTTAGAACTTTAGTAACAGATAATAGATGGTTCGTTTATTATATCTATGCTTTGCAAGATGACAAAGTAGGTGAAGCTATTAAAATCGTATCAGCCGAATCTGAATTTACATCTTTAGTGTTAGCTCAAGCTCATGCATGGGAAAATTTACAAGCTTTATATGCTACATTGAATGATAAAGAAATCAGACCTTTATATAAAATTATTTTTTATAATGACAATAGCGGTGAAGGAGCTTATAGTTCAGCTGTTAAATATACTGTCATTAGAGATTTTACAGATATTAGAAGACAAAAAGTTACATCAACCGCTGCTTCAACTGGAAGTGTATTAGCTAGTAATGTAGTTACAATACCTACAGTAAATTTGCTAGGAACAAATGCTGAGACTAAGTTTACGGAAATTGATAATTATATTACTAATCATAGACCTTGGATAACAAGTGGTCATACAGGTAATGCTAACAAGTTAATGTCAACTGATGCTAGTGGTAATGCTAGTGAGACAGATTCTTTAAATACATATTCTAGCAAAATAGGATTTAAAGCCTACCATTCAACCGATTGGTTTAATACTGGCACCGTTAGCAGTAATGGGACTACGATTACATTTTCTTCTTCTGTTTTAACTACGAATGTTAACAACGACGGACAGCAACCCATAATCAATATAGGAGGTGTATTTAGGGTGATATTAAATAGGATAAGCGGAACGCAAGCAACCATTGACTCGCCATTGCCTATTGAAGTCGTTAATTCAACCTACTACGCTAGGGCTTTGGCTTACAGCGGAAATCATATTTATTCTGACCTAGGGTATAGTGCTTTTTCAATAGCTAATAATGCTCAAATAAATTCAAGATTCTTCTTATCTAATGGACTTGACAGTTATAAAGAAATAAGAATATGGGAAAAGCAGTTACTAGCTTCTAAAACATCGGGAAATTTCGAAAATGATGGTGCAAAATTACATTTTACAGACTTAACGCTAACACGTAGAGCTTTAGCAACAGAAGATAATTTCGTATCATACCAACCAACTGCATTTTACTCAACTGGAACTGTATCAGTTTCGGGAACAACAGTAACGATAGTTGGTGGTACTTTTCAATCTTTATTAGCTAACAATAGTAAAATAAGATTTTCTAACGGAGAAGAAAGGTTAATTACTGGATATACTGATGTTACTCATATAACTATTGATAGAACAACAGGAGGAACACTTTCCGGAGCAACTTTCTCAATTTATTTGAAAAGATTATTTGATGATGGAACTAATTTAAAAACTATTTCTAATGCAGGTGTTTTATTAAATGTATTAGATGATTCACATAAACCATTATCTACTAGTGGTCACACAGGGACGCCTTTAACAGTATTAGGGTTTGACGGTAGTGGAAACCCAGTTTTTAATAACCCTAACTCTCTTACGAGTTTAGTAACAATAACTGATAATACATCAAAAACAACAATAACAGATGCGGTTACATACGCAGGGTTACTTTTATCAAATAATACATTAGCAACCGCAACTGTTAACCAAGTTGCTCCAGCTTTAATATTTGCAGGAAGTGGATGGGCTTCAACACCAGCTCAAAGTCAAAATGTTAAATGGGCAATTACAGAAGATATAACAACAAGTGGTACAAATCCTACTTCAATGTTAAAATTTAGTGTATCTATAAATGGAGGTACTTTTACAGAAAGATTTAGCATTGGTAGTGATTATGTTATAGGTAGTTTTGCATATATGTCTACTAATGGAAATAATCAATTTCAATTAGCAAATGTTGGAACAGGTTACAATCCAGGGTTGACAATGTATAACGCAACAGATACAACAGAGGTAGCAACTATACAAAATTCACCAAGTATAAGGTTTACAAATAGAGCTTGGAATACAACAGCATTAGCATCAAAAACAAATACAAT